GCTCAGCTCTGTCGGTGTGCTCTTCGTAAGGGAGGTATTGTAGGCATCCACGGAACTGCTGACGCTGTAGCCAAAAGAGGACTTGGAGATATATCCACCCGCAAACAAAGCGTATTTGCCGACGGTCGCGGCCCGCATATCATACCGTGTAGTGCTCAGCGCCGCAGCCATTCCATACCTTTCCAGCTCTGCACTGTAGCACAGTCTCGCCTTGCCTCCGACACCGATGTACATTTTCTTGACCTTGCGGGCCTTACCGCCGATGCCGATGTAGGCTTTTTTCATCTTGCGGGCTTTGCTGTTAACGCCCACATAAACTGCTTTTGCCATACTCAGCCTCCTTTACACGTACACGATGAGCACCTTGTTGGTGGTCAATGCGCTTCCCGCCCCCGGGTCGGTGGTCTGGGCAGCGAAGGTCAGGCCGTTGACCGAGTTGGCCGTGCCGCCCGCAGAGCCGGAACCGGCGTAGTTGTGGGTGTGGGAACTGTTGGCTTTGCCGTTGAGTTTGGTGTTCATCTCGCTTTCGGTGTAATACCGGTCATCATGGGTATGCCCCGCAGTTGCGTAATCTCCACTATTCTTGGTCACAATCGTGCCAAACCTGCCACGGTCACAATATGCCAGGTTAGACGCGCCGTTTGTACTATACGCACCATCCCAATACGCCATAAACGACATGGTGGGTACAATAGCATCATCTATTGCGTTGTTCGTCCAGTCTGTACAACCTTTGCTCGAACGGGATTTGGTCTTCTTGTAAGCAGAATCTCCAAGTCCAATCCAACTCTGTAATACGCCTTTTGAAACATCTTTAATCTTGTTTCCGCCCTCAGTATATCCAGCAATGTGCGTTAGGTTGTCCTTTGTTAAACCAGCGCCAGCATAACCGATCCGAATGGTTCTGTTTGCGTCATTGTAATCTCGAACGCCAGTGGTGGCTATACCTGCAGTCGCAACATTTTTATTTACATCGGCTGTATTATCAACATTACTAAGTCCGACTTGATCTTTGGTGTGTGTATGTCCTGTGTTGCTTTTCCCGGCCAGTTTGCCATCCACCTCAGCTTCAGTATAATATCTATCATCATGACTGTGGCTCTTCGGAGCGAACTTTTCTTTCAGCTTACCCCATAGATACTGTAAACCAGCATTATCTAAATATCCCATAATCGACCTCCTGTCTCAATAAGAACTGAAATCAGCTTGCCAAAACAGTGTCGATTTCAGTATTTGTGATCTTTGTAATAGTAAAAATCTCGCCCAAAGCATCCCACTTAGAGCCATTCCAAGCATAGTTCATGCCATTGCCAACATCGTATACGTCGCCAACAGTCTGACCGCTGGTAGGTAGCTTGTCCGTAGAAGTAACAGAACCCTTGTAACGATACATCGCCGTAATATCGCTCTTCAGGGCGTAGGTGCTTGCCGCTCCAAATCCATCCAGCTTCTTCTTATCAGCTGCGGTCATCAAGCCATGAGCGCTCTGTGTTACATCGCCGTATGTAGTATTAGTCGGGGTAGACCAAGTGCCATCTCCTCGCAGATACTGACTTTGCTTACCGGCAGCCGGGGCAGGAACTAAGCCAGAACCGCCAGCAGCAGAAGCAGTAGCAGCCTTAAAAGTGTCATATGTAGTATTTGTGTCAGGCGGAACCTTCCAAGTGCCATCAGAACACAGATAACGGTTTGCAGCACCAGCGGCGGGAGCCGGAGCAAGACCATGTACACCCGCATCTTTAGTGGTAGCACCTTTCATATCACTATAAGTAGTGTTGCTGTCATTACCCCACTGAGCAGTACCATCAGCGCTCCATCTCAGAATCTGACCAGCGGAACCACCGGCAGGGATATGTTTATTGCCGGCAGAAGTGGGGTGCGCGTAGTTATTTGCATTAGCGGCGATGCCATCCAGTTTTGCTTTATCTCCTGCGCTCATCAAACCAGCAGCCCCAGAAGTCGCATTATTATAGGTCGTGTTCGGTGGAGTTGCCCATGTTCCATCACCCTTCAAGAACTGACCGGCATTATTAGCGGCAGGGGCTGGAACAAGACCTGAGCCACCGGCAGCGGCACTGGTTGCACCCTTGAATGCGCTATAAGTTGTGTTATTATCAGCACCCCACTGTGCCGTGCCATCAGCTGCCCAGCGCAGGATCTGACCAGAAGCGCCACCAGACGGAATGTGCTTGTTGCCGGAGCTAGTCGGGTGAGAATAATTATTTGCTCCAGCTGCGATACCAGCCAACTTATTCTTTTCAGCCGTGGTGAAGTCATTCGTTGACAAGCCTTTACCTTCAACCTTATCGACCTTACTGCCTAAAATCGTCTTCAGCTTTTGCCAGAAGTAAAGCAGGCCATCATAATCTAACCAAGCCATAAAATTCCTCCTCACATTGAAAGTATCTTGTCTATATCTGAATTGGTCAGCGCCTCGATATACCTAGAAGGGTCGCCAGTATTTACAACAAGCCCGCCATTCTCATCTGTCATAACGGTGGTAATACCAGTGCCTTTGATGGATACGGAGCTTTGCTTTGCGCCATCCAACAGTATTTTGGCATTGCCGTTAAGTGCGCTCTTATTTGCACCCAGCGAAAAATTGTTATCGTTCAGCAGTGTCCAGTTACCGCTCAGATATGCATACAGCTTATCGGGCTTCAGATAATAGATTTTTTCGGCTAGAGGAGCCAATGGTAAGTCGCTCACAACCTCTAAATCGCTTCCGATTTTTACGTGAGCCGTAGCAGTATCTCGATAGGCGTTTCCGGTGTCAAGACAGACGATAAGTTGTCCATCAATCACTGGAGTCGTGCCGAGCTGAGATTGGTTAATCTCTAAAAGTGATAATTTTGACATCGTAAGCTCCTTTTCGATAAAAATAACCCTGCCAGCCGTACAGAGCCGTAGCACCATAAGCCAGTAGGGGATATAGATTATTCAGCCAAATTCTTCCAAGTGAGCGCACCTTCGACATTTTTCACACGAGTATCCATTGCAGAATTCAGATCATCAGAGTACACCTTAGAATCTGCCAATGCTTGATTTGCCTTTGCTGTGGCGTCCTTTGCAGCCTTATCTACAGCATCATCATGAGAAGCAGTCAGTTCCGCATGGGTGACTTTTTCATTCCAAGCAGTACGTTCCGCAGCGGTAATATGTACCGTAGTATCACTGGTATGGTTAGTCAAAGCATCCTGTACAGCCTTGACTTTTGCATCAGCCTCGGCCTTGGTATAAGCATCGGGCACAGCCACATACAAACCATCCTCTTCAATCACGATAGAATTGTCTGCCTTAGTAGAGACCTTGACGTTGACAGAGATTCGATTATCATCCGAAACAGTAACCTCAGCCGTAGAAGTAGCAACACCGACATAAATATCAATCAGGGAACCAACGGGAATCTTGATAACCTCACCAGTTGTAATAGTCAGCTCGATATTCTGGGTTGCGTTATTATACACGCCACGCTTAACAACCAGATCCTTACCTAGAGCAATAGTTAGCTCGTCACCGCCAAACACGGGCATCTTGATGGTGCGGGTGTCCGGGTCATAAGTGGGCGCGTGGACGACACCAGTCAGGGTGGTCTTGACGGGCTCATCGTTCTTGGAGACACTGATAACACCATCGCTATAAGTAACGTCACTGACATACAGGCCCTTCTTGCCCTCGACCTGCTCGATCTTAGCCTGTACATAGTCTGCAACAGCCTTGGTAGTAGGCATATCATCATTGGTAGCACCATCTGCCGGAATCTGAGTAACGGTTTTCTTATTCAGCTGCAGAAATTCAGTGCCGTTCCAGATATGCATGGTGTAATCGGTCATGCGGAAATAAATAACACCCTGTACCTGATTGGCCTCGGGCAGGACGCTTACAATCTTGGCACTTTTACCATATTCCTGATTGCCTTTATAAAACTGAAGAGTATCAGTCAGAAAATATAGAGTGTCGTTGTCACGAACATCCAGTGCATCAAACCGGGCTTTCGTGCCATACGCAAATTTTACTTCTGCCATTGTCTTCCTCCTTTTTTAAAATTCAGTCCATTGAAGATTCGTAGGTGCGATGTAAAAAGGCTCAACTAAAAAGCGCCCCGTGGCCGCACTTTTCTGTACAACCCACGGAGCGTATTTGCCCTTCTCATCTTTTATCATAACTGTTTGCCCGGCATAAGTGGCCTCATCATCATTTAAAGCATCGTTTGCCGCAGAGACTGTTTCAAAAATACGAGTACGCGGAGTAATCGTCTGTACCGACAAATCGTCTCGCACGTACATAAATTCCGAAGTGTCCTTTGTAATGATGAGGTCTTTACCGTCCAACAAGCCGAGGGCGATAGCGGCCTCGACATCTTCGGCATTACCATAGCCGAGTTTTGAATATTTTGCTTGTGCCATCGTTGCCTCCTTATAGAAGCGGATGGCTTAGAACGGAACCACCCGCAGAGAACCGTCATCCGTCTCGACAGTTTCGGTTGTAATCTTGATAGCATTACCAATCGGCTTGCCATTAGAGGTAAGCTGGATGCGGTGCTCATCATCATAGGTGATATTGTCGGCCTTGTTATCCAGACTAGTATTCAGACGGTCAACCATTGCCTTATTCAGAGCCTCAAGAGCGATAATACGCTGGTCAAGCGGGCTCAGTGCTTCATCTGGAATCAAATCAGACCACTTACTGATTGGAATAATATGTACAACGCCGGGGCCAGCCTTGCGCACGCGCTGAATCGTCTGTCCTTCAGAGTCCATTTCGACATGAAGGAAGGTCAGTTGGAACTCAATGTCACCAGCCTCACTGGTCAGACCCGTATCAAAGGGAAGAAGATACTCCAGCCGGTTCTTGTACAGATCTTTTGATTTTTGTAGAATTTCAGTTTTATAGCGTTTGCTCACAGGCAAAACATACTCCAGCATAACGGTATATTCGCCCATGTCGGCACCTTTATATGTCTGATCAGCCAGAAAGTGCAGATTGTCCACCAGCTTGCTCCGCTGCATGATACGCTCTGTCATAGAAGCGGTGATAGTGTTATTCTCGTTAATCAAAAAGGTATACATATCACACCTCCTTTCCGTTCACGATGTACAGGTAGTCATCCAAAGAGATTTTTTTGCCCTCAAGCAGGCTCTCCACAAATTTGTCCTGTACCATACCATTCTTATAGAGTCGATGCATACTCTCGACGAACTCAGTAAAAATCTTCTCCATCACAGCAGACCTCCTTGAATTAACGTCAAAGTATAAGCATCAATAATAGCCTCGGGAGTTGTACCTCCCAAGGCTTTGATTTGGTCATATTCATATTTGTCAATCGGCTCAAGCGTCACGGTGTCATATTCCGGGGAAGGAATCAGATAATAGCCGTCAACGTGCCAGATATACTTACCGTTGCTGCTGATAACACCCTGTGCCTCATCTTCTGTACAGTTCACCATAATATCGTGCTTGGGCTGATATTTTACAAAATGCAGACGGTCAAGAGCATCGATCACTCGACCATTTTTAAGTACCTTATAGTACACTCTCGTCACCTCCTCATACACAGAACATCGTAGTTACATTCAAAGCCTCGGACGGATAATGGAATCCATAAACCTCGCCACTTGCCTCGACATCATAGAAATATCCTTCATAAGCGACATTCGGGCTTCGAGTATAATAAGCAACAGCTTTACCATCAGCGTTATGCTTGATACGGGAAGCGTTGTTAGTCATAAAGCTAATAGTCTGTCCTTCGTATACATACGGCTCATCAGACATAGAGGAATCCAATTCAATAGCCGAGGGGATAAAGAAGTAACAATCAGATGTAGTGATTTCTTTACTGCGGCCACCGGCAGAACTAGATACCTTGACTTGCTTGATAAGCTGACGCCAACCAATGGGAAGCGCCTCTACAAGACGAGAATCAAGATAAGTGCGGAGAGAAGTCTTAGCCCAGCCACCGATATTGTTCATTGAGGTACTCAGAGCCATGGAACGACCAAGAGTCTCTTTCTGAATAAATGTCATACCACAACGGCGATTGGAATTATCACTCAGATAGTAATCTTTGAAGTTTGCCACCTGATAGACAATATTCTCATGAGTCCATGCAGCCAACTGTCTACAAGCACCATCGCCAAGGTCTGCGTACCACAGCTTTGCCCAGTAAACAGTGCCTTTGGCATAACGCTCGTAAGCCCCATCGTCTGCCTTTGCACAGCCAAACACTAGAGTCGCCTTTGTAGAGGTGGTTCGAGTGCGGGCGACCTTGCTGTACGTAAAGGAAGAGCCATAAATATTAGAGAAATAAACATAAAGCCCATTGTCACCCTTGACATGACGGATGACCATCATATCGCGAGAATCAGTGGCAGCTCCGTTGACAGAATCCGTACCCCATGTTGCCTTGACTCCATTCGAATTCCACAGACGGAAGCCGTTCATACCATTTGTTTCGAAACACTGAGCTAAGACAGTATTGTTAGAGTTTCCAGAGTCCATCTTATAATCGATAGCTAAAACAAAATCCCTGTCTTCATCAAACAGGGAAGTGCCAGTATCAACATATGTTTTCCCATCAAATACAGTGGGCTCACTAATAAATACTTTCTCAACAATATCATCATAATGGAAGTCATGCCCCATCTGAATAGTGACCTCATCCATCGGAGTTACGACATTCTGTTCTACGCCAACTTTTTCCATTGCATAGATCTCAACAGGGCGTAAATCCCCGATCTCTTTACCATCGAAATAGCCAGACACATACTCGCAGATGTCATAGACCGCGTTGATGTCTTTGTCTCCGGTAACATAACCACCCTTGTCCCAACCACTGAACAGGTAATACTTGAAAGCAGTCTCCTCAGTGGTGTAGCTAGGAGTATCACCGGTATAGAGGACCATCGTACCATATGGAGCGGTAGTAGTCTGAAGAACAGCACCGCGATTCAGGTAACGAACGGTGTACTGTCGCACAGATTCGATGTATTGAGCGGTAATAGTCATATTGTCGAATACAGCTGTCATGCCGGTATCCCAGCCACTAAATGTAAAGACCGTACTGATAGTGCTCGGGAAGGTCGGGGTAGGAATGGGACTATCGGGTCGAGTAACAGGATCGGTGGGTTTTGCACCCTTATCGACATACTGGACTTCCAGAACTGTGCCATCCTTATTGACGAACGTGACAGCAAACTGAACAATCATCGTGTTATAAGTCAGAGACAGATCAGGCCACTGGGCCTCAAACAGCTCCAGCTCCTTCTGACGAATAATCGGCACATGAACCTTACCCTCAACGACAGAATGGTCAGTATTATAGCCGTTCTCATCAAGGCCGGTCATCTCATACAGACGGTTCAGAAGGGTAGTATCTTCCAGAGCCCAATTGACACCAGTCAGGCGCACACGATTCAGAGCCGTACACTTCTCAACCATTGCCTTAGTATCGATCGTGGTACAATTCTCAATAGTCAGCGTGGTGATATTTGCGTAATCGTCAATTGAGAGCTCGGTCAGGTGATTCAGATTTTTAGCACTCAAGCTGGCGATAGCAGGCAACTCAGCCTTGCGAATCTTACCACCCTTAGCGAATGCAACACCAGTAATACCGGAGCCGCCAGCATAGAACTCTTCCAGATTTGTACATCCAGTCAGACTAATAGACTTCTTCAGATTCGGGACATTTTGCAGATTCAGGTGCTCGAGTAGTGTGTTGTTACCGACAGCGAAATCAGTCATGTTTGTATTAGCATAGCCCTCGACAGCGGAACCAATCTGAAGGTCAGTCAGTTTTACACCATGGCTGAAATCAACATAGCCGGGGTAGAAGCCAGAAATATCACCAATACTCTGAATAATAGAAGCATTATAGATGTACACCTCGGTATCATTCATAGCCTCGATGGGGCATGGGATCTCATAAGTTTGACCACGTTTGCCGCGTACCTTAACAGGGTTAGAACCATAGCGCACAGACACATAGGTGTCAGCGTAGGGGACAATATGAAATGTGCCATCCGGCTTTACGCCAGTCCAGTTTGTAGGAGTATAGCCGCGAATGGTCATATCGTCTGAAGTGCAGATAGTGCCAGTGTACTTAGAGGATATATACTTCTCTTGATATTTCTGGAATTGACGGCGCTGGTGGCGCTTATTACCGTGCATCATGGGTAGATAGCTTGTAGTGCCATTATCTTCGTAGGTACGGAAATACTTACGGCGCATATCCATAATCCACAGCTTCTCAGGCTTCACATCCTGATAGTCTTCGAACTTTTTCAAGATACGAGTCGAGCTCCAAGCCAGAGCATTTTCACGATTCAGGAACATCCGCTGCAGGTCGTCCGCAAACAAGTCACGAATCTTACACCATAGTTTAGAGTCATGTGCGTTAAACACGCTCTTTGTGCCAATCGTATCCATGTCCTCGTAACCATAAGTCAGCGTTAATCCGCCTTCGTTATCATTGCCCATGGCAGTATCATTATCGTAGTCAAAGCAGAAGTCCCAGTGTACTAAGTCGGTAGTATGTAGGAACACATTCTTTGCACGGTTATCGACCATGGTGTGACGCTCTGTAAACAGATAGTGGAATAAGGCAGAATCCCTAACAAAATAGTCATCGAAATGATTCTTGAACTCAGTATCGTCGGCATTCACGACCCAGTTCTGCACACGAATCCATGCGTTTTTCGCATCTTGAATCTCTTGCTCTGTGCAAGCCTTATTGATGTAGCGGAACTCAAAGCTGTGGTCGCCATCCCAAGTTTCCTCAGAGAAGTCGCCGCTCAAAAAGCGGGTCTGCGCATCGGTGTTGTTGTCAATTTCAACGATAACTTCCTTGTGGTTGTTCGGGTCCATACCCATCGTGTCATTGTTCTTTTTAGAGTTGCCAAAGTCGCCGCAAGCATAAAAATGCCACTGACCATCCTTAAAGACAGTTGCGTTCGTAGTGTCGGTCTCCTGAATAAAAACAACGCAAGGGTAGAAAGCCATGGTATCGCGCACCTTCGGATTATCCTTGCGAGCCTGGCGGATGTACGGATTAAAATCGTTGAACTCGTCTGCCAGCAGGGCATTGTTTGCGTTTTCAGAGGATGCAACATTGACTTTGATATTAAAATACTTCTCTCCAACGCTGTTTTCTGTAAATGCATACTCACTGCCGGTGCTATCGTCGCCAAAGGTAAAGCCGCCATTGCAGTTAATATCGATATTGCGGGCGGACTCGCCATAGTGGTCAGAGCTAGTACCTTGTCCCTTATGAGTGCCGGTAGCAGTCCAGTTATCCTCAACCGCGCGGCCATTCTTATAAATCTGCTGAATTGTAGTATTGGCGACCTCATTCTTTTTGCCTGTAGTAAAAGTAGGAGCAGAAATCTTGATAATACGCAGGTCGGGGCACTTCTCGGCCAACAGATCAGGCTGCAGCTCGCCGCTCACATTGGTAATATCGTTGCGAGTGTAGCGCTCAATCATCTCCTCGGCGTTCTTGGCGTCCGCGATAAAGTTGTCCAGAATCTCATCGTCGGTCAAGTTCATCATGTAGGATTTCATACGGTATACAATGACATCGCAATCGGGAGAACCAATCGTAATACCAGTGGGATTCGGCTGCGTGAAGTTATCAGAGCCATCGTAAAGTTCAACACGGCAGGGAATGCCATCGAGCCACAAAACCATTTCCCTGTACTGACTATCAGGCAGAATATTAAACTCAAACTCCATGAAGTCATCTTCACAAGTGGGCAGCTCAATACTGTTCTGGGCGCTGGTCAGCGTGACTTTCTGTGCTTGAATATTTACGCCGATACCATTGTTCAGACAGGTAACAGCCTTAGCATCGTAGTTCTTGACATTAGTGGTCTTAAACACGAGCTTAAAGTTTTTACCCAGCTTCTTAGCATCATCTGCAAACAGCTTGTAGCTGATCGTAGCAGTCGTGCCAGCCTTAACACAGAAATAGGTATCACCATCTTCATCGATCTGATAGCCACCGTTAGACCAGTCAAAGTTATCCGAAACAGTCATCTTGGTGTTGCCATCACTCCAAAGGCGATTAGAGTCAGCGTTGGTTCGGCCAGAGGGATTGAAATCAAAAGCCAGATTGGTCTTAACAGGTTCAATCGTAATGCCAAGGTCTTCGATAACGACAGTAATCGTCTTAGTGGTTACACCACAGGTAATTGTCAGAGTATGCGTGCCAATATCGGCTGATTTAAAACTCCAAGTCTGCGCAGTGCGGCCAACGGTCAATGTACTGACAACAGAGCCATCAACACTCAGCTTTACGGTAGTGGTAGAACTTGCCGGGTCATACACAGTGTAAACAATACCAATCGTGCTGTACTGCTTAGTCGTATATTTCTGAACGGCGCAGCTGATAATTGGAGTGCTCGTACCCTCAGAGACCCACATAATGTCTTTGTAGATGGTATTGCTTGTGACCTGTTTACCGTTGATTTCGGCGGTCATAGAGACTTTCAACAGGTGAGCGCCATGAGATTGTGCGGGCAGGGTGTATGTCATCTGACGGCCAGTAACGGCAGTAGAAGTAGTACCGATACGACGGCCATCCAGTGTGAAAATAATAGTCTTGGAAATGTTACCATACGGGGTAAAACGGAATGTCACATCGCCGCTGTAAGTCAGCGTGTCATCAAAAATGCTCTCAAGGTAGAACTCGACGATATTGATAGACCAGTTCTTTGTACCCATGGAACCAACCGAGTCGGTCACCTGAAGCTTGACGGTATTATCGCCACTATGTAGATACTGGGTAATATCGAAACTGTTCTTGCCCTGAACGATCGTCTGTGTAGCAACCTTTGTATTACCGACGTACCAGACACCAGTAGCATTACCAGTATCATCGCCAGAGTTATCTACAGAGGTAAAATTGAAGTTAATGACTGCAGCATCGCCAGAAATAACAGTCAGAGAGGAACCGTCCAGACGCTCGATGGTAATGGTAGACGTACCACCAGTACCACCGCTGCCGCCTTGAATGATAACAGTGGTTTTAACGCCACCATTCTCCAACAGACTCAGCTTGGAATCTTCGTAAGTGATATCGTACTCACGGCCAGAATTCTCATCGGGTTTGAAGCTTTTCAGAGTCTCCTGAATCTCTGCGATGTCAGCATTGGCCGTATCAACGGTAGACTGGACGGTCTCGATGTTCTTTTTGACAGTGCCCAGCTCATTCGTAAAGCCCTCAATGCTGGTTTTGTCTGCCTTTTTGTCGAGCAGAGCGTCAGTTGCTTCCTTATTATAATAGTCAGTCTGAAGTGTAGTCGGCAGGTCACCAATCTCAGTCTTCAGGTCAGTTATAGTCTGCTTTGTCTCATCCAGCTCAGCCTGGATAGGGGAGAGCGCATCACTGATTCGTGCATCGACAGTCTTATTGTAGGAAGTAACCCAGGCAGCACTCGGGTCAGTTGTCAGAGTAATCCGCTTGATCTCAGTCTGGCCGTTCATGAACTGGATGACCTGAGTTTCGGGAGTGTACTTAACATCAAAGTTTGCCAGACCACTTACATCATCAAGCTGATCTTTCAGCAGATTAACAAAGCCATCGACTTCAGACTTGTTGTAATAATTCTTTGCAATACTTGCTACTGCATCCTGTGCATTCTGAGCGCTCTGTTTTGCGGAATCAGCAGCGGCCTGAGCTTCGCCAACTTTCTGAGTCATGGTAGCCAGGAAAGAGGTGTACCAGTCATCACCAGTCGGGTCGGTCATCTTCTTGCCAGCCAGAGACTTAATAACAGTCAGTTTGCCATTGGGCTGAGAACGCCACAAGTAGCTCTTAGTCGTGCCAGAATTCGGAATCGTAACCGCACCACTTGCCATCAACTCAAAGCTCAGAGTGCCATCTTTTGCGGTGGCATTATCGCTCAGCAGCCAACCAAAGTGGATTTTAGAGTCACTGTAGCTCACATTGATAGGAGCTGCATAATTCTCTTCGTTGTCTGCATTGAGATAATGAACTTGAATCGTCATCTGCATCAGGTCAATACCATCATAATAGCGAGGCATCTCAAACGGGACAATCTGACCGTTATTTTCCTGAGTGACGTTGGCTTGCGTGCCGCTCACTGTGATATTACGGTTACTATCGATCGTGGAGTAATCTGTATCTTCATAGTTGTCGATCCAGACGTACTTATCACTTCGAGTAAAACCAGCATCCACAAAAGCGAGTGTGTCAATGCCGTCCACAGCTACCGCCATAGGGGCAATAGGAGTTTCCAGCGTTTTAATATCGTTTGTCGGTACAGCAGTTTTCTGTATCGATTTTTTAAATGATAATGCCATTTACTCACTCCTTTTCTTATATAATCAAGTGGTCGATGGGTTATTGTTCTTATTCACGTCAGAGCGTAAATCAGGGAAGTATTGGTCAAGCATCCAGTCTTGATAGAGGTTATATTTACTTTCCTCTCCATTGTGGCCTACAATATAGGGGTAATAGGGGAAATAGCGGCTCATTGTCAGAGACATTGTGCCCTCTCCAAGATTGATACTAAAGTTCTTAATGATCCAATCGACCGGAGTTTTACTGTTCAAATATTTTGCTGCATATTGAATTTTTTCGTTTACATCGAGCCACGGAACTAACAAAATAGGCACCACCAACCCATCGGTTAATCGTGCCTTCTTCCATAATTCATATTTAGCAACTTCCATTGCCTTTTCATCCGTGGTATAGTTGTCATAGTCTCCGCCCGAAAGTATTTCATTGCGACGACCAATTTTTTCAATTGAGAATTTTGCGTTATACAAATCATCGATATTGTCTGGATCAGTCATGCAGACATATTCAAGATTATCGCAGTTTTCTTCTTTTTTTTCTGCGGCAAGTTTATCGCCGGTCGGTACAGTATCTACCAATTTGACCATAGCATGAGATTGCTGCTGCCCAATAAAATAGAAGTGCTTTGTATCAGGGAACCACTGAATGACATAATACTTTCCCGCTTCCATGATAGAAGGTTCCTGCTCAACGTCGTTACCATCAGCGTTAGGAACAGATTTATAAAGCAGGGAAGTTTTTGTTGTAGTCTTCTGTTCAGTCCCGCCACCTCCATCGGCCTTAACTTCTGTTGTCACAAAATTAACAATTATATTCAAGGTTTTGCTTGTGATTTTCGCAGGCATGATAAACGATATATTCGCTTCATCATCAACAGCAAGTTCTTTTACGGTCAGTGTAAGAGAATTCTTTTCGGAAGAATAAGTTGCAGTCGAAGAATATGCGTCAGAATCGATTGTAGCACCAAACACTTCAACACAGTTTCGAACCGTAGAATAATCCACTGTGGCCGACTCACCATCTGCCGTCACCAAACTTGCAAATAAATCTGGGTCGAGTACAGGCGGGTCATCAAATCCACTCGGAATTTCGTGACATACGAACACGTCATCATCGAAATACATCTCAAATGGATAGTAGAGGTCGCGCAACTCAGTCAAAATCTGCCACAAAGTTGTACCAGTCTCATATTCCAAATCGTAGGGAACATTACGCGTCCAATAATCAATCACGCATTTGCTAAACTCGCTCATCGGCTGTTCAGTTAAGACTGTTTTAATAACAGGAGCGATACGTGTTCCTTTGTTGATTTTTGTTTTTAGACCAGTCAACTGTCCAGCCAAATCGCCATTCAGTCGCGCCACAAGATCTACGCAAGAGCATTGCACTGTATTCGTAGTTGCGTTATATGTAAATCCATTTGACGAGATAGAAAAGCAACCTTGATTAAACCAGTGAACGTCTTGATTTTTAGAAAATACATTTATACGTTGCACAGATACTTTTTCGAATTCTTTATTGAACGACTCATTAAGCTTCTTCTTCGCTTGAATAACCTCGTCTTGAACATCGTGCATAGAATAACCAACATAAATGCTAGTAGTACCGTATTCTTCTTGAAGCTCTTTTTCACTCCAACCAGCAATAGCACTGACATCAGCAGCAGATAACATACTACCGTTTACTGTTTGTCCCTGTATTGCGGCAATCATATTATGAACCTTAACAGATTTTCCCCAAAGTGTCATAGAAATACCTGTTTTATCTTTGAGTAGAATCGTAGCCGGATCGGTAGATGTACCAATAACTCTAGAAAGGTACTTGGATATTTCTGAATTACATAGAGGGATTAAATCACCATCATCAGGTTGAAAAAGAGGAGTGTATGCAATTTGTAGACCATTAAATTTATCGTCGCAACCAAGAACAGTAGAATAATCTCCTTTATTGATTATGGCTTCCGGGTCTGGTTCAAATGCTTTTTTGAATTCTGAAAAAACTAAAGAACTAAGCCATTTCCCTATGGTATTTACAAAAGTCGTCTCACCATTCATCTCCTTTACAAATTTAGAATAGTAAGACATATTGTCATCGTTCCATTCAATCACGCCACGATTGATGTTGTCGATATTCCCGTATTTTGCATGACCTTCTTGAGTGATTTTTGAAACTAAAGCATTATATTCTGCTTTGGCTTTTTTATATCCAGCAGATTCTTTTGTCTTTTTTTCAAGTTCTGGGTACGAGAGGGAAGTAGTTTTGGCTCTTCCTTTTAGTCCGATAAAAACACGAACATTTTTGCTTATCCAGTCCTCCTCATCAAAAGCGGAGACAACACTCTTTTTGCCGAGATACAACGTAGTATTAAAGGTGCGACGAATGTCTGACTCCGAATCAACACTTACAGTTCCATCAATCGCAATGCCTTCCAAAGAATCTACAGTTGCGAAATCTTTGTCCAATAAATCAATGCGACAATATATATGAGGAGAATGGCTTTTTAAAAGAGCGAGGTCTTCATCTGTAGGTAAGTACTTCATGTTGTACCTCCTACCGGCAAATATTCGCTCAGTCCATTACTGTACATATCATCTTCACTCTCAATAGATCCGATTTCGACAAAGTTGAAACTCAACGTACCTTTGTCATAATGCTCAGAACAACTTGTAGTAACACTGCCATTTACTCCAATTAGCCACTCACGCCCATCAAACATTTTGAGAACTTTTGCGTCTCCGTTAGTAAGCCATGCTGAGATTTCTTTACGGTAATCATTTCCACCGTCAACATCAAATTCATCTTGAGCCATATCGAATTCAATACCAACACCCGAAAAATCACCAGAATAATAGTTCGCTTCATTGCCAAAATACAGATAGGGGTATTTGCTACTCATGGTTTCGACGATAGAAGCAGTGCGTTTTAGCTCAACACTGTCTACCTTTGGCTCAAGAAGAATGTGATAAGATGTTTCTCCATCTGTAATAATTGCGCCATCAAATTCACTGACTACTATCTTTTTAACATAGCCCTTTTCAATAGTATTAACAACAGGAGACACAGCATATTCATAAGGCTGTTTGCGCCCAGCCGCATACCAGTCAGTGTGTTCCATTATGACATATCCGGTATTTTCTGAATGCAATTTTATTCCATGAATAGTATCAGAGAATGGTTTAGTGACGTTCTTTTCGGGCATGACGCTAATCCTAAAATACGCGATAATATTCTTATAATTTACATTCCAAGATGATTTATTCCAAGTTCCAACATTTCGTGTCTTGTTAAGCATTGCAGAAATCGATTTCTATAGGTTTTTCATAAAAGAACTAAGAGAGGAAAAACGATCCAATGCTTCATTATAGGTATATTCTTTTCCGTCGGAATAATATTTAATGCTTGTTTCCGTATAGCCTAAGAATTTTTGGTTTTTGTCATATGCTATAATTCTAGCAATATATCCATCAGCCGATATTTCGACTGACTTTAAATCACTTGCCGGGATTAGATTAGTGCTCATTGAGATGTTATCTGTAGTAAATACTCCACTTTGACTAACATAGCCATTTGACCAGTTGGGCAATAAGAGCAAATCGTTTGATAAATCAACTTGTTTTTCATAAATAGTCATCCATGTGGTATCTAAAGGCTTTTTGCGCTTAAACCGAAGATGAGTAATGTCACTCTTCACATTGGCTGGATATTTTGCAAAAAGGTTAATACAACCACGCCATTTATCGTTTCCTGCATCAAAAATTACTCCATCAATTTGTTCACTATATTTCGTCTTAAACTGTTTGAACCCAGTATCAAGCTGGTAACCTCCAATTGATTCTGCTTTAGCACGAACATAATAAACGCTATTATTGTCAAGGCCATCAACATAAAAACTCTTCATAGAGTCACGGTGATAAAAACATTGTGACTTTTTGATTTCGTTTTTATTAGAGTCATAAAGATAATATTCATATCTATTGATAACTTCACCCTCAGCCGTTTTGTAGGTATAATCACAATCAAAAGAGTATGAAGGTGTAGAGATAGTTTTAGAAGGGGAAATGTCGGAGAATGCCCTGAATTTAATGGAAGGTTTCTCGTGACAATAAAACAGAATCTTGTCACTATATTCGCTGAAAGTGTTCGTACCAGTTAACCTGCAACGAATCATGATATAATAAGGGTCATGCTGATTTACAAGAACACCACTTTTAATTACAAATTGTCGAGCTAGGCCAGTTCCAGTGGGAGCTACTGTGCCAAATTTATAAACAGTGCTATCTTTTGACTTGAAGACGATATAGGCAACTAAGTCAATATCGGCATATGCTCCGAACTGGAATGAAGCGTCTTCATTAGCACTAAATACATTAATTTTTGATAGAATTGGTTTCACTGTATCACCTCCAAGTTAATCAGATGTTGTAACATAACAAAGCGCACCCTCAGAGTTTACTTTCAATCCAAGAGTGCTCAAAATGCTGTCAGCAGTGATTGCATCGACTTTTTTGGTCAACTCGTTATAGTGAGTTTTTTCTGTCCTACTTAGACCGCTAAAATTGGTTGCCAAAGCGCTAATGTCATTTTTGTTTGTAGTGACCTGTGTTTTTGTTGTCGCATATTCATCGTTTTTGAATGTACTTAAATCAGAAGAAACATCATCAATCCTTTTATTTAAAGAAGCATAATCGTCAGATTCTTTTGTTTGCAAATTATGTATGTCCGCCTCATTGGTAGACACACGGTCTTGCAATGCGACAAAATCGTTCTTTTTAAAAGAGTCAAGATCTATATCTGTAGAACCAACTGATTTTTTTAATTCCGCATAATCTTCTGCTTCTTTTGTTTCAAGACTTGCCACACGGTCGTTTACGGTATTTGCAGTTGTATCGTCTGTGTATTTTGTGGCTTTCTTCCAATCACTATGAGAATAAGAGCCAGTCGCTCCCTGTGCAGAAGTACAGATATATAAATCGCCATTACTGCCTAAAAACCATAAGTCACCAACATTATATGGAGGAGCAGGAACGGAACGGAAAACTTGACACTTACTGTCGGCAGTATTCTGTGCGAGAGCGGCAGAAGCGAGCGCATTGATAATGCTTGCGTCAATTATCTCATACCACATATATTCCTTTTTTGACTCAGTACTATTAGCCGCTTCTATCCACCGATAGCATTTTCCAGTATCAATATCATAATAAATCTCGTTTACATGATGCCATTCCGTATGTCGTTTTACCCATTCTACGGCAGGCGCATTCTCTTTCGTCGGGACTCCATGTCCGTAGTTTGTCTTAATGGTGCCGCTGATTTGAGCTTGAGTGTTTTTGTTAGTCGATTCTGTCTGATTGATTAAATTGGAGAGATTTGTATCAATTTTATCGACGTTATTTGATAAATCACTCAAGTCCGAAGAAATCGTTCGCACCTTGGCAGCTTCCAGACTTTGATTTCCTTCAGTCAAAATAATATTTCGAAAATTCTTTTGCATTGCGGTAACAACGAGTTTTTGGCCGACTTCATAATCACGATTTGTAATCACGACATATTCGCCACCAAATGCGGCAATTTTATAGGTGTATCCATTTTTAGATGTAATAACACCGTAAGAAGAAACATCAAATTGCGCGTTCGCCACTGCACTCTTAGCGGCAGAAGAAATGGCCTCAACTAATACATCTGTTGCACTTTTACTTGTGTTTGACACTTTCTTTCACCTCCAAGAAAAATATAAAAGCCGACCCGCTGGGGAAACTCAGTGGTATCGGCATTGTGTTTTTATATCCTCTATTTAATTTCGCTTATTCATTTTTTGAGAAAGTTTGTTGGGAAGATTGCGGACAATTTCGTTTGCCAAATCTTCTGCTCCACCAACAGGGTTCTGAATAACAATATCTCCAATGGAAATATCAATATTAGAACCGCCGTTAGAAGATAGTGAAGCCGTTCCATACTTAGACATCTGATCCTGGAACCAAGCATCTGGATTGCCACCCATCTCGAAGAGACGAGAAGTAATATCTGCAGGAACGACTCCATCGCCGGTTTCAAGATAAGTATAACGTCCAGCTTGCGGTTGACGAACCAGAAGCTCAGAACCTTGCTCGTCAACATTATACTTGCCGGATTTTTGAATGCTTCGAGAACCAGAAGCTTTTTTACCAGTGATTTTTTCTTTAATTTTGTCAACAAAACTCTTTTTCTCAGAAGAACTACTGGAACTATTAGAAGATTTGCTAGACGAAGTAGAAGAACTCTTGTCTTCATCCCGAGAACTACTAGAAGAACTACTCTTACCCGTAACTGCATTATAAGCACTCTGAACGCCGTTCTTAATACTACTAACAATATTAGAACCAGTCTTCCATGCAGAAGAATTAGTGATTTTATCTTTGGTGGAACTTATAGCATTGTTTACCTTACTTCCTACCGTAGAGTTGTCCCATTTCTCTTTGACATTAGAAGCAATTTCTTTAGTCGTAGTTACTAATCCACTGACAGCGTTGTTTACTTTGCCGCCGAGCCAAGAATTGTTCCATGCATTTTTTGCACTACTAAATGCGTTGCTTCCAACTTCATAGATGTCTTTACCAAGCTCTAACAAGCTCTTACCTCCAGAAACAGTTGTGGAAGTACCACTGCCGCCACTAGAAGATAGACTACTCGAAGATGTGGAACTGTTGCTGGTAGTAATTTTGGTAGTAGGAGTTGTCTGACCTTTATTGTACAAATCGTTTCCAATCGTACCAAAACCATCACGAATAGAAGAAATAGTGTTATCGCAACTCTTAGTGATGCTATCATAAGCTTTCCCCATGACCCACGTGATATTTTCACTAAGATTGGTAACACCGGGCTCAACATTCTTCCATGCATTTGCCATTTGGTCAGGGAGAACTTTATTCAAAGTCTCTTCACTCTTGGATTCGATTGTGCTATATGCACCATTGATTGCACCTTGAGTATTGTTAGCCAAGTCACGAACGCCGCTTTCAGCCATACCCCAGCTATTATCGAAACAAGCTCGCATATCATAGAGCATCTTTTCGGTATCACCGGTGGTATCAGCCCAAGCTTTAGAAATAGTAGACTCCGTTTTAGCACTCAGGTTGCGGATACCACCACCACACTGATTCCAACTATTCTTCATCTTACTAGAGATGGAATCCATTGCATTAGAACAGCTATCTTTCATAGAATTGAAAGAGTTCGCCATTTTATTAGCGTTAGACTCACTCATCTCGTCAGTCATAGATGCCATTTTGTTAAAACCAGCAGTATATGTGTTTTGCATTGACTGGAACAGTTTTTTCGTGATACCCTCGACCTGTTCTGCGTTCAGTGCGGTATTGTCTCCGATAGCGGCATAGGTATCTTTAACCAGCTTCTGCATATTGCTATACATTTCTTTACTGGTTGCATCAATCTGATCGTCGCTCAAACCAACCTCTTTTGCCATATCCTTCCATGTCTTCTCAAACTGAGATTTCATAGAATCAAGCTGGGCAAGTGTGTTGGATTTGGAAGAAGAAATGAGATTGTCAAGAGGATTACCTGTACTACTATTACCAAAGCCAAAGAATTTACTAATTGAATCCTTTATTAAGCTTCCGCTATTTATTAAGCCTCCGCCGTTTATTACGCTTCCGATATTCTTTATCTTATCAAACCATTTCGAAATCGAAGAGTTTTGACCAGAAGAGTTTATAGTGGACTTGGTTTTATCTGCGAATGTAGTAAACTTTAAATTCAACCCGCCTAGAGTCTTAACGCTCTTTGAAAGCAGCGTAGGAATAAGGCCGGTCTTATTATCATCACGAATATCGTCAACGGCCTCAACTACTTCATCAACTTTAGAGTCAATGGCAGTGTTTTTGCGAGCTTGAGGCGCAGAAGTAATAGTCGTATATCCGCTGGAAGCAGCAGAGTTGCGAGAGCTAGGTATTTTAGAGGCTACGTTCTTGACCCAGCCGATAGGATTCTTGGCGATTCCCATTAAAGTCGCGGTTTGTTTTGCGGGGATAACTCCGTCACCTTTTTCGAGTTGAGTCAGGCGTCCCTTCTCGGGGGAGCGAACGATTATCTCTTCGCCTTCCTCATCGACATTATAAGTACCAGCCTTTTCGACTTTCTTAGTACCTTTAGCAAATCCAAACAGTTTACCAACCCAGCGAATTGGAGCAGTCACAATGTGTCCGATTGTACCAAGTAAGCCGCGTTTCTTTGTACCATCGCTAGATGTGCCACCAAACAAGAATTTTCCAATGCCACTAACGGCTTTAGTGATCGTTTTGCCAATACTCTTAACTATTTTACCAAGAGTTTTGCCAATACCAGTTACAGCTTTCCCGATAGTGGAACCGATTTTTGCGAGACCGTTTGTAAATGAGCCGCCACCGATTGCACTGACAGCAAGCGTGCCGCCAAGGAGAATCGTACCGATGACAGGAATATGACTGACTGCAGCCGCAATAGTTCCAGCGACACCAGTACCACCTGCAGTACCTACAGCGGCAGTTACCGTTCGACCAATTCCTTTGAAAATACCAGCAATACCAGAAAACAGCTTGGTTCCACCCAATGTAGTACCGATGCCACCGAAAATTGAGCCAAGCCCACCAACCGCTTTTTGGGCAATAGATGCGACTCCACTGAATCCCTTCTGGAAGATTGACATTAGACCGCCACTGCCAGAGAAAATTCCCTGTGCTGCAGAGACTACAGTCGTTTTTACATTGCCAAGAGATTTTACAATAGCCTGTCCTAGTTTAGAAATCTAACTAGTGCTCTCTCCAAGGAACCCTTTTGCTGCAGCGTACTTATTAGAGCCTCCAACGCCAAGGAAGCTCTTTCCTGCGTCCAAGAGGCGTCCCCAGAATCCTTTACCAGAACTCTTATCAGAGAACGTACCAACCGCACGCTGCAGACGATTCTACAGACCCGTAATTCCACCGTTCTGAGTAGAACCATTCAGATTGCCAAGCACGTCTCCGAGCTTAGTCAGTGTATCAATCAGTGTCTCAAGCTTGGTGATAACATTAGAAACATTAGTTGCTCGCTGGACCGCCTTCATATTGGAGACAACAGAGGCCATAAATCCATCGTAGTGACCTTCCATCTCTGCAAAAGTCATAGCCTCGAACTGAGACGTATATTTCAGTTTCTTCTGATAGTCGTCCCAGCTTGTGCCAATAAGGTTAGTGGCTTCCTGAACCTTATCTTTGAGCTTGTTCAGCCGGTCGATTTCTTCCTGTTTCTTATACTCACGGCGTTTGCTGTTGAGGTCACTCTGAGCGTCACGAACTGTACTTGCATCAGCCTCCCACTCGTAACCATTCTCGCCATAGACGCGAGTGGTCTTATTGGCCTGTGCTTTCGCGAGAGCATCCTCGGCTTTTTGCAGTTCAATCGCACGCTCTTGAGCATCATTCTGCTCATTCAGCGCGTCGATACGTTTGTCGATAACATCAATCCATGCATCACCCTGAATCTTCAGGTCGTTGGACTTTTTATCATTGAGCTTATTGAAAATATCAAGCAGTGAAGAGAAAAGGTCTTTAAGGTTAGAGATGACAGACTGTAACTTTTGAGCCTCAGTACCCATCCCCTTCATATGGTCGGTAACATCCCAAGTACCATTTGCTACCTTTTCAAGAATTTCGGCGTAACGATCTCCGAGGTCAGTACCCTTATATGTTTCTGCAAGGACTTTTAGCTGCTCAATGTAAAGGTCTCTAAAGGCTTCCTTGTTAAAGACGAGTTTCCCGCCTTCTTCTTTAAGGCAAGCCGCATACTTTGGATTAAGAGACATATACTTCTGGATGGTATCTTGACTTAATTCTCCATAAGCGTTATACTCATCTACAATATCAAACAAATCGTTGAATGCACTCTGGTAGTCATCCATTGAATTATTGATTTTGCTAAGAGTACTTCCGATTCCGTTAATATAATCCTCAATGCTGAGTGCATTGCTTGCAATCTTATTCTTTGCATCTTCAAAGCCCTTGGCAAGATATGTTCCAGCGGCTCCGCCAGTCTCCTTACAAGCTGCAATCATCTTGTCGAGACTATCAAGGAACATATCCTTAAAAGCGTCGCTGTTGTAATCAATATCTCCAGTCTCGGGATTCAATGCCCCAGCGTACTTGTCATTCGTAAACAAGTCTGTGTTATCATATAGGTCACGAATTGCCTGATACTTTTTCTCAACATCGTCAGAATCTAGCAGTCCAAACGGATTGTCAATCTTGTTTTTGCTAACATCGGACAGCCCAGAGAATGCGGATTTTATAGCGTCCGTCTTTTCCTTGGCTTCGTCCATCGCAGTGCCGTAGCCTTTGATGGCATCGGTTAGCTGCTCAAAGGAAATGGTTTCAGAATTAACACTAGAATTCAGCCAATCGAGAATCTTCTTCATCTCATCGGCAGACTTACCACTATCATTGGCGGCATTTGCTTCCTCAAGCTGTGCCTTGACAAAGGTGCGGAATTTAGCTGTATTAAGTTCAAGTTTTCCGTTTTGCTCTGTTAAACAAGCAGTAAACTTATCGTCAACACCAATCAGCGACTTCATCGTATCTGCACAAATATAGCCATATTGGTTATATTCCTTTATCGCCTTAGTTAAGGTGTCGAAAGCAGAAGCGATATCAGTCACAGACTTCGCAGTAGATTTATTGTTCTTGTTTGTCTTATCAGTAGGGAAGCCGTTAAGCTGATTTGTCAATTCTTGACCGCCCTTTAAGGCAGCATTCATATTGGTGTACAATAGAGAAAGCTGAGTATTTGTGCGATTCGTTATTTCCTCTAGCTTTGCAGGATCGACACCACGTTCGCCAGCCTTTTCTACTTCGTTTGCAAACTCCTGTGCGGCACTATATGTTGCAGTTGCCGCAGTAGCATTTTTCAAAGCAGGGAGAAGATTCTCAAGAGCAGTCTTTTCAGCCTCTGTTTTCTCTTTTAGGTCGTCAGTGCTTTCAGCCATATCATCGGCAGTAAGGTTTGCGACCTCATGTTGTGCGTTAGACAGAATTGTTGCCGCAGCTTCTGCGTATTCAGCAGCAAGTAACTCGGCATAACTCTGTTTATTTATCTGGAGCTTACCATTAACAAGCTCAAGGCAATTCAAATACTCGGTGTTCATCGTCAGTAAAGACTGAAGAGAATCGAGACTCATGTAGCCATACTGATTGTACTCTTCCATTGCACTGGTAGAAGCTTTATACGCAGACTGGATTTCATCCATTTTGGAAGAAATATCTTCCATCTTCTGTGCGCCAGCAGCCAATGCATCAACACCATCTGCAGAAGACTGAGCTACAATACCAACTTGAACAAGTGCTTGGATAAACGCATTCACACCGTTTGTGTCAGCAGAGAAGTCCATGTCAGTCAGAGCTTTACGAAGATTTGCGAGAGCTTGCGCTTGCTCGTTGGATAATCCTTCGTTTGTGCCCCACAAGAGCTCGTTTAACTTACTTGCATCAAATCCATCAATCGTATCTTCCAGAGTTTGAATGGCAGAATTTACCTTATCGAAGCTATAGCTTACATCCATACCATTACTCTTGCCATCACTCCAAAAATCAATTGCTTGGAGTTTTCTGCGAGCATTTACATTCTCGTTGACAGCATCGGTAGAATCATTGTAAGCATCCACATCATCATGAAGTGCGGCTTCTTCATCCATTAAATACTGATAAACAGTATGATACGCACCTCCTGCTGCTCTTTGTGCTTCAGTTGTATTTTGAACAATATAATCTAAAGCTCTACCAAGTTCGGAATAATACTTTGCAATAGAATCTGGACTATTAAGGTCTTTTACGCCAAAATTACCGCTCTTATTGAATACATCAATTCCAGCATCCTTTAACTCATTCATAATACCAAGGTTGGCATTTGCAGAAATAGAACTAAAGAAATGAGAGCGATTGTTATCTTTTGCTGTTTTAACTAGCTTATTGCTTTGAGCATCCTTGGATTGCATCAACTTCGACTCGGAAGCTTTGAGCTGTTCTTCCGTGATATCCTTCAGCAAACCAAGTTGTTCTTCATATTTTCCATTTTGAAGATCAAGCTGATTTGCTTTGTTTTCGTCAAGAGTGCCTTGTTCTTTTGCAAGAGCCAAAAGCTCCTCTTGGATATCCTTTGCTTGGTCAAAATCTTCTGTACTCCAACCAGACTTGTCACCAAGTTCTTTGTAGGCATCGACTAAATCCTTCAAGGAAGAAGTCGTGTTGTTGGCCGCATCAGCAGCTTCTTTCGTTTTTGTAGCTGCTGTATCAATCCGCTGTGTATAGCTTGTAATCGCACCAATAAGAGAGGAAACTACAAGCCCAGTAACAACACCAAGGGCCATATTCAAAAGTAACGCAGCACCACGAAGAGCCAAAATCTTTAACTTCGTAGCATCAATTGGGGCTTGACCAGAGATTAGCCATTTGATAAAATTAGATATGGAAAGATTTGTCTCGCCCAAAGCCTTTTTGTATGCTTTGTATTGCGCGATTAAGTCAACAAGAGACGCTTTTATTTTAGAAAATGTCTGAATTTGTAACTTTTGAATGTTAGCATCTACCGTGAAGAAAGTTAATATCGATTTCGAGGAGAAGAGAAATCATGGAAGAATATGTACGGTATTGCCCATTTTGCGACAAATATTACCATAAAAGAGATTTGTTGTGCGCGTTTTGTTTGAGAGATACTATTCTATTGCCTCAATGGAACGGAATGAGCGAGCAGAAAAAAATCAATTGGAGGTTTACAAACAGACCCAAAAGAGATATCTCAGAATTAGACCCGAATTTTGTTAAAGAGATGCAAGATAAAGCCAATGCCTTTGACGCTCAATATAGAGCCGACTTGGAGGAGAAAGAACATCCGAAGTATGTGCCTACCTGCCCTGTGTGTGGATCGCCAGACTTACGCAAGATCAGTACAACCTCAAAGGTTTTGGATGTTGCTTTCTGGGGATTTGCCGCTGGCAAGCCAAAGAAAACATATCATTGCAACAATTGTGACTATGAATTTTGAACATAAATAAAGCCCCTATCTGGCACATCACCAGATAGGGGATAATGTGAGCTATTTAGTTTTCGTTCATCTCTTTTGCAACGGCCACAGCATCTTGGAATGTATACTCATGAGCAGTAAACTTCGTTTCGCTTAGAGAAGGAAGTCTGTATGTAAATGTGGTCTTGCCATCAAAGTTGCTAACAGCGAAATCGCCAGCGGAGATGATGTCCATACCAATCAACAGACCAATCTTTTGATACTGGATCGCCATCTCACAGACGGTGACATTGCTGAGACGGATACCATCACAAATAATAATATCCATATTGTAAATATTCGCTCCTTCAACTTCGTTTGAAGCCGAAAGAACATTAGTAGTGCCGATAGGTTGGAGTTTTAATTCTTTCGCAAGGGTAGGAGAGATACAAGTGCATGTTGCACCAGTATCCCAAACAGCCTTCGCTATAGTCATATTCTTGCCGTTCTTTACGACTACTGGCGAGATTAGCTTACGCTCGATTTCAGCTGATGTAACTACGATTGCGGAAAGATTCTCCATTTTAATCACCCTACAATTTTCTTGTCTTTATTTTCAGAGAACCACTTGGCTTCTCTGGCGGCATAATAGGAATTAAGAAATTTTAAATGCTTTTTTGATACAGACAGAAGTGACCTCATGGTGTCTACAGTAATATAACCATGTGCAAAAAATTCATCAACGGCATTTCTACCAACCTGACGGTCTTTTCTTCTTTTGGAAACGTACATATATTTCACCTCGAATGTTATCATGAATTGTATGAGTTGTCAAGCCGAAAAACCGTTACGCTTTCCAGTTTGCATTTTCAACGCACGGCTGAATGTTCACAGAACATCCGTGTTCATCGCAGGTTGTCATAATTTGATTTACAATGACATCATCAGACTGCTTAGAGTGATAAGGCTTTTGATACCGAACAAATACTTCATCCATTTTATTTTGAAGATTTTCCATAACGGACTTTGCTAGGTCATCGGAATTACCAATGGGTTTTCGCTGCTCTCTAATCACATTGATGAGGGTGGCGAGTTCTTTTACGTCAATTTCAATTTTCAATTTAATCACCTCGATTATAAAATACAAAGCTTATCGATGTAGCTATTTGGGGCCGGGCAAGCAGAAAGCCCGGCAAACAGTTCAAGTGCAAGAACTGTGGGTACGAATGGTAAAAAGACAAAATAAAAGCCCTCTACCGGTTTGGTGGAGGGTTAATTGTGTTGTGTTTATCTCAAAACATACTTTGCAGTTTTGGAATCTAAATTGTCATACATGAATTCGAAACGTTTTACATGAGACATTGGGACACATAGAGCGGTGTCATCATTTAAATGGGTAACAGCTTCGTCCATCTCGTCTCCGTTTCGATCAGTTGCTGTAGCATGGTAGGTTAAAACGACATAATCATTATCGGCGTTTTCAATCGTACCATAAATATAGGTTCCATCATCCATATGTAGCATCACATCGGTTTGTCCATCAAAATCGATATGGCGAGTCCAAATATTGTCGCCCGTATCGTATCCAAGGTGATTACTAAACCACTTCCTTACCGGAATGGAATTTTTGACCTTGTAAAACAAGGCGGAACACACAATACCAGTTACGATATAAACAACAACAATAGGAAAACCCTTAATGACAATTTTTCCAAGTAAACGATCAATATAATCAACGATATATTTGATAGTAAAACCAAAAGCAATACTTAATGAAAGAAAACCTTGATATTCGATTTTCTTTAAGGAGAGCTTTGTATAAAACCAAACACAAAGAGCTCCTGGAACAAATACATTGAATAGTGTTTCGACATTATTTACCAGTTCCTTCATTCGACCCTCCATTCCCTCGTTGTTTGTCGCGGTTTCTAAGATAAGAACCGCCATGTGTTTTTACAGAATCCGTACCAGAATAAGTATAAGTATTCTTTGGAGACTGACGTTCTTTGGTCGATGATCCATACGTAGAAATTTCATAATCCGGCACATGCTTCTTATTGTTTTCCATGATTTAACACTCCTTTTACAAGAGTGTATCACGGTTCAGAGATAGTGTCAACTAAACTTTGCTACACAGGGTTCCACAATAATCCAAAACAGAGATTGACAAGATATTACGATATATCCTATAATAGATGAGCAATCACTATGTACTATGCTAAAATTCCAACTGAAAGGAGGTCGCCAGTTATGACGCATAAAGAATTTAATGAAATCTTAGAGACTGAAACGAACAACGGTATTGATCTTTTAATGCAAAAAATGCGAGGACTCGAGGGAAAATCTCAAACTGAGCAGATAGCCAATATGATTTGTTTAAGTATGGGCGCTACAATTAAAATTATAATAGCCATACTTAAACAGTGCGGCGTTATCAAATTCGAAGACTAAATAGCAAAAGCCCGGCCTCCCAGTAGTAGGGAAGTCGGGCTTTGTTTTATGATGATACCTTACTTCAAAAGTTCAGCGATATCTTCAGCAGTCATGCCATTGGCCAGTGCGTTGGCAACAATGTCTTCTGCCTTTTTGCGATTCAACTCTGCCGCAATCTTTTCATCGGCATCAGCCTTTTTCTTTTCGAGTTTTGCAATCTCTTTATTGAGTTTTTTCAGCTCTGCTTCTTTTGCTTTTCTTTCAGTATTCAGTGCGGCAATATTCGAGCCGAGAGATGCGATTTCTTTAGCAATGGATTCTGCTGCGGCATTTTTCTCAGCGATCTGTGCTGCGTAATCAACGCCGTTAAGAACCTTTGTTTTGTTCTTGCTTCCTTTGGGTCTAGCCATAATAAAATACCTCCGTATATTTTGGATACGCGATTGTACTTTTATTATAGCCAGAAAATCTCATGAAAGCAACCTCTTTTTATGTATTATAAATTACATTATAGTGATATTGACAGGATATGACAGGCGGGTGTATAATAATGGGGCAACCAAGAGTTCACGTTGAACTTGCCAATCATAGACGTAAAGAATAGGCGGTCACCCTCCCAGTAGCCGGAAGGCGAAAAGGAGCGTGTATTTCTCTAACTGCCTTCCGGCAATCTTGTCGGAAGGAGGATGTGTAATGGATTTTGGATTCATTTACAACTCACTGATACAAACTGTTGGCGTTATCGCCGCAGTCATCGGTGCTGTTTACACTGTCCGTTGCTATAACGATAGTCATGGCAATAAGTAAAAGAGCCGCCTATAGCCACTAGGCAGCTCTTCATGATTGGGATTAAGATTGTCCAAGTCTTGATTCCATGTTTGATTATCTACCGAGGGTTCCGTCTATTGAACTCTTGGTTGCTTTTATTATACACATTTTGAAGTACACTGTCAACGAACAACAGTGTACTTTTTCAATTTTGTTCAAAATTGTTCAAAGTTCATTGAATTTTTAGTTCTCTTACTTATTCCACGCCAGAGAACAGCGTGTCTCCTCATTCCACCTACTTCTTTAAGTCGTCTGGTTACGTCTGAGGTGGACTTCTGAACTTTCGTCCAGAACTGACTATCCTTCCAGTGGTTGCTCACTGACCCTTTTTAGTCGATGAACCTTCCGCTTTCCTACATTATATAATAGGGAAGTGGATCGGCTGCTGACCGCCCATTGTAAACGCTACTTAGCACTCAATTATTACCATATTTTTACAATACGATAAAACCGAGCTTTTATCTCAGCATATAGCATCCATATCCTTATTTCTATCTTTCGATTCCTACATTATACAAATATAGGCGATATGGCTCTTAGGGTTTCCCAGCACTCTAGGGGCTATTTTATTTTTACATGGTGCCGCATCCTATATTTTTATACACAACAAATATAAAAGGGCATATTAACTTTACCCGCACCATTTTTGAGCTTTCCGCTCATCTGCATTAAGGACAACACGCCAGAGATGGCAGCTGTCAGAGTCGGTAATGCGCCTGCGGCTTTAACTGCACCATCAGCGAGATCAACTGCGCCGGTAGCGAAATCAACAAAGAATTTGATTAAAGAACTATCAAGCAGGTCTTTACTGAACTGTTGGAATGCACTGTCGAGTTGGTTCAACTTACCAGTAATACTGGTAAGATAGACTTCATTTTCTTTTGCCGCAGAACCAGCACTGTTGGCAGCATCTTCCATTGATTTTTCTGCAATTTGGAATTGGGACAATACGGCGGAAACACTGTTTGCATTGCGCTTGCCGCCAAGAAGCTCCGTAACATTTGCACGATCAACATCAGTCAGCTTGCCCCAGACTTTAGAAATCTCCATCAAAATGTCGTAGGTACTCTTGAATTGAGTTCCAGCGGCATCTGCCATGATATCAACACCAGTAAGCTTCTTTAATTCGCTACGAAGCTCGGAAACAGAATTCGCACACCCGTCTGTAGATTCTCCCATTGCGGTCAAATCTGTCTTAGCAGCTCTTAGATACATACTGACAGTCTTTAATGTTTGGCCAGTGGACTCCGCATTTTGGGTAACAGAGTTCATAGCCACACCAAGCGCAACTGCCTGATCAAGATCATTTCCGGCCTCATGTAGGGCTGCGCCGCTACGAGTTAATATTTCAAGGATATCTTCGGCACTCGCAGGTTCGTTGTTCGCAACTTCATTAACAAGGTCAACTACCTTTTGAGCATCCTCCGCAACAAGGTCGAAACCTTTCAAAACAGAAGTCATGTAAGACGATGCATCAGTAACACTTTCAATACCATCGCCAACATTCTTCAATAGAGTGCTTACACGTGCAAGTTCCTCTGCATCAGGCATATTATATCCAAGACGAGACCAGTCGGCTGTTGCACTAATATAATCAGAAACAGATGCACCCAAATCACGAGCGGTTTTTGCCGCACGATCAGAGAACTGCGAGTACGCATTTTCACTTTCGTTTGTGACCTTGCGTAACTCTACCATAGCATCGTCTATCTCTACGACATTATCATAAACCTCTCGCAGACCTTGTTTGACCATTGCAACGCCAGCCATAGCGATGGCGGTCTGGAAATGTTCCTTGAACAGACGAGATAGTTTTTGACCAAGCGTTTCAGCGGCTATACCAGCGTTCTCCATGTCGATTTTCAGTTCTGCAAACTCATTGTTCAGAACATTAAACGGCTTAGATTGTGCTTCTGCTGCATCTCGAATATCATATAGACGTTTCTTTAAGTCTTGCCTCTTATCAAGATTATTTAGAGTCTCTTCGTACTTATTTATAGTTGTAACAAGGTTGCGAAGATTCGTTGACTCATTTGTTGTACTCGTGCTTTCTTGAAATCTTTTCTTATACTCTGTCAGTTTTTGAGAAACATTCCCAAGCTCATTCTCAAGTGCCTGCAACTGTTTAATAAATTCTGTTGGATTGTTTTGAACCGCTTTTAAATTTTTGAGACTAACATCAAGGTCATGCAACGCACCGGAGTCTGCATTCTTTGTTGTATCGCCAAAAGCATATTTTTTTAACTCTTTGTTTTTGGCAACATCAGAACCCATTGCAACATTACGCAGTCCTTGAATCGAATCGGCCACATCTTCTATTTTCTTTTGCCGTGCAGTTGCGGACACGCTTAGATTTCCCTCGGCTTTAATGGCCTCGTTAATCTGGATATTTACTTTCTCCCAATCTACAAGAATTTTACCAAGTGTCTCAGCATACTCTTTAGACTGTGGATTTAATTTATCAAGATTTCTAAAACGAGCTTCAAAACTTCCGTCTTTGTCATTGCCATAACCAGAAATCTGCCTATCAAAACTACTAATACCATGAGCCTTTAACTTCGTTTGCTGTTTATGAATATTATCAAGAGTAGAAGTAGCTTGCCGTTCAAGCTTTTGATATTCTTTTGTGTAATCAGAAACCTGTTCTTTTGCGACATTGAAGCTTGTCTTTAGGCCGTTTACACCAGACGCATATCCTTTTGAAGTATGGTCTTTATCAAGAGCATTGATTTGGTCTACTATGTTCTGAAGATTGGAACTTAATTTTTTGGCTTCTTCCGTAGTTCCTTTAATTGAACTCTTCCATTCGATAGTTTTGGCTTTTGCTTGCTCAACAAATTTTTCTAACTGTTTAATCTCTGAAGCGCCAGTAGTATCAGTCTTCGTAGAACCAGACTTTCCGGTATCGACCTTAACTGTCTGCTTTGCCGCAGATTGCATAGCTTTTTTAAGCTGTGCGGTTACTTTACTCTGGTCTATCTTAACATCAAGTGTAACCTTTGGAGTTTTTAACTTTCCGCTCTTGACTACCTTATCAAGCGCATCATTTATATTACGGATAGTGTCGTTTTGATTTACTCCAAAAGCAATTTTTACTGGTTTTTCTTTATAATGCTCCTTGACAGAATTAAATTGCTGGTCTAATTCTTTTTTATTTGTGTCAATAACAACCTTGACCTTAATAGCTGTTACGGCAGAAGACTCTGCGCCAGTATTTTCTTTTTCATCCATACTGTTGGTCACCTCTCTTTTCCATTTTCAACAATTCCCTTCAAAATAAAAAAGAGAAGCGGCCAGCTTCTTCAAGCCAGCCTCCTCTCATTCAAATTTTCCAAATAAATTGTGGGATTACAATTCATGTAATGCGGTTCTTACGAGCATAGCTGCTTCAACTTGGACTTTTGAAATAAATGGACGCGCAGGACGCTTTGGTTTATTTTCCTTTGGTTGCCCCATTCGATTCCACTCTGCAATATCCATCCATAAACCATGCTCAATCCAATTAGCAAACATTGTTCCTTCTAAGGCTGCATTGTCTCCTTCTCGGAATGGCGTTTTGCACCATGATGCTTGCGGTCTTGCAATATCCTTTACCGTCATGGTTACAACATTATCGTCAGTAGTAACGCTACTTACGATATTTTTTTTGCTTTCGATTCCGTCAGATCGTCCACTCTTCGAGTGTACGTTTTCTACAATGCTCGCTTGTAGTCTCGTTTCAATTTCCGGCGCAACACCTTCAAGGATGTCTTGAACGCTGCTAACCACACCGGCCAGTAAATCATCAAAGTTTGTATACGAAGAAGCAAGACTTCCCATTCACTCCACCTCAAATCTCAAACCGATCCTTTGCAGACTGAATCTTTGTCGTATCCTTTTTGATGTAATACTTGTTGGTCACATCCGTGCCAGCATGGTTGAGCAGGGAAGAGACATCTTCCAGACTCATGCCCGCATTCTTCAGCAGGGTAGCACCACTATGCCGGAAGTCATGCGGGTGCAGCGTAGGCTCATCAATCATCTCACCAATTTTCTTACACCAATCACCGGCAGTGCTTGAAGTAATCGGCATCCATGCGCCATTGATTTTTGTACCAACGAACACATATCCACCATCCTCAATGTCATGCTCGGTGCGGTATTCCTTCAGCTCTTTCAAAAGCTCAGAAACTTCCTTGCTGAACATCAGATCAACAATTTTTCCCTCCTTCTCCAGAACATCATGTACCATGCGATTCTCATAATCGATAGACTTCCAGAGTGTATTCCGCACTGCATTGACGCGAGCCATCGTGGATAGCGAGAACAGTGCGTACAGACGCAGCGTCATCGCATTATCCTTCATGTGAACGGTGGTCGCAGATTCAACCAGAGCGTTCAGCTTCTCTCGCATCAACTTAACCTCATCAGGCGTAAGGTATGTCTGCTTCACAACAGCCACATCTTTGGTCGGTCGATCAATGAACTCCATCGGGTTTTCCTTGATGATTTTCTTTTTGCGAAGATACCGATACAGTGCAGAAATTGTACTCATGCGCCGCTTCATACGAGCAGAGTTATTTCCATGCTTCTTACAGTAGAATAGAAATTCCTCAATATCCTCTTCTTCAAGTTCCGTCACAGGGGCATTACCCTGATTGTCCAGAACATAAATCATCCACTGCTTGAAATCCGATTCATAATTGTAAACAGTAGACGGGCTGAGATCACGGATGCCCATATCAGTCTCATATCTATCCCAGTATTTCAAAGACACTGGGTTTACGTTCTTGAACTTCTCAGCATCCCATAACTTCAGCGGTTTACTTCTTGTAGCCATATTAAAATTCCCTCCAACCCACCTCTAAAAGTGTTTATTCCTTTTTATCTTTTGCCAGCACAGCAGAGATTTCCTGCTTATTGTCCAGCAGGGCAGAAGTCACTTCAGAAAACTTCTCGACGTCAAAGTCATTCAAGTTGCCTTTCACATCATTCAAATAGTTTTCCATAAAGTCAACGAAATCAGAAATAGGGTCAGGCTTCTCAATAATCTCGTTGAGCTTGCCACAGAGACCCAGAACCAACCATTCCTTATGAGAACGATCAATTTGCTCGTGAACGGCCTTCTCCAGAGAATCATACTGATCCCAGAACGCAGAAGTATCACAACCAGCCTTCTCAATCTTGAAATTGAAAGACTCGTAAGCAATACGAGGCCACTCACTCTGCGGCTCGCTACGATAGTCATAATCTGCAAAATACTTCAAGATAATCAACCGGAATACTACATCGAGCAGTGCGGGCTGATAATCACCATCGATAGTACATGCCTTGACTACTTCATCAAGAAACTCATTTCGCTCCTGAAAATTTAAAACCTTCATTTTATCTCCCTTTCGTCTGTGCTTGCTTTAATTTCTTTCGCTCTTTCCGAGCTTTTTTTAGGTCGTCATAATCGACCCAGCCTCCATCGATTTTGGAGTATGTGATCCAGCGGTAATCTACATCAGGATACTTGAACCAGAACATCTTGCGCTTCATCAAAGCAACACTATCAGCGAATCCCTTCGTATCAATCACTTGTTTGCTGCCATCTCGATATGTAATTTCATAGTCCGCCACATAGTCAATCTTCCGCACCGCTACGTCCTTGCCGTCCTTATCGACCCGGCGGAACGATTCTTGCAGAAGAAATGGGACCTGCTTACGACACTCTACAATTTCGCCGCTTGCCAGCCTTGGCAATACAATATCTCGATAAAACAACATTTCTGCCTTACTATCATAAACTACGCCATCATATGTTCTATCTGCTGGATTCTTACTGACATTAAACTTCGTTCTGTTCTTTTTCTCCATAAAATCACCACGAAAAATAAAGGGGCGGTTATGCCCGCCCCTTACGATTTGATGTTTTCTTAACTACCGGCTTCACGGGCGTTTCATCTTTTACATCACCAGATGACTCATTCTCTGCCTTTGCAGGCTCATCTATGATTTCATGGAAAATGTCACGAACAGCCGGGATGAAATTTTCCACCTCGGACTCCGTAATATTCTTGTACTTGCGTGTCAAAAGAGTAGTCAAGTCTGCCTTTGCAGTCTCTTTTGAAATAATTCCCTGGCGATACTGGTTTACAGCAGTCCACACAAGAAAGTGTGGCTCAGTGTCACAAATCATTCGCCAAGGGTTAAGACGCGCATCCTGCTCGCAATGCGGGCATACCGGATATTCTTTTCCGCAAGTACGGCACCAATTCAGATTTGCCATTAGGCAGCAGCAGTCTCAATACGGAACAGGCGCTTGTCTTCAGAGCAGTATTCCTGAGTAGCGCTAATCTTGACCGGATGAGCCAGCTCATTAGTGAAAGTCATATCGATAGCATTGTCCATCTTGGCATTCGGGAAGATGATACGCATCAGCTTCTTATTTGCCTTGTCGCAAGGATTGTAGCAGAATGCCTCAATCACGAACTCGCCCTCGGTAGAGAACTTATTGGCGCTATCATTGATAGCAATGCCCTCCTCGCTCTCGTACTGATACTTCACAACAAAGCGGTCGCCAGCCTTCAGGTTTGCACCAGTGGGCAGAGTAACCTCAGTGCCAGAAACAGAGAACTGAGATTCGGCGGTCTCACCCAGCTCAAAGGTCTTTAGTGCATTACCCTGACCATCGACCAGATCAATGTACTTAAAGGGGGCATTTGCAACAGCAGCCTTGGGGGTATGAGTCAGAGTCAGCTTCTGGCCGTCGGCAGAAGTCAGATACTCAACAGTGGTAAAGACCTGTTTTGCTGTAGAAGAAGCAACCTCCTTCTTGGAGCCCATCTGCTCTGCCAGAGCACCCAGATGCATCAGAGCATTAGACCAATCCGCCTCGGCAGTCTTGCTCTTGTCGAATGCCATGATGTTAACGCCCTGTGCATCCTGAGCATAAACGGTCTCGCCACCCAGAGTCAGCTTGAAATCCTTAACCTGATTCATGGTCCACAGGCGCTTGCCGTTCAGGTCATACTCGTGAATGCGATGAACGCGGTCAATAACGACCTCATTGAAATTAAAATCGCTCATAATTTTCTTCCTTTCAATTTATTTGGATAAAATAAAAGAGCAAGGCTAATCAGTCAACCTTGCTCGTCCAATCCAGTTGTGATTTTGAAATCTTTCCAAACTCCACGGTGCCAGCATAAACGCCATGCATCGTATTGTCGTAGTTCTTTATTTGCTGAATCTTTCTTACATGATTCATAAACACACTCATAGGGTAGTCCATAGCCTTGAAGTAATCCGCTTTAAAGCCGGAGGAGCACGCCATTGAGAGAACAAGCTCCGCAAGTCGTGGCTCATAACGCTTTATTTTCTGATACTCCAAATTATCTCTGGCTTCCTCTATCATTGCAATCCTTGTCGGTTCGTCAGCGGCAAATTCGGAATGCTTTTCAATTCCATTCGCAGCACATAGGTACTGAGAAATTGTTTCATACACTACATGGTCAATACGGGTATCCGTAAGTCTGTTGTGTAACACAATTTCACCACTTATGTTATCTTTTGCCATTACAAACCCGGAAATATCCATATCGCCAAACAAAATAGACATATCTTGATTTTTGTTGCCTATAAAGAGCTGCCGAAACATTTCAAAGTCCGAAATTTTTTGCCAATCAACCCCAACAGAGTCAAGTTGTGCTTTATAGTCGCTTGATGTAGAGCAGAACAAATAAACCAACTGAAAATACTTTTGCTCACCATAATCGATAATATCACCAACAGACGGCATGTGAATCGTAATTTTGTCGTTGATTTTAAAGTCTCTTCCACGCATCAAGCTCGGCTCGTACATTTCTCTAAGCTCCATTAACCACACCCCACAAGGTCATCCAGATCCTGCGTCTTAAACGTCATAATTCGCACACGATGGTGTAAATCCATGTTGTCCTCGATATTGGATGTGATTTTAAGTTGCTTAATTCCAAAAATTGTACTGCCGTGTAATTCTTTCTCCACTAGACCGCTCAGATAGTCAACTCGTGTTGCTCCACCATGACCTTTCATCTTCATCAACGCCTGATTCACAATAACCCACACAGTAAGCGTAAAGTTCTCGTACCAGTCATTAACATTACTGCGGTCAGTCATGTTTACCTTAAAACAAATATAGCTGTGTGCTGCCTCAATCGTGTCGGGAATATGGAAGTATGGGAAGATATATGTATAAATTGCCTCATCTGGCTCTTCAATATCATCATTACCCATCGCTTCAACAAGCCCATCCGTATTGACCAACTTTAAAGCTAATTTGTTTTTGTAGTCCGTAATCAATTCACTCGTTGTCACAGCAAGCTCACCACCTTACATTCAATGGATGTATTTGCCGTACCATCTGCATTTGTCAGAGAAATTCTAACAGTTACGCCATCCATGATGCTATTATTCAAAATACGAATTTTGAAAACACCATCCGTAGCAACCTGTGTTTCAACAAAACTCTTAAACTCATCAAGGCAAATAAAGCTCCACTTTGCAACTTCCGCAACCTCTTCGCCCGTAATACTTGTGAATACCGGAGTGAATTTCTTCCAAGAACCACCAACACGAACTTCCGGCTTGCCTGCGTACTTAATAGTGGCCGTTACCTGAGAATCCGCATCTGGCTCATCACTCTTATTTGGCTCAAAATAATCACAAATCATCTTCTCGGCATTGTCCGTCTTACTGTTATACTGATCCTGACGGATATTCAGCACAAGGAATCCCTGTGTCTTACCATGCAACTCATAACGCTCTGTACTCTGGTCAACAGAAGTCGTAACATATGTTTTCGGCTCTCCATTGATGATTTCCAGCATAAAGCGCTTATCAAGGTCAATCAGTGCAGTCTCATCATCAAAAGGCATCTGCACTTTATACTCACGTTGACTCAGTGAAGTCACAACAAGTTCCTTATTATTTGCGTAATAAGGCTTACTCAGTGTTGCCCAACGAGATACTATCTCACCAGTAATCGGATTTTGCCATTGAATCTGGCGGTTACACAGCTCCATTTTCCCACGAAGAAAAATCTCATCATTTGGTTCTATCTCAGTTACCAGCCATTTACAGTTGTAGCAGTCAACAATATCACCAAGATTCAAAGAATCACCGGGGTAAGCCCAAATCTTCTTCTCCTTGGCTACGCTGTTACTACGGCTAACTACCAGCTTCTGAGGCAAACCATTCACAAGAGTGTTATCCTCATAGTCAACACTATCCTTGAAGTGTGCAGCGAAGTCACGTTTCGCAAAAGCAATTTTGACATCCTTTTTATTAGACATCTTTGCGGCACCGCCAACAGCTCGCACCCTCGTATAAAAGTCCATCGGTACACCTCCTTACTCAGAGTAGGAAGCGTATGTATCATAGTCGATGGTCTTACGCTTGCGGGTCGAGCGGTCTTTTGCCATATAGTTGTCCAACATCGTCATATTCTCCTCATGGATGTCTTTCACAAGAGCACGAATGCTCGTGCGCTCGTTAGCAGGGGAGAATACCTGTAAACTTGTAGGAAGGTCCTGTGCGCTAAATGCTTTCAACTTCCCAAACTCACGCTTAAAATGTTGCTCCAACATCAAATGCGCTAACATATCAATCTCATCGAATGTGAGATCTGAATTAAACTCTTCTAGTTCTGAATCGTAATCATCGAAACTGAAATCCTCTTCCGGTTCAATGTTTCTGGTAATCACAGAAAGTGACTCCATCAAATAACTTTTTGCACGGTCATGTACAAGATCTCGCACTTTATTCTCGGTTAAGTCGAAATACTGAAAGAAATTACTATCAGTCTCAACTAACTCGTAGAACTTATCATATACATCCGAAAATGCGGTCACATTATCCCTCCAATCTTACTCGGCGGGAACGACCTCCGCCTTTTCTCCATCAGCCTTCTTACGGCTACGCTTAGTAGTCTTCTCAACAGGAGTGTCCTGTGCCACAGGCTGTGCGCCAGACATCATAGCCTGCATCTGCGCCAATGCCGCCTGCATCTGCTTCTGCATTTCAGCAAGCTGGTTCTTTGCGGCCTCAAGCTCTGCCTGAACATCAGTAGGGGCAGACTTGGCTGCAGGCACAACAGACAGTTCACTATTACGCTTGCCAGCACGAAGCTCCTTATAACGCTCATCAATCAGGCGCTTGACCTTAGTGGACAGGTCTTCACCGGCATTCGTCATGCGATAAAAGCGACCACGAATACGCTCAAACTGAGCACCATCCTTAATGTCAATCATTCGCTGAAGATTCTCGACAGTGGGATTCAGAATCGCATCATCGATATCTTCAATGAATAAAACATCATCGCCCTTAATGCCAATAGCCTTAAAGATTTCATTCTGCTCTTCAGGGCGAAAACGCAGAACACCATTCTTGAACGCAGAACAAGTGCTGTTCATATACATGATCTCCTCCGGCGGAATAGGAATTACACAAGGCTCTTCCACACTACCGGGCTCGAAAGCATAACCCTTACCGTTCAGTGACGAAATGGTAACCACGTTATCGTCGCAGTTCAGAACGTCAATAAACTTCTTTTCCATCACGGAACTCATAATTTGTCTCCTTTTCTATAAAAGCGGAGACCGCAAAGTCCCCGCTCAAATTTGCCTTTGGTAAAAATTACTGCAGAACAATCTTAGCAACGCGCTCGATATGATCAATGCTGTAGCCGAAGGTAAAGTCCTTGACCATCAGATGGATCTTTTCGTTGTTGTTGTCGTGATCCTCGTAAGTATGAGTCTCACCCTTCATGTCAAGTCTTCCGATCTTGCCCGCAATACCATAAATACGTTTCCAAAATTTTTAAGAAAAATGTTTATCTAAAATATTTTCTACATTATCAAAATCTGTGTAGGGAATTCTGATAAGTTTGATTCCATTACGATTACAATATTCTGTTTTTAAAGAATCTTTCTTTTGCTGACTTTTATATGTACTAATAGAGTCGGATTCGGTTACACTCTTGCTAAACCTAACAGGCATAAAATGTTGTTGCCCGTCGTATTCAATGCAAGTGTTTTTTGATGGTATATAGAAATCAAAAGGAAGCTGCCGTTCATTTTTACAATCTTTAAAACGGTATTCTCGTATGTAATCAATGCCATGACTATCGAGATAATTGCATACTTTTTCTTCACCATGAGAAGAACAACACTTTGGACATCCATGCCCGCCAAGAACTGAATTGACAGCTGTTGACCATTTGTAACCACATTTCTTACATTTAAAATTTGCATGAGATAATATATTTTTATATCCGCTCAAATACTCAACACTTGGAGAAACCGTTCTTAGTCGTTCTATCATTTCAGACTCTAAAATATGTGCTCTCCCAGCACATTTTGGACAACCAGAATTTTTATTATTAAGTATCGTATCAGGAATTGCGGTCCAATGGTAACCGCAAACATCACATGCAAAATCCACTTTCACAGCAACACGGACATATTTTGAAAGAACATGAATAGTAGGAAATCGTTCACGCATTTCTTTTAAGAATTCATCTTCCGTTCGTCTGTTTGCAATCCGTCGATAACATTCTGGACACCCATGTCCATCAAGCAATGTATGAGGTATGCCATTCCACTCATGCCCATCAAGTTTACAACGACAATGCACTCTCGCATTGTTTGTTGTGTATTCAGATAACAACTCAATATTAGGATTTACTTCAAACAGCTCCGTGGAAAATTGTATTGGCGACTTTCTTTTTTCTGCTCCACGCTTAGAGGCAACACATGCTTGACACCCACGATTATCAAGCAACATTCTTGCCTGTACTTCACGTACATCACCGCATACTTTACATTTCCTGGTAATCTTTTTTCGAAGACCATTATATTCGGATAAAATTTCAAAATTTGGGTTTACATCAAACACTTCTTTTTGAAGTCTTCTGTCGTTCTCATTGGTGTCATCCATGCTACCTCCTTTCTTGCAAAATAAAAGCCAGACATTCTACACAACATCTGGTCAAATTAAATATTAGATAAACATTATACCGGACGCTACTCCGTTCTTGTTGCATCTAGCAACCTCGTACTCTCATACGAGTGAAGACTATATCTTCACCCAGTAAAAACACTGGGGCACACCACTTCGGATGCCAAACACTTGCATCCTAACCGCTCCCACGCGGATAGTCGTTGAACCTTTTCCTTTTCGGAACTTGGCTGCTGATTGCCCATTATTTTATGTTTAGGTTTTAACCATGCATCATCTACAATTTTCTTTCTGCTTTCGCGACCACCCATCTAGGCATATTTCATCCTTCTGTTTTGGTAATTGTAGTTTTAGGGTTTTCCAGCAATTCAATGTGTATTTTTTATCGTGATTTGCATCACGACTGGACTATTTTATGTAAACTACATAGTTTAATCCGGGATCAGCAGAGAACCATCACCCAGCTTCTTAGCAGAGCTAATACCCGTGATAGCCACGCCGTCATAAGTCTTCACCAGACCATAACGGTTGAACTCGTCCTTAGCTGCGTCAGACAGATACTCAGCATAACCGGTCATACGACGCATCTTAGCACAATACTTCATCAGGCTGACAGTGAATGGATTACCACCATCGGCATACTCATTCAGATACAGAGCCAGAGCGTCCATATCCTGCATAGTGGGCTCCTTGCCCTGTGCATCAATCTTCTGCTCGCCACCAGTGATAGCGTCATCAACCATGCTGAAGATGTCATAGAACATCTGGTTCTTCAGAGCCTCAGTCATAAAGGTAGTCAGAGTTGCCACACTCTTCCAAGCATTGCGTCTTACATCCACAAAGCTAAGATCAGCCTCGATCTGCTTATTACGCCAGACGGGCTTAATGGTCTCGTAGTGCAGGTAAGACTTCGGCACGTTGCCGCCCTTAGCTGCATCATAAGCCTTCAGAGTGTTCTTAACAGTACGACCTGCCTCGTAATCATCAAACTCACCAACATTACCACGCTCAAACATGGAGTCCAGCAGCTCATCAGGTGCGCCATACAGCTCATCAGTCACGGTGCGGTTAACAAACTGAGCAATCTCCTTGTTGGGGTCACCCTTGTCAATCAGCTCCTCAACATGAGCGCCAACAACCTCAGCAATCTCCTTATCCTCGGCATCCATAGCGCTATTGTACTGAGTCTTCTCAGCAACTTCATAAACACGACCAGGCTGCTTCATCAGCTCGGCCACTTCAATATTCAGTGCCATAATTCATTTCCTTTCTCTTCGCGCAAAATAAAAGAGCTACCGCCAAAGACGATAGCCTTAAATTTCACGTATCATATTCAAGATTTTTTCTCTCAATCAAGCAACAGTCTTTGCCTCGGGCAGCACACTGATCATAATCAGCTTATGGCCATTGTCATCCATCACACCAGCAAACTCAAAACGAGAAGTACCAGTAGTAGCAACCTGCCACTTACCGTCGGTATTAACCTCCAGCAGCTTGCCGATATTAGTGTCCTGTGCATCAGCAGTCTTGTACTGGTCAGTACCATACAGTTCGCCAGCATACAGAGGAACGCGCTTCACCAGCACACCTGCCTCAATCTTGGTGACCATCTTATCATAGTCATCAAAATTAGTCTGGCTTGCATAGATGCCCTCGGGAATAAACTCATGGGCAACCATCTCGATGCCCTCAGCGGTAGCTGCATCAGGGAACTTAACCTGACCAGCCTTGTGGTCAACCTGAACACCCATACCGGTGACCATAGCGACCTTTGCGGCATAGTTAGCGGGAATATTCTTCGCGCCGTTCACCATCAGTTCACGAATCATAATATTTTTCCTTTCTCTCAAATGTTATTACTTACCCAAATATTCCCGCCATGCGTCACGCTTGTTAGCGTTAGTGGTGTTATACTTGGTTTCATTCAAATTCAGCTTGATACTCTCAGGCTTATGTACCTCAGAAGTCTCAATATTCTTTTCAGCAGGCTTTGCATTCTTAGCGGCTTCAACACAGCGAGAAGCAATCACACCATTGATGCCAGCCTCATCCAGATTCTCAATCATACTTGCAAATTCGCCCTCACCGGTCAGTTCAGCCTCAGTAATCATCTTGCTGGAAATAGCATACTGGCGCAGATTTTCCTTTTTCTGTGCAAGCTCGGCCTCCGCCTTTTCTGCAGCTGCCTTCTCCGCCTGTTCCTTGTACGGAGTCAGCTCCGCAATCTCATCCTTAGCAGACTGCAACTCTGTATTCAGGCTTGCGACAGTCTTGTTCAGCTCATCAATCTTGGTATTGACCTGAGAAACAGAAACAGTCAGAGTAATATTCTGCGGCTCACCCAGAGAAACTTCATCACCCTCAACAGTATAAGGGAACATAATGTAATCCAACTCGTTCATGTAGCCCCACTTCTTGCACCAGATAGTGTGATCTTCAGGGAACATATCGGTCATGTAGTAATCAGAGCTAATCTTTGACACTGCATCTTCAAGCTTCATATACAGGTCACGACCGGTCAAACTGGAAGTCTCAGTGGTAGACTCCGGCTCTGGCTCACCAGCAGGCTCGGTGCTGGTTTCAGGCTCAGTCGGGGGAGGGGTTTCACCGCCTTCCTCAGAAGTCTGAACATCAGGCTCTGCCGGAGTGGTGGGCTCGGTGGTAGACTCAGTAGTGGTCTGTTCTGCCTGCTCAGTCTCGGTTTGATTCTCAACCTGTGCGGCCTGAGTCTCCTTGTCCTTATTCAGTTCCAAATTTTTTGCCTCCTTTTCATTAGATTCTATATTTGAAATCTCTTTTGTGTCCTCGATATAGGCATTTGCCAATTCAAGACCAAAATCGGTTTCAGCGACTTCAAGCAGTTTAGAGCACTTATATGCCGGTTCAACATTTGCACCAAGCAGACAATGTGCAGTAAACACGCCATCGTCAATAATTTTTGCCATGCGGCCACCCACGATTCCCTTATGAGCTTTTAGCACATCAATTTCCCAACTGGTATTTAATGTGCCACTCTCAATACGGCGCAGAATCGTCGCACAAGCTTTTGGATATCGCTTCCAGATCTTACAAGAGGCAACAATAAAGTCGGTATCGTCAATTTTCTCGATACCGACCGATTGAAAGCTACCGAACGCATCAGTGTCAAATTCGGCAGTCTTGTATTCATTGCCGTCAGCGTCTTTTCTGGTGACGACTTTCATATTGTGACCAGAAAAATCCAGTTCACCCTTTGGAGCTACGACCAACTTACCAACAAGCGGGTTGCCAACCAGTGTACTCATCCAACTTTCAATGGTTTCACGGTTCAAAGCAACCTGATTTCCATTTACTGAGAAATCACAAATGATAAACTTGGCAAGATAGTGGTCTGGATGCTCCGTAATCTCAGAGCAACAGATGTTTCTACTATAGAAATACTCCTTACTCATCGTTCATCACCTCACTTACTATCTTCATTTCTTTGCTGGTCATAAATCTGTTTTTCAGTTTCCTCGCCCTTTGGACGGCCTGTCTTTTTATCACTGTCACCACCGCCTGGATTCCCAGTCGATGTATAAGAGGTCTGGCGAGCCACAAACACATCGTCATAACCTTCCTCAGTTTCAGCCTGACGCTTGCGTAGTTCGTCCTCAGCATGAAGTCCCATGTACTCGTAAGCAGTCTTGTAAGAACAGTTCAAAGTGGTAAACAGGAACTGAGCAATCGCCTTCTTCATCTCCATACCCATCATTTCGGTAGTAGAGACCTTCACATCAGGGCAGTACATCGGGTCTACACCTGCATCTTCAAGGCGAATACGATACCATCGCTTTAGTACATCCTCAATTTGTTCTGCTATCTTACCGATATTTTTCATCAACTGGTCAAGAGACACCTTCGCAGTTGAAACAGTCTGCTGACCATCAGTATTCAAGAAACTAATACCCAAAGCAGCCATTTCTCGGTTGCGATACTGTTTGACAGTCTCGATATTTGTCATCTCAACTTTTGGCTCAACATACTTGATATCCTTTACATAAGGAGCGGTCGTCACAAGCACGGTATTTTGCTTCCATGCACGCAGTAGGTTATCGTGCGCCGTCACTTGTTCAGAGAAGCCCTTTTTATCTTTGTTTGGTCCCATCAACTCAGGATCAAGCTGCTGCCAGATAATTTTCTTTGCCTTTGCCTTGGCATTTACACGGTCTGAAGTATCAAAAGTCTCAAGCATCAATGCCGGACGTAAGGCGCGGAACAGGGGAGAGACACCATATTTCTGCCCCATGTTGCCAATACGAATCACACCACAATGGTCAACATCCAATTTTGCGTATGTATCACCATTCTTAAATGCCTGATATACCTCATCTGGATAGTTGTTCTGAATCTCAGTCTCCTGATTTTCAAAGAATAGTGCTTTATTCTTCTTATCCTTCAGCATAGACTTGCTTAAAGCTGATTTTAATTTAGACATATTGATAAGTACAACAGGCTGTCCATTTGACAAATAATCACTGATTTCAGCAATACCAAGAGGGTAGTAGTCTACAATATAATTCTCATCCTTCTGACGCAGATATGTAATATAAGTACCTTCAGCGTAAGTCATCGGAATGGCAGCACGCAACAGACTTCGCACATTGATTTGTGTATTGAAATCATCAATCACTTCACGGGCATAATTTACCTGTTTTGTTTTATTGCGCTGTTCAGGGAACTGTGCAAAACTGCACTTGAACTCCGTATTAACATTCGCCTCAATCGCATCATAGGTAATACCAATTAGGTCGTCCTTGTTAATATAGTTACGGATGATCCCATTGACAGTCTGCACATTCGTCAGACTTGACTGTAACCCTCGTGCGAGTTCATCAATTCGGTCAACCGTCAGTGTCTCAGAGGAGGCTGAAATTTTCAGGTATGTGCTATACTGCTTATTTTCTGGATCATATGACGCAACTGCATTTCGAATGACGTTGTTCATCCTCTCTTCTGAAAGTTCATTCAAAGAGGTTATAACAACAGTACCATCATCTGTCTGTGAAGCAGTCACGACATCAAAATCTTCCTTTTTCTTTCTCGCCACTCATTTCACCTCCTTTTAGAAATCTATACTGGAAATACAACACGGAGCTTGGTCTACAATTTCAACGGCAGATTGACGCACTTTATCCTTACGACGTAATTCATATAGACGATGAGCAAGCAAAACAAGGGTGTACGCGCGATCATCATGAAGTTTGTTGACGCGATCGGGCGGCAACGCATACGTCACACTCGTATTTTCTGGGTTTGTGGTTTTCTGCATACTCGTGATCTCGTTCTTCATAAGGTCGATGTTCACCCATGAAGTTTGTTCTTCCAAGGACAGCTCATGAGTTTTCAGAATTTCCTGACCTGTCGCTTTGTCAATACCATCAACAACTTGAACGTAGTCTCCACCGTTATACTCAAGAGGGAAGTGAATTACACCAAGATTCATCAATTCAATCAATTCTTCAAACATTACAGAACGGTATTTACGAGGGCTGATAAGCCGCAACTTATCCACAGCGTCTGGATAACGAGCATCATATCCTTCATAAAGTTCATGGTTTGCATCGATAAAGCCACGATGCTCGACACCAGATTTATCAGTCCAATTGTTCAGTAAACCATCAGCATAAGTAGAAGTACCACCGCCACCTGCGCCTTGGTCAATCATCAATGTATCAATGTATTCATAGTCGGGATTTTGACCATTATAATGAAGAATCAATTCACGAAGCTCTTCAATCTGACGGTTAGAGTCCATTTTATATTTCTTCGCATTTGCAAGGTCAACCATATTTACACAATTGATAACATCTCCACACATGCCATTTTCTGGGTCATTATAAATACGCATAATAGACACGATAGAGTTATCCATGGTTCGTGCAGGGTCAAAAGCAATCACATATTTATACTGTTTGTCCCAATAGATTTGAGGCAGATACTTTCGCTCATTTCTACGAACTGTACCCCACTTAACAATCTGATTTACACCACCATCACGGGACGGTCTATTGTAATATTCACGCATCGCTTTCTCTCGCGAAACTTTAAGTGCCGCATCGACTTTATCTTGAGATAGAAGCGCTTTATACGGCTCTCCGTTCATATAGACATGAATTGCAACATCACAAATCATATCGCACACGAAATAATCACGGTCTCCAGCAATCATGCGTTTGGCAAACTGCTTATAGTATTTATAAAAAAGCTTATCCATTGTATCTTGGCTAGATGCGTACACAAGCTGGTTTGGGGCCTGTCTTGTTTGCGTTTCTGGATTATAGCTTTTATCAGTATCGGTAACAAAGTCTCTGTCCTGAGTTGTAAACGGTTCGCAAGCTGCAATCAGTTCGTCAGAGCAGAAGGCTGCCTCATCAAAAAACAATAAAGTTGCGCGTTTTCCTCGAATGGAATCCGGCTGTGAGTTCAACGTAGTTATTGTGCTTCCATTATAAAATTTAGTAGTATACCCGGCGGGATTATGACTAAAGCCACTCTTATTTGTTGGGCTCTTTTCAGTCTCTTTTTCTGCAATATCTTGCAAACTACGAATTGAAGCCGCTGTATTGCCTGAGCGGGTGACAATGCTCTCAATCTTGTTGAACGTCTCCTTTGCCTGATCACCGACGCTGCTAACGATATAAATAGCTTGGTTTTCGTACAAAAGTGCTTTCAAAATGATGAAAACAGAGCCGACAAATGACTTGCCAAAGTTTCGGCTACACGCCCACACGACATGTCCAGCATTCCAACTTTGTTCAAGCATATATGCCTGAGCGTCAAATAGTTGGATGCCTAACAAATCTCTTGCAGCAATGACAGGATTGCGCCGATAGAACGCAATCGTTGCCGCGTCGCACTCATAAATCTTACGTTTTACGGCTGTGATAATAGGCGCTCTTTGCTTCATTCTCATACGGCATCACCATCCGTATCTTTTACGCTTGCGTCAATACCGGCATCTTCCAACAGCTCCTTGAGCCGCTGATTCTCGATAAGAGACAGCCTGTATTTTTCCTTAGCGTCATCACTTTCTTTCTGGAACTTATCAATCAGTTCTCTTTGCGTATCGAAAATTTCCTGCATGTCATTTTCGTCAAAGAAAGCATTTTCCTTAATTGCCTTAACACTCATATCTGCCGCCCATTGAGTGCCCGGAGACCGTAACTGGTCGTAGAAGTTTGCTTCTGCGCCTGCAATATTTTTCTCTCGCATATCCTTCATTAAGAAGGTGAGAGTATTGCGTCCGGCATCCTTATTGGAACGGTTCTTGACAGAAATCTCATTTTCCTTTGCAATCTTGTCGTTATTAGAAACTAGCTTAACCTTGATATCATTCAGGCTCTTGATAGTGTCTGCTGAATTCATCGGGTCAAGCTGGGCAAGTCTGAAATCAATCTTACGAATCTGGCCGTTGTTGATGACAACCTGAATAATCTGAGATAGCTTATAAGGATCGTCCTCAATACCATCTTCAAAATATTTGATAAGGTCACTAAACAAATAACGTCGGTCGTTTTCAGAGTGTCCTTCAAACGGGTCGTATCCGACAACCGAAATAACATCATCACGAGCTTGAATTTCAGCCTTTGACCATTTTTGTTCTTTTTCATCTCGAACATCCAGAGCATTCTTATTCAATTCACCATTTGTAAGAACGGTTGCAAATGTCTGGAATTGATACTGCCGACACGAGAGAGCCCTGGCGTACATTCCTGGTTTGCAAGAGCCGGAGTTCTGCACAATAGAATCATAAAGACTGTTATAGAATGGAAAATCCAACATATGACAGAGAATCATACATGCTGTACGTTCACTCTCATATCGTTTCGTGTACTCATCGAATAATTCATTAACACATTCCTTACAAAGAGTAGAGAACCCACCTCGATTTTTAAATAATTGAGAAAAACTATTTTTATAAAAATGTCCAGTGGGAGCTTCGTATGAGTGCTCACAACGAGTACATTCCCATTTTTCCTTGGTAGGTATAGATGCCTCGACGGAATCTAATACCTTTTTCTTTCTCGGCATCAATACACCTCCAATCAAAATCAAAAATAAAAGCCGTAGAACGTGCGCACATTCCACGGCAAACAAAAGACACCCTCTAATGTGCTTGCGTAGCAGAGGCCAAGGGTGTTTCATTCACAAAAGACCCACCATGATACGCATCGTTGAGAGGCTTAGTGGGCTCAGGCGGCTCCGCCATTGTACGCTTCCATGAGAAGCGCGGCGGAGTCTTCATCATCTATATAGGTTTGCTACGTCAACGACGTATCGCGCCCTGCTACCGAAGTGGCATAATAATCAATCAAAAACCTGAGTTATGGAGGGAGTAGTAAAGCCACAACTCAGGCTTGCGAAAGGGGAGAATGCTGGCACGCCCACTCCGATTCGGACAGAGAACAAATGGTTTTAGAGACCACTGCTTTACCAATTAAGCTACGGGCGCATAAATATATCAGCATACAGGTGGGTGCAGCGGTTGGATTTGAACCAACGAATACACGGCTTATGAGGCCGGTGCCGTAGACCTGACTGGGCAACGCTGCGTCATATGGTGCCTAAGTGTCTCAAGAAATAGAAAGTCATGTGTACATCATGATTCTAAAACCCAGACTTCGGACTTGCTATATGTCGCGCTCATATAGCCATTTTCTTCGAGCTTGACAGGATTCGAACCTGCGCTGTATCCACGAATAAGCAATCTCGCTTCGTGCAGATGTCTGCTACCATCCGCTACGTTCAACCTCTTCGCATTACAAGCTCACAATAAAACCTACCTTTTAGCCGGTGGTAGGGAACCGGTATAATATAGGCCCTCCGGGAGAAGGACTGGCGCGGTCTCAGAGATTCGAACTCTGGCATCGGATTTACCGACCTAACGGTGTTCAAGACCGTTCTCTTCAACCACTTGAGTAAGACCGCACAATAAAAACAAGCATCCATCAAGCCACCCGAGCTAGTTGAATTGTTCTCGTGTTGATAAAACGCTTGTTTTAGACTTTTAAAGCTTCGCATTAACGTGGCGAAACACGAATAGCTTATCATTTCGTTCCACAGAACTACTTTGTATCCAACCATCCGTAGATTGAGTTGGTCTAGGCGGTAGCAACTATTGACCGCACAGCTTGGAGCCACCTGTAGGAATCAAACCTACGACATATGTGGTACGAACACATCATTCTATCTACTGAATTAAAGTGGCATGGAGCCAGTGACATGACTTGAACATGCGAAATCCATAAAGGCATCGGGATTACAAAACCCGCGTTCTACCAACTGAACTACACTGGCACAATAAGCTGGAGCAATCACCCCAGCCCATAGAAAAGGAGACAACAAATGATGTCCCAAGCAGACCTTACGGTCGTACTTCTTTTTTAGGTTCCCGTTTAGTGGTAGGGGCTCACCGCTTTTAATTTAGACGTACAATGTGCGTCTTATCTTCATTCAGCCTTCCAAATTTATCCTGATAGACCAGAATAAATCCTTCTCGCTGAGATGGGGTTAATTTTCCATCTGCGTAATCCATTTTTGACGTTTCACAACAACAGCCCTGCTCATAAATTACAGAATTACCGATATCATAGTGACCTGTTTTATGAGTGTGTGCCATCACGATAGTATCAAAGAAATAATCATTATCCTTGAAATACCGATATGCCTTTTCTGCCGTTTTCAACATACCGCTAGAGTAAGCAAGTGGATGCACAAAAATTGTTTCGCCAACAAAACTAAACCAAGTATCGTTATAACCGATCTCGATACCACTGTCCTTAAAAACATCAATCAGAGGGTCGTAATGAACCTTTGTATGAAGCTCCTTGTTGTAATGGTTAAAGCCATCAACAAAAATAAGCTCCAAAGATGTCTTTGGCATCAGTTCAAGCAAGTCGGTGTCCAGATTCTTAGCAAGATAATTCTGGAAGCGTAAGTCATGATTACCATAATTGACAACAACCTTCTTAGGCTGAAGCATCTCAATCAGGTCAATCATATACTGACGTGCAATCAGAATTTCCTCCATTGGACTCTTACGATACACCTTGTTGAAACGAGAAATGGCCTGCGCATCTACCAGATCTCCGTTTACCTGAAGAATATCAATCTTGCCAGCGTACTCACTAAAAGTCTCAATGGGCTTCTGGAATGGAATATGTAGGTCGGAAATAGACAGAATGCAGGTTCCCACATCTCTATTAGATAATGACTCCTGATACTGCATACCCGCACGGAATGCCTTAAAACGCTTGCGATATGCGCACTCACCAAAATTCTTACCCAATTCATCATTGAGTACTTTGGATGCGCCATCCCAAGTCAATTCTCTAGCCAGAACAGCATTCCCGATTCTTACAAAGAAGTCATCGCTCGTTTCTTCTGGCCGTTTATTATAGCAACCCATTGGCATCAAGCCGGGTCGCCCAGCAGCTCATCAGAAGTGGAAATATTGATGGTGACACCCTCAATACCATCCCACTTTGCCAAAGCTTCCTTCAGATTGAAGACGTTCTCACCGTCCTTGGTGATCTCAGTGATAGTGCCCTCGGCAGTATCAATAATAGCGTTCTTAAAAACAACACTCTTCTTAGCAACCATAATTTTATTCTCCCTTATATTTTGTTTCAAAATTGAAGTATTTTAGCATTCAAGAGCATCAGCCCAAGTGCTAATCCAACCACGATGATTTGTATTCAACTCACAAATTGCGGTACGGTCATGCCCCCTGAAATGCTCCATGTACGGAATCAGTGCTGATCGTTCCGGGTGCTTATACAAGTCACATTGACCAGAATGTCCGATCGCAATGAGGAGGCACGAGTCTTTTACTCGCGTAATGACTTTCTTCGCATCGGCTAGAGTAAAATTTTGTATTTCATCGAGGATAATAACCTTGTTTTCAAAGTTGACACCTCGCATATAAGTATGTGCTGCACACTGGATGTACGCACCATACTTCTGACTTTCAGGATTTTCATCAGCAATTACCGCCGTATTTGGATTAACGCCAATGGTTTCAAGAGCCTCGAAAAGTGGCTCCATGTACGGAGCACTCTTTTGTTCCTGAGTTCCTGGAAGGTAACCCTGTTTCTCTTCCTGAGTAGGAGATACAATATACACAATGCCATTGTAACGACCATACTTAACAAGCAGGTCAGCAACACCAACAGCAATTGTAGTCTTACCGGTTCCGGCACGGGCATTCGCAAAGACGACATCAATATTAGGGTCCCAGATAGCGTCCCTAAAAATTTTCTGTTCTGGATCAAGCGTCATACCATAAAAGGTAGAATACTCATCCAGACTCTGAGGGATATCCTTCTTCTTACGCATTTCAGTCTTATCAGAAGCCATATATTACAACTCTCCCTTAATTGAACTCATCCACATCATCGCAAATCTTATCGACGATACCAAAATTGACCTGCTCATTAGCATCCAGATACCAATCCTTGGCCTTATTCTTTGTCATAGTCTTCTTGTCAATGGCAGAATGAGCCATAATATACTCACGCATCTTCACAACCTGCTTCTCGTAGTAGTCCATAGCCATCTTAGACTGCTCAAAAGTACCCTGCGTACCTCCAGAGCCACTGTGAATCAGCGCAGTAGAATGAGGCAGAGCAAAGCGCTTCTGACCAGACAGCAACATCACAAGAGCAGCGCTCATTGCAATACCTGCGTTAATCGTCCAAACAGGAGTCTTGCTCAATGCAACAACATCAATGAAACTGAACATAGCGTCCAACTCACCACCATAGCTGTAAATAAACAGTTTAATGGGCTTGCGCTGCTCAACAGGGGTATTCTTATCGATACGATTGTATTGCAGAATTTTACGTTCAATTTCAATCAGAGACTGGTCAATCTCAAAGTCGATAAAAAAGATACGCTCTTTCTCATCAACATAGAAATTCATCATCTCAGGAGAGGGGAGACCACCCTTGTTCATCAGTTCAGTGATCTCTTCGGGCAGCTGAATCTCAAAATCCAAATTACTATACCTCGTTCTTTCAAAGATTAGTAACGTGCGTTACGCTGCATCTGCTTTAGCATCTCGACAGCGGCAATATTAAAAGGAAGCAGCTCAAGATATCGAGCGGACTCTTCCAGATACCGCTTGTGACGGGTCTTTGCAATACAAGCATGAGGGAAGACCTTTCGCACAGCCTTCGCTTCGGACTTAGTGATTTCAATCATTAGGTAAAACACCCTTTCAAAATAAAATAGGTAGGAAGAAAACAAGCATCCTCGCTCTCTCCCTACCATAACTTTCCGCACTGTGTTTTACTCTATATATGTAAAATTATAACGTATCTACGTTAAAATATTGCGCTTTTTCGCATTTCATAAATCAAACATTTTTCTATTTTGCACGGTTTTCTCAATATTTACGTTTTTAGCGCACTTACGACAGTATTTTTGTCTGCGTCCGGTGCGAGCAACCATCTTTCCGCAACAATCACACTTGATGTACTCTTTCCCACAATACTGGCTCCACAGAATACCAGCATTCTCAAAATCGTCCACGAAAATCTCATGAGGAGAATCCGGCTCCGCAATCAAAACATGGATGTTCAAGTTGTCAATCTTTTTCAAGCTGGCAAACCCAATAAAGCCAAGATTATGTAACTCACAAATCATCTCGTTCTGTTTTTTTTCATTCGCGGATACGTTTGCCATCCTGAAAATATCAGCCGTATCTTCCGTAATCCAGTAGTTGCATTTTTCATTAACTGCAATATGATATTTTGCCAGACACAGCATCGTAAACATCAAGCGTTGCATCTGCTTGCCCTCAAGTGCTTGAATCTTCTCTACCTCTGCTTTTGTAATGCACACACCATCAAGTTCCACCATAGGACGGCCTTTAGCAGAAGCGATTGCTTTATCAATCAGTTCTCTATCCAGAACCTTGTTGTACCCTTCAAAATGACGCAACATATACTCGTTGAGCTTTTCTCTTACATCATCCTTTGAGTACCCTTTGTAAAAATAGTACTTCGCAACATAATGCAAAACATGCCCCGCCCTTTTCCAAGGTACATCCTTTTCTAGCCACTCTTCAGCGTAAAGAACTTCATTCAATACAATCATCCGCATCCTCCTTGCTATTCATGTTAATCAACACATCCTTGAAACGCTTGCCATCATATTCAATATCGCCATTCTCGTCCTGCACAAGAGAATGCACCATACCGTCATGGCGTTCCAATAAGCGTTTAATCAAAGTATCATGAAACAGTTCCCAGACGATTGCAATACTGGATGCATTCTTCTTACAAAGATCAAGCATAATATCGCAAAGCACATCGTCATTGGAACATTTATCGTGAAGATTACGGAACATACTTTCCTGATATAGCGCAATTCGCTCCTTGCGGTCTGCGCTGGTTTCTTTATTATTGTTTCCGTTGCCAGAATGGATTGCGTTGCCACGAGCAAACCTCAAGTAATCCTTAAAAATAGAGCGGATACCATAGTATTGAGAATTGGTGTACTCAACGCCAGACTTGAGTGAGTCATAATCAAACTTACGCTTTATCTTGAGTTCTTCTTCAAAGTCCTCTAATTCATCCTCGACAGTCCAGCATAAACGATTCATGGTACAAGAATTGATTCCGACCGGCATCCGATAGAGGTAATACTGGATAACCATTTCATCCACATCGTCCTTGACGGTCTTTTGCATAATCTCATCCAGGCCGGCAAACCCATCCCACTTGATGCGCTTGCGAGCTGCGGCCACATACTGCTTGTAATCACGCATCTGAGCAGGGTAGATGTAGCTCATGAAGTATGGCTTACGCCATGCGCAAATACTACTCCAGAACTTCTTATCCTCGATAGTATCAGGATTATCATCATCTTTAACGGCGCAAGCTTTATTGTCATACCAGTATTGCGGCATATCTGTCGTAGCTACGCCTTTTATTTTGTCGATCGCGTTCTGTTGATAAAGCTGTCCGCAGATAATGCGATACGTAAGTTCATCGTACTCTTTACTACCTTGCTCAAATTTACTTCGCACATCAAACATCGTTGTAATTCGGTTTGTTGTACGTCCAATATTATCTCCAAATCCGCTGATATTAGATTCAATAAAATCCTTTTCGGTCGGAACTTTTTTCTCGCATTTACGCTGAACACAAAGAACGACCGGCTCATTTACCCATTTATCAATGAGGACTCTATTGTCGGTAGAAAATGTAAGGTCGGCATCGAAATCTTCACCGTTAAGCGCTGCACACATATTATCCCACGCATTGGTGATAAACACGGACTTCATATAGCGATACCAGTATTGGCAATCATCAGATACATTCAAATTCATGCACCGAATATTTGCCATCTGACTCATAGGAGCTCTAAAACAAGCAACCCTCTTGACGTCTCTATCATTCCAAAAACGACTGTAAACCTCACCGGCCTTCAATAGTCCGGTTACCTCCATCCGAAACATAGACTGGCAAAGCGCATATGGATCGCCACTCGCAACTTGAAAATTCCCTCGTACCTTTACAACACCAGTTTTTGCCTGAGAGATTCGCTTTTTAATAAAGTATCGAATCCGATTCTGCACATAAGGGTCGTTAATCATTTCTGGCTCAATCATAAGAGCCTTAATATAGTCGTTTTCCAGACTGTTTATGTAATTCGGGTCATCACGCATTCCACTGCCACGCAAATACAGCAACGCATCACGCCAATCACCGCCCATGACGCCCTTGATTTCGTCCAAAGTCGGCTTTACAAGCTCACGAATCTCATCATTCGTAAGCTGATAGCTTTGGATAAACTGATAATTCAGATTGCGCTCCTCATCAAGCTCCAACTCACAAGTCTTGGTTACAGAGAAGTGATAGTGGTTCTCTCTACAGTTTTCAAGATAGTCCTCACAACTATGATAACTATCCCACAGCTTCAACATAGAGGTACTAAGAACTACTTGAATCCTATTTATATCACGATAATCTCCCCATGCGTCTTTTAGCATATTCTGTTTTGCTATCTTCTTAGCGAACTCGCGGAAAGGGAAGGGAAATAACATGCCTTTACAGAACGCATTCCGCACGCAGAAGCCAGACGCGGTGGATGGGAGCTTCAGATCCTCACTCCACTGCTGTGCAAGGTCGTAACTGATGAGTCCAAAACCGTCATTCGCACACAGCTCACAATCATGTTCCTTATCTTCAACTATCGTAGGTTCTCCAGACACTCCATCGTCCAGAACAACAACATGGTCTTTAAAGCGCGTATAGCAATCATCTATAACAAGTACACCATCAGGGTCAGTGACCGGAATAGAAGCAGAGCAAGCAAGGGCTCTATAAGCCTCTAACTTTGCAGGCACAAATTCCATTCCCTTGTTACGGCCATTATCGATTCGTTTGCGGATATCATCAATAAGACGGTCGCTCACAAACACAATCGTACTATTCTTTACACCACCAGTGGTTCCAACCAAGCGACGATATGTAATTCCATTGATTTTGAACCCTTTAGGAGAACATGCCCGGCGGTAATCATTCTTCTTGTCTACCACCAGACACATATAATCCGGTTTGAACTGAACTGTGTCAAGCTCAGTGTATAATCTCCGAATTTCCCGGCGGTTCTCTAAGCAAGAGGGTTCATTCCGTAACATCTTAATTCTACGCTTAATACTCCGTGCCTTAGCCTCTGCATCCGTAACACCATTCAACTCATCAATCCATCGTAGAACAGTGCTATCAGCCAACGAGATAATCTCGTGATTTCGTCTGGCTTCATCTAATGGTAGAGTTAAATCCCATTTTGCTTCAACCAGACGCTTCGTATGGATCTTAAAAACAAACTTTTGGCAAGTTTGCTGCTTTGCCATTCGGCAGTCACCTCCATGTTCTTTTTGAATGTATCCTGTAATGTATAGCTAAAGGGAAAATATAAAAGCAGGCTTTTATAGATAGCAGCTCTCGCCATCTTCCATAGCCTTGAGCCAAAGTCGTTCACGCTCCTGATAGAGCTCGTCCAGATAATCTTCAGCCGACTCATACTCCCGGCGGGTCAGGCTTGCGTAGTTCATATCATGGATAAGTTGCTTGATTTCTTTATCAACATCCTCGTATGTACAAAGCATTATTCAACCTCCGGCTCGTCCATAATAGCTCCACAATAAGGGCAGAATATAACCTCTTTGAGATTAAAACTCTCCCCATCTTCCTTATCATAGCTTCGAGTATCACAATTTGAGCAAACGTAATTGCCGTATTTAGAAACCCAATGTGCATGAGTCACAGGTCTAAATTCTCCGCCAGCAGCAATCTCTCTTTTTAGAATCTCTTTCGCATACTCTACAGACATCTTACAGCATGTCTTTTGAAACGAAGATGCGCTTTTATCGAGCTCAATAATCTCCAGAACATCATCAAGAACGCTGTCTAAATGAGTCGCGTTGATATACTTGTCCATTACTTAACCTCCTCGGCCACTTTCCTAATTGTCGCACCAATCTGTTCAAGCTCTGCCAGCAAGACATCCACATCCTCAGCATTACTCTCGGAAATATTCAAGTCCTTAATCTTATGTAATGCCCACTCAAGATTCGGATAATAGCCGACCGTAACTTCCTTTGTGCCAGTGCCTACCTCACCAGTCTTTGGATTCTTGCCAGCTGGTCTTTGCTCAATAATAATGAGATTTCGCTCATCGCAGTTCTTTATAATGTACTTGCCAATCTGAATACGCATCAGTTAGATCTCCTTTACCTTACGGCTTGCCTCGGAACGGGGAAGAATACCCTCTTTCTTCAAACGCTTGTAAATATATGCCTTACCACGTTCAGTCCAACGCATGTGCTTACTAGATTTCTTTTTGCAGGTTTCCTTATCAAAGTAAGGAGTGGTCTCGTATTCAACAAAGCCCTCTCCGTCAAACTTACTGTAAAGATACCAGTGAGTGATCATCTTATCGCCACGTTTTGACTTGCAAAAATACTGGAGGCCGAGATCGTGAAGTTTCGTATTCATACGTGCTGCAGTCCAGCCATATTCCTTTGCAATATCAGTAACCGTATATGTGCTAGTAGACTGCAAAACCGCATCACAGTAGTCGGAACGAGGAGTCAAATATTCGTTTGTTTCCTTTAGCTGCTTATTTTTGCTAGAAAGGGCGGCGATACGCTTATCTCGTTCCGCAATCTTATTCTGCGCAACAATCAATGCAGCAGACAGAAGTTCGTCATCAGTCATTTGCTCTTGACCAACAATGTAACCACCAGTCTTACGGACAGAAGGAATAATTTCATTAGCCACAAGTGCTTGGAACTTTTCTGCCACATCGTTTTTAGCCTTCATTGCCAGTCGATAAAAAATATTTTCAGGGATATAGCTTGGAAGATTTCCATCGACACTCGTGTCGATACCAAGATCGTGCAAATATTTACGAACTCTCGTCCACTTTACACAAACATTTCCACTTGCGGCAACTTCTGTAAAACCAAGACCACGGGCAACATCTTCCAGTCGAAGATATGCAGTACCATCTTGCTCATAGCAGGATACACCATACAAACTCACGATTTCAAAATTCTGACTCATCAAATCTACTCCCTTTAATATGTATTTTATATTTCAAATAAGAGCCAAACAGACTCTTATTTAATTCTCATTCATACGGCTGACCTCAAATGCAGCCACATCATTCATGAAATCATTGATATGTAGGTACTTATCAGCTTTCCGTACAGTCTTTGGCTTGAACTCTCGGCACTTGCATCGTACCTCGTCACAAGTAGTGAAACACGGGATCTCGTACCGGCATTTAACACAAACATGCTTCTTGTAGAACTCAGGCAAGCGTCCAGCCGCTTGATAGTTCTCATAGGTTATTTTTAAATCAATCCAGTAGGGGTTATCAAAATTCATTGCACTCAACCTTCTTCCTTATAGACATTCAAACCATAGTTGCTATTATATTTTGGAGACCCTGCCATCTTAATATGATCAATCGCATTCTTGGATAATTGAACCATTTCTTCGATTAGATAATCATATTTATTCAAATCGATTCTTTTGCACTTCAAAATATCACAAAAATCACTATTAGCAAGCATGAAATCACCTTTTAATGTGAAATGAGTCAGTAGTAAATTTGTGCATTCTACAATTTTTGGACAAATCTCTATGCCATAAGCAGGAAAAATATTTCTACATCCAAAATATCGGTAGCAAACATCGCTAAGCTGCTCATAAAAATATTTCGCGTTTCCACTGCTATAAATATCATCTTGATTTTTACAAGCAGAACCATCTTTGTTTTTATATTCTGACAATAGCTTGTTTTCAAAAGTATGATACATATCTTCATCATCTTTTGAAAGCTTTACAGTTTTATACCTTACGTCGCCATTTTCTTCTGTAACTGCCTTTCCTGTAGCAATCAAAACATTTTTAATCTTAATTATCCCTTTCTTTTCAAGAAGCTTTAAAGCCGTCTCAAGATATTCTTTTGCAATAGACTTTACATGATGCTTAAATGTTGATGTATCTTTATAATTGACGCCATTAAGAATATCACACATAAAACCATATGTCTTTAAGTTACAATCCATCATCATTCCTTGAAGCGTCCAAAATACATCAATAACATCATCGTTAGATTTCTTGTTATCAACATAAATGTCCATAAGTTGATATACAATTACTCGTTGAAATACATCATAACAAGGAAGTTCTATTGGGTTATGGCTGTTATATAACTCATTTGTTTTATCAAAATCTCGAATATATACGACCTTCATACCCCACGGAGTTCCATGAATGGATTGAAAATCAACATATTTGTTAAGATCTAAAAAGAAATTATATCTTGCTTCTTTTCCGTACAATCTACCACCAGGAGTCGTCAGGCCAAGATATACCGCAATATCACGATAGCCATCAAATGTCTGTCCAACACGAAGACGATCCACCATTTCTTCTGTAATCTCGTAACGTTTATTTCCCATAAAGACTCCTTATCTCTTGTAAGAACCATACCATTTAAATCCAGCACGAGGAATTCCAGAATTTGCAGGGATACGAATCATTCCATCTATAAAGAGCTGAAGAACCTCGTCACTCAACTGCCTATGCACAAAATGAAAGGGTGGTTGAGAAGCATCATTGTAATATTCTGGGTTTTCCTCCAATACCGCTCTACCTCTTCTGACGGCAGAAAGTGTTGGAATATTCTCACACATCGCATCGTTCATTTCATGAAAGCTTTGCTGTTGCAATTTATATTCTGTCCGTGCAGCAGATCGCTTCAACGAGTTTGGTTCAATCGTAATATGGTACATCGGTCGTGCTAAGTCATATGTAAAAATTTCCTTGAATTTATTATCTAATTCTTCATAGAACTCATAAAGCCGTCCGGTCAGAAATACGTCTTGTTCACTCTGACACACTCGACCAGATGACGTATAGAATTCATGAAGCACATTCGTATACATCTTCATATAAATGGCCTTTTGGTCTTCAGACGGAATATGGTACTCTTCTGGGTCATGGTTTATAAACACAGCAGGGCAGTCTTCAAAAAATATTTCCTTGTTTTTCGCCATAGATTTAAGCGCAGACTCAATGTACCCAACCATTGTAGATTTAGTACATTGCTGAAACGTCTCAGCATCCGCTGCTAAATTCTCTCTAAACTCATCCATTTGCTCACGAGCAATATTTTCTAATGGTGTACCAACTATCTCAGCCCAAAAGGTATCCTCACAATGTAGGTCTTCTGAATATTGATAAAAATTCTTATTGGTCATTCCACATGCTCGTAATATTGCGGCTGGCGTCCAAAAGAATTCCATCCAACTACTGCCGTCACATTCTCTAAGTAGGTGATAAGCAATCTGGTTCTGCAAACGCAAGGAGAACTTTCCTTTATTTCTTGTCGGTAGAGGAGGAAGTACCTCATTGTCTGGACGAATCTTTACAATGATAAAGTGCTTTCCTTCCTTTTTAAACTCAACGAATCGATTTAGCTCTTCAAGGAAGTGTTTTTTGCTAGTTCCATCTAGTGGCTTTCCATTTTTGCCAAAGACATTAAGATAAGTAGATAGTTCTAAAAAATTAGAAAAAATTTGACCATCATTCAATTTGCCTGCTATCTCCGATGTAACCTCGTATTTTTTCTTGTCCATATAACCTCCTACTCAATTTAGTTGGATTGACGAGTCTGTATTATATATATGTATGAAGATACATAGTCGTCAGTCCAAGTACAACTATCACAAAATATCTCTTAATGGTTTACTCGACTTGAAGCTATGGCGCGTAAGCGACATAGATTCAATTTGAGTAAACCTACGAGCGTCCGCAGACGCGAGATCCATCTCCACGCCCTGTCTGGAAGACTACTATAAATATCCATCGCAAATATCCACCACAGTCATTCCATTACTAACTTCTTTGCGGTATCCTGTATTGTATAGTTATCTATACTCATTATACCATGAGATTGCCAAAAATTCAATAGCTACATAATACAGGATACGAATGTTTCTAGCTTCTATTATAATAAGGTATGTTTCTTGGAGTGTCATCTACTGTAGTCTTTCCAGACAGTGACCGTCAGCTTACTTAGCTCAAGTCGCTATTACACATTATTCTCCATGAAGAACATCTAGGTACTCTTGTGTGTTCTGTGTAAGCTGCCAGAGGCTACAATCATGCTCCTTGGAAGTCTCTGAAGTTTCTGAGAGTGCTGCTTAGATGCCAGATCAGTCCATTTATGGCGATAGGGGAGTACAGATAGGTACAAATAGGTATTTTATACTCCGAAGAATGGTCATTTTCGGTACATTTATGATACACATCGGGAAAACCCGCATAAATCCTAGACTTTTAAGCCTTTATTGGGTCAAAAAGGAACAAAAACATGGATAAAAAGGTACAAATAAAAAGAAAAACTAGCCAAAATATAACGCAAATACGTTAAATTCTAGCTAATTACCGAATAAGCTACCGATTGAAAAATAGCGATTTTAAGCCATTTTTAGCTATTTTTAATGGAAAAGTGAATGATTTGTGGGTATATGTAGGAGATGGTATAGGGGTATATTTTGGGATGTTTTTGTCAGGGAAAAGTGTACCCCGGGAGTGGTAGAAGATGGAGTGTCGGGATTGGAAAATAAGAGTGATATGTGGAGATTGTGAAGGTTTGGATTGGTTTAGATTATTGAGTTATTTATTGTGGGAATGTTGTGCAATATGCATAGGAGTAAAGGGAAAATAGAATTGATAATTGGTAATTATGAATAAGAAAGATGTACTAGGACTTCTTCCTGCTGCCGGGAACGTCCAAAAAATGGAAAGTACGCCCCACGGCTTGAGTGCTGGAAATGCTCAAAATACGACACTCAACACGGCAAGGGCAAGGCGGGATTTTGGCTGTACTGCTATTATCTGATAAAGTATCAACAAGTGCAGATAATAGTTAAAGAATTTTAATTGTTTGATAACAAACAAAAATGTTCGATACAAAACAAAATGTTATGTTGATTTAAAATCAACTTATGATTATTTTTCGTTTCTTTTCAATCAACAAATCCGCTTTTCCCTTATAAGGTAATTATATATTATATTTTATCCTTATTTCAGCCGAAACGCCCACGACTTGCCAAAATATAATTTTTAACGATATATCGTTATTTTCTATATTCCTGGAATTGTTGCGCGTTTTGTCCATGCGTTTGTAACAAAAGTATATGTTCAACCATGGTGAAACGTGGTAAAGTATAGCTACCGGAAGGCCGGAAGGCTTGAAGGAACGCACGGTCGGAAGGTGCGGGAAAGTTCCCCGACAAATCGCCAAATGGTAAGCGGTCGTTCCCCGAACGAAAGGAAGTGCAAAAGTAATTAGTACGGAACGGCGTTCAAGCATGATACCACGTCTAACAGGCGGGTCGAGAGTATGGCGGTTTTAGACGTGTACACAAAACAGTCCTTCAGTCAATCGAACGACTAAAACAAATGACACGGCGGGCAAGGCGGTATGGAATCCGTACTTGTTCAAATGGTTTACCTTGCAAAACAGGCCGAAACCGATTCCAGATTGACAAAATGCGCTGGAAGGATAAAAACAATTTAACCGTTTTAAGAGAATCTAGAACGCAAGTTTTAGCAACGTCTTGAACGCAAGCTATCAGTTTGTTACTTTTAGGCGGTACAATGCAACCTTGCATGGTTGAGAAAACAGAATATTTTTGCAAAGATACGCAATAGACGGCGCTGGACTTCAAAAGTTTGGCGCTTTTTGTTTGGACTTCAAAAGTTTGGACTTGTCGCAGACAATAGCAGAAATTGACGGTTTTCCGTGACAATTAAATAATAGCAAGCATGGTTGAAGGGCTGTTTTGGCAGACAGAGGGTAAACCATGCTTTACAGCATACATATTTGCCCATCGTGGGCGAACCATAGGCTACAGGCAGAACCTGGATTTTTGTCTGTAGCACTTGGCTTGCTCATAATAGCAAGAAGTCCGTACACACATTATAACACAACAAAGGAGAAAATACTATGTCTACTACTACCATTCTGTCCGCTATCAACTTCAACGCTACCGCAGCCGCAGAGAAGAACCGCACCACCGGTGCCGCCGTTGCCCTGTTCAAGAAGGGTGGCAAGGAAGTCAACACCTCTGAGAAGGCTCTTGGCAGAGACTGCTTGAAGGGTATCACCGCAGAACAGTACGAAACCTATTGCAAGGCCGTCCGTGCTGTCTATCTGGACGCTGATTTGCTGGCACGCTATGCCGCAGACGCGGACTCTGTTCAGAAGATTAAGACCTTCTACTTCAACGATCTGGCAAGCCTTACCACTGCTATCATTGGCGATACCTTCAAGGTCAATGACGTCTTTGCAACCTTCACTGTTGAGCAGTTCATTGAGCAGAGCGTGGGCAAGGTGCGTGCATTCACCGCTACCACCGCAGGCCACGGCTACGACACGGAAGCAGAGTCTCAAACTAAGTTTGTTAAGTGGGTTGAAGCGTGGTTCAGTGCCAACGCAAGCGGTGTTGCTATGCTCTCTATGGCAGAGCGTGACCGCCGTGCAAGCGTACGCAAGCTGTCCTCTAAAGTTGTGCGCCTTACTAAGAGTGTTGAGAATGCAGAGGAAGTGCTGTCTAGTGCTAAGAAGGAGCTGGACTCTCTCAAGAGCAAGAAGGATACCAACGCAAAAACTCTGGAAAAGAAGATGAAGGCTGTTCAAGGCATGGAAAAGGATCTGGCAGACGTCAAGAAGAGCCTGGAATCTGCTCAGACCAAGCTGGCAGACCTTCAGAGCAAGGACTTCACCAACGACTTCAGCGCAGAAGAAACCCTGTAAATGAACTACACAACCACTGTGAACACACAAGAACTCTACATAAACGCTAGACGACTAAGGGTACTAGGGAAGACGTAACCCTTGCCACTACGGCGCAAGCCGTCACTATCAATCGAAAGAAGGGAATACTATGCAAAAGTTTCTGTGTAAGAACCATGCAGACCGTCAGATTAAGTTTGACGGTCATTCTGTGCCGTCTGGTGCATACTATGGTCAGACCGCAGATAGATTGCGTTTTATCGCAATCGTCAAAGTGAATCAGATCGGCATGGTTTGGCGTTCTGGTAAAGGTTTGGTTCCGTGGGAGAAGTCTTATAATCAGACTGTCGTTGACTTCATCAGAAGTGAACCTATCGGCGTAAATCCTGAGACTGTGCATTTTGATATGGCAGTGAAATCAGAACGCAAGAAGGCTGGACGTTATGCAGCACGTTTTGCTGGCACTGGGTCTGCTAGTGCAAATCGCAAGAGCAAGAAGGCAGCGAAACATACTAAGGCTTTCCGTACTCGCAATGATTCCTTTACAGAAGAGTATAATAATGCCTCTAGCCTGATCTATGGGAAGACTGTCGAGATGAACAGACGACCTCAAAAGGTCTATGGTAAGATTGCAGAGTACATGGACGGTAGCGGTGCTGGAAAAATCCGTGGTGATATGCGTCCTCTTGAGCCTGTTTTCCCTGTACCTTCTGGTAGAAAGGCAAGGTGAATCATGTCAGCAACTGTTTCAAGTGGCCAGAACTTGCGTAAGAGTGAAAAGTTTGCTATAATTGCATCAAAAGGTGGTGCAACTATGGCAAGCAAGTACGACAACATGAGTAAAGAAGAGCTTGTTGCCGCTATGAAAGCGCGAAATAAATCTTATAAGTGGCAAAAGGCTTGTGTTCTTACTCCGGCAGAGGGTGAAAAGCTGGAAACTGAAATTCTTCCTCTTTATGGATGCACAAATGTTTCTCAGCTGGTAAAGAAAATCGTCAATGACGAATTAACCCTTTCCCCGTCAGAATCCAATTCTTAAAAAGAACAAGTGTAAAGTAAAAGCACTTTACAACAACGTCTTGTGAATTTATCGCAAGGCGTTTTCTTTATGCTCAAAATTGTATAATTATGCAAATATTATGCAGAATATGCAAAATGAAAAAAGAAAAGGAGAACATTATGAAAGAATACGCAATCTTTGTTGCCTGTGAAGAGGATAAGGACCCAAATTTTGGCGGTCGTTATATCCTCTACACGGAAGAGGAAGTAAATACCCTTGGCGGTCTGGATTCTGTTCTTGCAAAATTGAAGGCAGAAGGTGAGATCATCACTGGTATTCAGACTGGCGAGCAGTGAAAACACAATAAAAGAGGAGTTCTACCATGGCGATTTTGGCTATTGAATCGGCTCTTGATGTTGCCATAACATTTGGTGATACAGAGCTTGTGAAAATCTATCAGGAAGCCCTAGCAGAAGCCGGTGTTGAATACGTCAGCATCGCAAAATGCTGGATTGAATAAGAAATAAGAAAGGATGTTTGTTATGAAATCGCTTCTCATGTTCTTTGGCTATTCGGCCTATCAGGCTGGGTGTATTGCGCCTATGATGTGGATGTTCGTTGTTGGTGCCATCGCTATGGGCGTGGCAGAATGGAAAGGGTTGTTGAGATGAGTTATTGCATTATGAGTACGGCAGCAGGTGCCGGAGTGTATCTGGCAGAAACACCGCCGATGGACTTTAAGAAGTATGAATCGCTCAAGCAGTCTTATCTGGACTATTTCGGCAAAGTTTGTGCAAGTGATGCGGTGTTATTCGACACGAAAGAGCGTGCTGAAATGGCACTGAAACGCTTGATCCTTATGGGAAAAGGAACGCAGTGGTTCTTGCGGAAGTATGACACTTGCATGAATAATGTGCTTCCAGCAGAGTTGTGAAAGATATGTTTTAAGGAGAGTTTGATATGACCGCAAAAGAGTATTGTAAGAGCCATCCTGTAACCGCTTATGATAGCAGCTATGGCCGTTGTGGCGGCTTTCAGATTCATGGCGATATCGAATACGGCATCGACGATTACCTTTATGGTATGTCTGGTGCGCTATGTGAAGATGAGAAATATCATAGTTACCATCACTTGAAGATCATCTATGCACCGTCTGGCAGAGCATACGTCAAGTGTTTCGGAAAACGAATTTATCTTGATGAGTGCATGAGAGTGTAAAGGAGAAACGACAATGAAAAAAGGTCAATGGTTCATGAATGATGAGACCGGTGTTATCACCAATATTCATCGGGAAGCTGTCGAATGGTATCGGCAGGGGGCAAATGTCTCAATCTGGATCAACGGTGTTTTTGTGTGCCGTTGGGGTCACTGATAAGAAAAGGAGAGTACAAGAAAATGAAGCTTACTCAGAATAAGCTGTCCGTTATCCTGGCTACTATTGTGGCTGGTGTTTCCATTTTGGCAAACTGTATGACTGCTAATGCAGCAGGACCTGTGAAAACCGGCCTGAACGATCGTTATGTGCTGGCAGGCCGTGTGGATGAAATTGAGGTGTTTCGCAACGGGATCAAGACAATTCATGTGGTTGATGAGAACGGCGAAGAATGGCTGTATTCTTACGCAAGCATGGAAGAAACTCCGTCAGATGGTCAGAAAGTGACCATGGTTATGAACAGTAACGGCACAGAAACCATCTATGACGATACCATTGAAGACGTTCTGTGGGCACGGTCTGATGAAGTGAATGTTGATTGATGTTCACAAAATGTTCGCAGAAATAAAACGTATCAACGTACTAAAATGTGACGTTAATAAAATCTACATTTTAGTGCTTGACAAAATTACAAGTATCCTGTATTATGTAGCTAAGAAGGACGGTCCGTTAGAGGACTTTTATTTTTACCATTAAGCTATATAACACAGGATACACAAGAAAAGGAGAATCAAACATGAAACGCACAAAATCTATGGTTTATCGTGAGACTTACGAAAGTGAAGATCTCTATATCACTACCATCAATGACGGCGATTTGTATCGTCAGATGATTTTCCCATTTATTGACAAGCTGAAAAAGAAGTACAAGGCGGGGAAGTACGACAAAGAAAAAGCAATTGATTATTATTTCCAGATTGCAACGGAAGAAGCAAAGAGGTATCACAAGAAGTTTGGCAGTGCCGGAATTGAATTCAATCGTGTGTTTGATGTTCAGTGTCGTTTCACTGTAGCTGCGGACATGGAATTATATTACTTTGAAAATGATGTTTCTCGTGAGGAGTGATTTGTATGAGTAAGAGTTTGATGCAGCGTTTGATTGATGCTGGTTATCCAAAAGAGGATATGGATCACCATAATAGTGATTTGTATGTTTACGTTACACCTTTGACCACAAAAATTATTTCTGAATGGTGTAATGAAAACAAATACACAATGGATTGGCACTGCCCTAAATTCGTGGATCAGGTTACAGGAAGCGTGATGTATGACTGCGCTTTTCAATACGAGCCATACTGGTGTGAGATAGCAGGAAGAGTTTAAGACACGCCGATACATCAAAATTTTTGCTACATAACTACATAATATAGGATACAAAAGGAGAGAGTGATATGAAAAAGGTCGTTAGTCCGTGTTTCTGCAAGGTCTACACCAGAAGCGGCAATGAAGCGACTGCGCGGGCATTCTGCGAAATCTGCTTTGAGGAGGGCAAACTCAGTATCCATGGCGTGATCGGCCCTCTGCGCAGCGGTAACTGCCGTGGCGGTGCTGGTCAGTGTGTTGATGCAATCCGTGAAGGCCGCCCCTGCGATGAATGGACTCAGGAAATGCTCGACAAGTTCTGCTCCATCTGGGACGAGTGGCATTTGAACGATATGCGTCCGTACTGCAAGCACCAAAAGGAGCTTGGCTGGGATAAGCTGGCCGTCACTCCTGTCACTCTGTACCACTATCGGCTGAACAGCAAAACCCTCCGGCGGAAGAAATCCATTAAGAAAAGCTCGTGGAAGATGCTCTGCGATGGCATGACCGCAGCTCTTAGCGATGACCAGATCGAAGTTGCCAAACTGCCGTACAGTATCACGCTTCCGCATGAAATCTCCGGCGATGCGGCTCTGTACTATGAGCCGCAGAAATCGCTCTATCCCGGAATGACCGGCGCGACCGAAACGAAGACCCTCGGCTGGCTATACCCCGATGAGCACCCCGATGGCATCCTCGGTAAGCCTTGCCCGGTCTGCGGCTACCAGTATGGCCACGCATGGCAGACCGAAGAAGTTCCGCAGGAAGTGATCGACTGGCTGTTTGCACTGCCTGACACACCTGTCAAGCCTGCGTGGGTGTGATTATAAGTTGTTGTTGTTGTAATGAGGTGAAAAGATGATTATTGATTCAATTCTTGATCGCCGGAATGGCTATCCTTACAACGCTCACGAATTTTACAACGATATCAGAGATTATGAGCGTCTAGGTGTTGGTACGCACGGCGAAGATATTTCTATCGCGATGGACTACGGTGATAACCGTGATGTGCAGCGTGCGCTGTGTCAGTACATCCAGCGCAATGGATACCCGGCAGATATTGAGGACTACATAAGAAGTCAAGTCTGGGTGGTATAAGCAGCAGATGCTAGGTGATTAGCGGTACTAGGGCAGACATAACCGCTACCAGAATGCGAAAGCATAAAAATATAAAAAGGAGCGATTGATATGGAAACAATGTACGACCGCATCAAGCGAATGGATAAGCATGAGCTTGCTGAGTTTATCTATGTTGTTTATCAAGTTGGTGTTAAAGATGGTAAACAGAATCTTTGTGATTCTCCTATGGGATTTTTTGGTTGCTGTTACTTCCTTAATGATAACGTAAAAGTATGGATGCCGAATGATAAGCCTAAAGATTTTTGTGATGCTTGGAATATCTAAATATTAAAAGGAGTGTTTGACATGAAGAAGTTTAATTCGATCTTAAATAAAGGGTTCAATATGACTTTTGCAAATGGTATTACTGCAAGCGTCCAGTGGGGAGCTGGGAATTATTGCGATAATCATTTTAGCAAAGACTTCTCTTTCTCAAAAGAAGCAAGTTCTAATACAGCAGAAGTGGCCGCATGGAATGAAAGCGGCGAATGGGTTACAAATAAGCTCTACGACACCTGGGATGATGTTGCTGGGTATCTTTCACCAAATGAAGTGTTACAGTTTTTGAATAACTGTGCGAATTACAAAACGGCTTAAAATCATGCTTTTATAAAGGAGTAAAACATCATGACTATTGAAGAAGCAGTAAAGGATTTCATTGCAAAAGCAAATCCTTCTAAGTGGGAAGGATATAACGATGAGTCTCCCGAATGGGGAGATATTGTCCCCAGAGACGTTAACCTAAATGATTTTGAATATGATGTTGAAAATCGAAAAATTATTTTATCTTTTGTTTTTGATGACTACGGTCGGTTAGTAACATACTGTCGGATTTTTAACAAGAAGAAAGATGAATTGATGAATGCAGGCTATATTGGCAGCATTTGTTTTGCCGACATTATGTCAAATACAATTCGTGGAATATTTTATTAACGAAAGGAAAATAAAAATGAAGTATACCGTGAGCCTTGAAACAAAAGAAGTTTACGAAGTTGAAATCGAAGCGTCGGATGCAAATGTAGCCGAAAGAATTGCAATGGATATGTGGAAGGACGGGACATTAAAGCGAATGGATGGACTTATTGATTTTATTTCTAGTAAATGATAAAAGGAGAAAATAAAAATGTATACAGCAGAAGATTTTTATAAAGCGTATTCATGTTTGTACAAAACAACTAAAGAAGAAGCTATTGAAGTATATAAAAATTGCAGTGAGGAATTTGCTTATGAAACGATTTGTCGTTATAGATACCCTGATAAATATCCTTTCTAAGGGAATATTCCTTATCAAAATTGAGGTGATAATATGACATCCAAAGAAAAGAATATCGTTCTCGCAGCTCTTTCTTCTTATCGGCGTAAGCTGATGGATCAGAGTGTTTCGTTCCTTAGAGCTGGCAACCACGAAGATGCAAAACAGTCAACGATGGAAGCGGCAAACGTGAATGCGCTGGTGATTAAGTTTACAAGAGAAAAGGAGTTTGCAATATGAGAAACCTGTCTAAACAGAACCGCAAGAAAATTTTTGATTTGATTCGTCGGGATTGTGATTTCATTGGTTCTTACGATCTGGAACATTCTGAAGAAAGTGTTTTGACCTATCTTCCGAAGCGTGGAACACAGATCTACAAAGATGTTGAAGAAGTTCGTGTCGTAAAAAATCGCAAGACCGGAAACTGGGTTGAGTCCGTTATTGATGTGCGTTGGCAGCACGGTATGACTTGCGCTGATGCAGAGATGATTGAACGCAAGTATCAGTGCAAATCTAATAAGTAAGGAGCTTGCAATATGAAATACAAAAGAATGAAGATTGTTTATATTGATGGCTGGTATCATGTTGAACAAACATGGATGAGTGGCAAGGTTATTATTACCCCGTATAGATGGAAGGATAAAAGAATAGCTCAATCTTACATTGCTGCTTTTTATGAAGCTGGGGAGGTGGAAGAAATTGACTGATCCTTGCCGTTACTGTGTGGCACCGGAGCGTTATCCTGGTTGCCACGACCATTGCGAGAAACTAAAAGCCCATCGTGAAAGTGACGAGTATAAGAAGCTGTGTGAATATAAAGAAAAGTATTTTAGAAACAATATGCCGAAAAATACGGTAGCAATCTATTATGATATGCGTCGTAAGAAGCATAAAGGTTTACATATGATGGGCTATAAAGGAATGGGTGTTTAATATGGACGAGAATGTTTTCAATAACATAATGGATTTTTTCGATGAATGGGAAGATACGTTAAATCATCGTATCGACACTACCATTAAAATGACAAGTGGGAGACCCGAATTAAACAACCATAAAGAAAGAGTTATCAATAAAATTACGGCGCAGAAAAAACTTCTCTGGGAACTAGAAGAATCTTTCTATAATAGATTTCAAAAGAGCAAATGAGGTAATAAAATGAGAGAATTAACTTTAAGTGAACTGCATGAGATTAGTTGTAAATTAAGTGACAAGTTTATAGATGAGATTGTGAATAAGCTCATGGATTCTGTTTTTACAATGGATTCTAATAAAGAATTTTTGAAAGCAAGAATTAAACGAGTCACATCGGAAGCATTCTTATGTGGATATTGGACAGAGAGGGATTATTATCTGTCCTTGTTTGGAGCTGCTTATGCTAATGCTGCAATTCAGGATTTTATTCGAAATATTGAGAATAATGTTCCTGAAATTCATGCTTTCTTTGACGCAAATCATGGCTCGATGAACTTTGTTGGTAAATGGGTGTTCACAAGAGTAGAGCATAGTTCTTGCGCTCGCACTATTCCTAAGTATACGGTTGCAAAAATTATTGGTTGTGGCGATAGGGGATATGACATCCAAACAGAAAATGGCATTAAGATGTATGAATGCGGATGGGAGGTTTAATAAAATGTGGGATTTAGTTGAAAATGAATATTCTAAAAAATATGGGATTGGGTGCGCAACCTTTTTTCGTGACAAACAATTAAAAACAGCAATGGTTATGTATAAATATAATGGCCGTAGCATTATGTTTTGCTATTCCGAGTACGATAATAAGATTCTATCTGACGGTGATAAAGACGAAATTGAGATGACAATCAAAAAGAAACTCAACTTTTGGAGGGATTAACTATGTGGGATTTAATGGGCAACAATTATTCAGAAGTATACGGTATTGGATATGCTTTACTGAATGGAATTTCAGCTGGATTTTATGTGAGTGTCATGTACAAGGATCTTGGAGATGAAATTTACTTCTATTATCTTGATAATGCTCCTTACGGAGAACTCGATGATAATACCAAAAATAAAATTGAAGATATTATCCGTGATGACCTTAACAAGCGTCATATTTTTGGGGAGGACTGATCATGTGGGATCTGAGGGAAGTTCACGCTTGTTTTGATGGTGAAGGCTGGGTTTGGAAAGCGTTTGATATTTCTGACAAACTGATGTAAAAGGAGAGTTTTATTATGAAATACGACACTCAAGCGATGGCTGAGGTCCTTTGTAAAACAGCAGGCGTTGAATATAGCTCTGATTTGGAAAAATTGCTATACCATTTAGATATTCAAGCACAAAATCCTTACAATGCAGATTTTCGGCGTACAGGTTTGGCTATCATTGTAAAAGTGTGTGAGGAGTTGGAAAAACGATAATGTATTATCATCTTGAATACTCTGTCAGACACTTTATGTACGGCGATACATATAGAGGACATGAAATATATCCAACAAAAGAACTGCGTGATGCAGAGATTGACTGGATGAAAACGTGTTACAGCAGACTGACCGAGCTTGTCTATGCAACGTATGAAACCGAAACGCTTGGTGAAGATAAGATAATAATATAAAGGAGAAAGATATATGTATAATGTTGATGAACATGATTTCAAAGTCAAAATTCATGATGGCTGGCTGATTGCTACGGAATCGGCAGATAAAGAAAGCTATCCAGGAATGGGAATTTTTTACTCGAAAGACGGGGAAACATTTTCATGGAACGATTTGATTACAATTGTTGAACAGGATGCAGAAAATGATAAGATTCGGACTGATCTATATAAGAAAGGCCGCGAAGATTGTTGCTATGTTTTTGATTACGAAGATGGAGAATTGATAGAGTGAACGTTATGATGAAAAGTTGCTTCAATAGAAATTTCTTCAAATTTAAAACAAGGTCTGGGTACATTATTATTTTGACTTCAACGGATAAAAATGGGCACATGACTGCATTTGCATTTAGCTCAGTCGATGGAAAAACTTTTCATCCGTGGGATTTGATTAAGGTTTTTGATAACGAGGACGAGCGTATGGCAGATTTCAATTATGACGACATGAGGTGAGAGTTATGACTGCACGTGAAATTGCAAGAGATTTTATTTCTAAGATGAATCCATGTAGATGGAATGGACGTGGATACAAACCGGATACATTTAATGATAAAGATCAGATTAAATATCATGTAGATGGTCACCCTGAAATTGATGTGGATGTTTATTATGAATATGATGCTGGCGATAATAGCTGGTGGCATTTTTGTGATGCACGTGATAATGCTTCTGGCGATAAAATTCTTGGTGTATGTAATCCTAATGTTTGGTCTATTGATGCAATTGAAGAATCTGTTAAATATTTATTTAACAAAATGAATATTGAAATTAAATAAAATCGAGGTTTTAAAAATGTGGACTTTTAATAGGATTTATTTTCGGGAAAGTTGTATTTTGCTTGTTGAGGAGGACGGAGAAAAGAGTGCGATCACAACAAGTGTATATGACTTAATAAGAATGTACAATAACGGTGAGAGTGAATGTCCTAGTGATAACGCAAAGGTTATTTATTGCTCGATTTTTAATGTAAAAAATGAAATGTAAAACGTTCAAAGATTTTATGGATATGCTTGAGAAAATTGTAGCTGATTGTTGTTGAGGTTTTAGATATGAAAAGTTATTTATTTGATATGAATAATGTATTTTGTATTACGACAGAAGCAAGCAAAAAGATTGTTGTTTTTGATGAAGATTTTACAAGCAAGGATGTAGTTCTTTATTATTTGTGTAAACGAATTGTTGACCTCGAAAATGCTGGTTATTTAGTTTGCGGGGTCACAGAATTAAATCCAGATGGTTCTCATCCGAAGGTTGCGTTTCGTAATACGAAAGAATATAAGAGAGCTAAAAAGGAGTATAAATTGTGATGAATGTCAATGAAATTCGTTACTTTGAACGCAAGATGACCGACAGTGCATTCGACGATGCGGTGAAATACGATCCAGCGATTGCAGTTCGTGCAAAGCGAGCATGGGTTATGAAGATGCAAGGGCTGATTTCGTTCCGGGAGTACATTTCTTGTTTGCAAGATATCACAGGCAATGCACGACTGTTCTGGAAATACCAGTTTTGATAAAACAGTTCTTTTATCGTGAAAACGACATGAAATAAGTACATAGATACGTTAAATAAAAGGAGAAAACAATGAGCGAAAAAATTGTGGTAACGAATTGGAGCGGAAAATCGTGGGAAATGACTTCCGAGCAGATTCTGGCAGCATATCGGTATCAGGAGAACCAGTTCCGAATCGCAGATGCAAAAAATCAGCTTGAATTGAATGCTGATTGGATTGAAGAACAGTATGGGTACACCTACGATGAGATTCTTGAGTTTGCAGAAGAGTTGGCTGAACGATATCATGATAATGAAGATTGCAATGTTTCTGAGAATGATATGTGGGTAAGTCAAATCGAAAGAATGTTTGAAGTAGCTGGAACAAAGGAGTAAATAAAAATGAATGAAAAGCGATTTGAAGTAGATACACCCATCGGGAAGATTGTCGCAGAGGGTTTTGTAGAGCCATATCCTGAGATTGTAATTTACCTTAAGAGAAATGATGGCGAAACAATCAACCTGTCTAGTATCAATTATGACAGTAGTGGTGATATTGAAAATTATCTTTGGATGGATGTGCTCAGTGACGAGTACACAGACCATAAGAGCTGGACGTCTGAAGATTTGACCGCAGATTTTTCTTAATGAACGAAAATGAGTAAAACAAAATGGCTACTAACAATTCTATGACCGTAATAACCTCTAAGCCTTTTGGCACACTGAATATGGATGTATACGAGGATAGCAAGCATCAGTATTACATGACCCGTGAACAAATTGGTACGGCGCTGGAATATGGAAACCCTAGTAAAGCGATCCAGAACATTCATGTCAAAAATTCAGACAGGCTTGACCCTTTGAGCTCGTTCCTCAATCTGAGGAATGAGGTCGGAAATCATACGCAAATGCGTCAAGTATATGTTTACAATCTTCGCGGCGTAATGGAAATCTGCCGTCTTTCTCGTCGGCCGAAGGCAGATGCATTCATGGATTTCTGCTGGGACATTATGGAATCTTTGATGCGTGGTGATTCCGTTCTGGCTACTCCTCAGATGGATGCTGCACTGAGTAAGGAGTTCATTGATGTAAGACTTCATGCTCTGTTTGATAGTATGAAGAGCCTTCAGAGCGAACTTGATTCCACCCGTAAGGATCTCAGTGAACAGATTGAGGAAGCTCGTGCCACTAGCAATGAAGCACTGAATGTGATTAGCAGCGTATCTCAGTGTGTCCATCAGATCAAGGACAAGCAGATGGATAACGCGATTCGTGCTAAGAGCTACACGCCTCGCGGTGTTATCCGAGATGACATGAGTGATTGGCGTAAGGACTTGTATAGTAAAATCGGTGTGATTGCAAACACCAAAGGCTATACGAGCAAAGAGACGCTTCATAAGATTTATGAATATTTAAATCGACACTACGGTTTTGTTCTTGAAGATGCTCGTGCAAAGTATATTAAAAGAACGAATCGCAGCGGAAAAATTTCCACGATTGACATCATTGAAGATGATTCTACTTGGAAATCTATTATGGGGGCTGTTGTTGCAGATATGTATGCAGCGTCTATTGAGCGGCTGCATCAGAATCAGAACGAACTTCGCCCGACTCCAAAGGCTATCGAAGCAGTTCCTGAAGTAAACGTGAGCGATGGCCCTATTGTTGACGTAGTAGTCAAAGAAGTTGTAGAAGATAAGCCTAAGAAACAGAGTGAGACGGCAAAGATTCTTTTCCCAATTATGATGCCTTTGGCAGAAAACCTTGGTGATAAGCCGCAATACAAGCACACTTATACCCTAATCTATGAGTGTATTGGTTATAAGAAAATGAATAATTTGTTTATTGCTTACGAGAAGGCTCATGGTAAAGCACCAAGTCCGAAGACAAAGGTGTTTATCGAAAACGAAAAGAATCTCGCACTGTTTAAAAAGGCTGTAAAGCAGCTGATGAAAGAACAAGAGAACAAGTAAATGTACGTAATATCGAACGGTCATAATTATATTATGAAACGGAAAGGGGGTCGGATTTGTGCAACTTGTGATATTAACCTAGCGTTACAGTTTGAATCTAAGGGTCTGGCTATTTGTGAAATCAACAAGCTTCCCGCCGGGTATAAGAACGGACACTATGTGCCGAAATCAATGGATGAAATCGAAGCTTCAAATAAGAGTCCGAATATAACGAATCAGGTTGCAAAGCCAAATACATACGCATTTCATATGAAAGATTCTGAATGGCTGATAGAGTTGAAGAAAAATCTTGAGGTCACAGACAAAACCATGGCCAGCCTCGATGATTTATATGCCAAAATCTACAGTGACTTAACTGCCGCAAGTGATGAGATTGATGATCTTGAACACGCTATTGAGTTCAAGATTGTAAACGCAGCGCAAGGTTATCAGCTTATGGCAGAACTTAAAAGGGCTCGCCAGAAGTGCAGGGAAGTTAAGGATGCAAAGCTCTTGCTTGAAATTGTTATGAATACAGAAACTAGAGAATGGGGAGACGGCAAGCTGGAGACTGCTATTGAGAAACTTGACACTCGTCAGTTTACTCCGAAAGTTCGCAACGATTTGTTTGAAAAGAATTGAGGTACATAAAAATGACGATTCATATTTTACATGAATGTATCGACTCTAGCGATTTCTACGCGGAAGGTAATATTATTACCATTAACAAAGATAAAGAGAAGTTGTCTGAAAAGATGTTCTTGCTTTATAAGGATTGCCGGGACTCGGAAGGAAATAGTGTGAACCAGGACGAAACGTGGTGTGATTCATGTGAGGCGTCCGTTGTTAGTGGGAGCTCTGGAAATTACTATCGACATCATTGGAAAATTGACAAGTTTGAGGTGTGAATTATGATGGTATATGGAAACATAACGTGTAATCGCTGTGGCATTACATGGTATGGCCCTAAATGTGGAAAGCTCTATTGTGATAAATGTCGTAAGATAATAAGAAATGAGGCATCCATTCGATGCAAGAATAAAAAGAAACATAAACCAACATTTGTTGAGATTGTAAGAATGGCAGATGCTGAAGGATTATCTTACGGTAAGTATTGCTTGAAGTATGGAGTTTGAGGTGAATGTGATGAGTGCGCTTGAAAACGAAAAGAAAATCGAAAATACTGTTGCTCTTGATTTTTCTGACTACGATTCTTCTAACAAAGAAAAACGTCAGAACGTAGTTAAAAAGAATTATAGCCTAACTCGTATGGAAGCAAATCATGGGTCAGTTCAGCCAATTAAAGACAAAGAGGATATCAAACGTATTTCAGAATATTTTTGGATTAAACATCAGTACCGCAACTGGTGTTTGTTTAATGTAGGATGTTGTACAGGATTCAGAGCAAGTGATTTGCTTCGTTTGAAGGTTTCTGATGTAGCAGCTACAGATATGAATGGAAAGGTTGTGGTGAATTTCAACGCAAAACTTCGTGTTAAGGAAAAGAAAACAAATAAGTATCGCATTCTTAAAGTTCCGGTTCCGGCACTAAAGTGTATTCAAACTTATATCAATATTGATGGATTGTCTTATGACGATTGGCTCTTCCCGTCTCGGCAAGGCAGTTGGAAGAACTCCATGAGAACAAACGGTGGAACAAGCGTAAGTAAATCTGATGTGTTCCGTAAGTATGATGCAAATCCAAAAGAAATGGGCGATCCGCTTGATGTGGATTCTTTTGGCAGAATCATGCGTCAAGTTGGTAAGGAGTTAGATCTTCCTGTCCAGCTTGGTTCTCATAGCTGCCGCAAAACTTTCGGATATCAGTTTATTGCATCTCATCCAAATGACGTAAAAGCTCTTGCGTGGTTGCAGCATAGTCTGAATCACAGTAGTCAGGCAATTACGCTTCGCTATATTGGTCTGGATGAAGAAGTGGATGATGAATACTACTCTGGGATTGATTATGGCGTGGACTGCCATGAAAACTCTTGAGGTGTGCTATGGCTGATACTTATATTAAAATCTGGGATACTTATGAGAGCTACTTTGAACCACTTAGTGCTGCTGAGGTGGGGCGTCTGGTACTGGCGATGATGAAATATAAATCGTCTGGAATGGAGCCTGAGCTCAACGGAAATGAGCGGTATGTGTGGCCTGCTATCAAGAGAGATTTAATTAAAGATGCCGAATACATCGAAGGTAAGAGGATTTCTGGTAAAGCTGGTGGCGTATCAAGCAAGCGTAAGCAAAACGAAGCAAACGCAAGCAAAACAAAGCTAGAAAAAGAAAAAGAGAAAGAAAAAGATAAGATATCGTCTTCGTCTTGTGATGAGACGACAACGACGAAACCTATTGAGGATGTTTTCCGAGAGAATATCGGGAAGCTTGGTGCTACTGGTCAAAAGGCTTTAGCAGAATATGTTGAGCGCATGGGTGACGAACTTGTGCTTGCCGTGATTGGTAAGTGTTCTGATCTCGGCGGTAGCACATGGGCTTATGTGCGAAAAGCACTGGACGAAGCTGAATCTCTTGGTTGTAAGACCGTTGATGATTATCGACGGGTGTGTCCGATAGGGAGTGGCCGTAATACAAGAGTGGATAGACAAGCTCCTAGTGGAAACGATTGGTTAAAAAATGCAACAAAACGTCGTCCGCTGGTTAAAAGAGAGCTGGAAACAGTGTGAATGGAGGTATAAATTATGGGACTGTTACTTGGTTTGGGTCTGATTGGTGCAGCATTTGGTATTGATGCAGTGAAGCAAGCGCCGTTTGATAGGGCATATCGCCGTCTCGAAAATGAGTGGGGCACTTGTACATCAGAGGAGAATAAGCGGTGCGACGCTCTAAAGTATGCTGTACAGAACGGCTTGTGTTTCGAGGACGAGAAGAAGCCTGTTATCGAATGGAAGAAACTGAGAGATCTTCAGTGGAAGTATCAGTTGGCCGGTATTTCTTGGCCGAGAGAATCTGCAATTCGAGATGTGTGTCGTTTGGCGGCTCGTGACCGTGGATTTGAGTATAAAGGGTATCTGCGAAACACATTGACGTTTGGTTATATCACTGATCCGAAAAACATTTGCAAGCTTGGTATTGTAGATTGAGAGGAGATTTGAAAATGAATAACACTCGTAGAAAAGCTATAAAACAGACCATTGACCGCTTTGATTCCATCCGTAAGAAGCTGGATGAGCTGGTGTCGGAGTTCGAAAGTGTAAAATCAGACGTTGAGGATATTCAGTGGGAAGAAGAAGAGTATCGTGATAACATGCCGGAGAACCTACAGGGAAGTGAACGGTATGACAAAGCAGATGAAGCTTGTACAAACCTGTCTGATGCAGTGGAAGCTTTGGATGATATGATTAGCGCTCTGGATTTCGATTTTGGTGATGTGACTACATCTTTGGAGGAAGCAATGGAATGATTAAGACCACAAACCCATTAAAGAGAAATGCATGGGCTGTGTTCTTGTACAGAGGTAGGCAAGTTGGTTCATATCTACTGCGTAATAGCAATCTTGGCGACAAGGAGCGTATGGTAGAATTGCTGGCACGAAAGTACATGACAGAGCCAGAAAATATTGTTGTCGATATTGAATTTAAAGATTGAGGTGATAGAGAATGACCGCGTTTGCAATGTTTGCTTTTAATGTGGCATTGATAATAGCAGTGAATAATAGTCCGTTTGTATTTTAAGTGGAGGTGAGAATATGAAAGAACTGGAAGAAATTTACAATCGATTATATGATGAATACATTGACGCTAGACGAGAGCATTTTGAGTCTGCTCTCGATATGAAAAAGAATGGTGACAGAATATATCTACATGGTAAAGTGCATGGGTTAGAAATTGCTATTAACATCGTCGATGAAGTGCTCGAAAGGGTTAAGGAAGAATATATCAAGGAAGCTTTTGACGTAGACCCATATAAAACCTAAATTCTTTGGAGGGAAAATTAAATGATTGTTACTATGTATCGAAGAAAATGGAAATTCTCGGTGATGAGTGCAGAAGATGCAGAAGACTTTATCCGACAGCCACATTTTGAACGGATTCGGTTTATCTCAATCACTGAAGCTAATGGTCATCATATTGATTTCCATAAGTGTGAGGGTAATATTACTTTTCTGCCGTTAAAGTTTGATGATTGCACTACTGATTTAGAAGGTACATGTATTACGGATGTTCAAGCTAGGAATATTGTGAAATTTGTCTTGGATGACCACGAAGCAGATAAGACCGATTGGTTCTGTGTGAATTGTGCTGCTGGCGTATCGAGATCCGCAGCGGTGTGCGCTGCCATCATGAGAATTCTGTGTAATGACGATATGCCGGTATTCACCAACAGTCATTTTTGTCCAAATATGACAGTGTACCGTGAAGTGCTCAATGCTTGGATCAATCGCCTATCCGATGAGAACGACATGATTTCGACTGAGGTATGGAATGCTGTGAACCAGGATATGTAAAACAAAGAAGTGAAAAAATGACAAACACGAAAGAAAAAGAACTGCGGGCTGGTGTTATGAAAGTTGTCAGCTGGTTGGATAATAATTGGCGTTGGATTCATACCAATGATTTTGGAGATGAAGAAAAGGCAATGGATTTCGTTGAGATTTACCATACAGTCTTGAATACGATTGAGATGCTTGGTGGTGATTGGCAGCGTGACGAGAATGGAAAGCATCGGGTGTTTATCGCCGGAGTTGGTGGAAAGGCAGAAGAATAAAGGTGGTGAACAACAATGAAGATTGATTTGACTCTCAATGAAGCACGAGTTATACAAGATGCGCTTGATGCGACGAGCTTGTGTCGGTCTGGATGCTATATTGGTTACAAGAGTGACGATGAGGATTTGTGTTTCAGACTTGATAAGAACGGAAACTATCGCTGTAGGCTGATGCGTGAAATCGATTCTATCAATGGCAAGATCGAAAATGCAATACACAATGGTCGATAAAATCCGGGTTCTTGTGGATACTTAACAAAAGGATGTGTAAATCGATGATATAACTATTGATGACGTAGGATTATTAGTAAAATTTTGGTAATTTTGATAATTGTGTTGAATAATATCTTCGTGTGGTGTATGCTTGAGACAACCTCAACGCGAAATGGACAAACCAAAAGAAATGTGAGGTTAATATAATGTGGATTATGATAATTTTGCTTATGGGAGCTGACATTATGCTTGTGTATAGATGATGAAAGTAGCTTCTATTGCTGACGCTCAGAGTGAGCAGCGGGTGATGGAACACAGAGATAATAAAAGTTAAGAATTTAGGAGAAAATATGTGGGTCAGTATTATTGATGAACCAATTCCAGAATACTTCAAAAACGGGAGGACGTATCTTTTGAGTTTATATTTTCATAAACGTTATGGGTATGAGATCAAGAAAGAAACGGATATTGCCATTGTATCTTGGGATAATTCATGCGGTTGTTTTCGTGAGTCCACAACAAAGCTGGAAATTGATTCGAGAGATATTTCGGAATGGTGGAAAGACATCTGATAAAAGTTAAGATTTAGAAGGAGATAATAATGGGCGTATTAGTAGACCGGGAAACGGCAAAGAAAGTCGAAAGAATCTTTGAACATCCAAACGAAATTTACTCTGTATATCTCAAATCGTCTGACGAAGCAGTCTGGCTCCAAGGAAAAGTTGAACTATACAAATATTTAAGAAGCTTGTAAAACCAAGTTCTACGGAGGAAATACATTATGAAAAAGTTCGTTGCTCTTTTTGAAGGTTGGAATGATAAACACGACCATGAATGTATGTGCTATGTTATTGATGTGGATGATGACTTTGAAAGCATTTTGAGTGTTGAAGAACAGGCAGAGAAGATGGCTCGAAACGAGTATCCTCATCTGAAAAGTTTTGAGACGCTTTACATCAAAGAACTGCTTAACAGATAAAACTAATCTTTTATAGGAGATGACTTCGGTGATACTAACATTAGGTATCGACAATTTTGATAAAGACAAATTTGAAATTCCTCATAATTCAGAAAAATCACAGTTCTTGAATAAGCCGGCAGGAGGTTTGTGGGGTTCAACTTTTACTCCAAATTATAATTATGTAAGTGATTGGGCGATGTTTGTTTTTGAAAACGATTTTGCCACTTCTATATACCGCAATGGAATCGCATACGAGCTAAATTCTAACGCCAGAGTTTTAGACGTTGATACTCGTTATGATTTCGTCAAACTGTTGAAGAACTTTGGGTGCCTTTGGCTTCCTGGATGTGCTTTAATTTGCATTCAAAACAAACGATTTATAGATTGGGACAAGATTGTTAAGCTTTATGACGCAGTTCATTTTAGTCGAGAAGCGATTATATCTTGTCGTTTTATAATGAATGAGGAACGATTGGATAATGGCAAAGTGTTTACTGTGTCCAATTTGTACTCGTATGATTGCGAGAGTTGGGTAGTGTGTAACCCCGATGTGATTGATATGAAATCGATTCGCAAGATCGAAATAGATAGTGAAGGACGATTGGTGAAAAGCTAAGTAAAAGGAGATGGCTACAATGAAGCGAAGAGTAAATGGAGATAAGTTCAAACGTGCAAAACAGTACATTGACAATAATCTGGGGCCAACTGAATTTTTGGCTTTGTGTTATGACTTGTATGATTTTGAGCATGGAGTAAATAATAAGCCGAGTGGTCCATTTAATAAGACTCTGGATGTTCTTGGAATGTGGGATGAAACAGACTCTGTGGCCGCAGCAATCATGGACTCTGCACACAAGATGTTTGGAAAAATGGTGTTTATGCTGCTGGAAGACAATGTGACGGAATATCTGGACTATGATGTGGATTGTTTGCACAGTGATTGATAAAACCAATATTTTAGGAGTGAGATATAGTGAAAACGTTTAGAGACTTGAAAGATGGTCAGATTATTGTTTCCGAGGACGGAGACAAGATGAAGGTTGTATTCTATGATTTCTATGGGACTGGTGAAAATGTGATGTGTTTTGAATCAGAAAGAAGCATTTACCCAGAAACTGAATTCTATGCAGATGATTGGGAAGTCGTAAAATGAAATATTTGCACTGGTTTAAAAAGCTGGAGGTGATATTATTTCCTGTAATATGTTAATAGAACGTGAACAGAGTATTGCTGTTATATGTATAATGTGCTTGCTGGCTGGAAATTTGGCATTTAAATCGATACCAAAACATCACGCAGACGACCATTCATACATGTATAATAGTAGTCAGAACGAAAGTGTTGCACAAGCAACACAAAATGATGAGCCTGTTATCATGGTTAAGACGGTCAAGGAAACAAAGGTTGTGAATTTTTCTAAAGAGAAACACGAACTGACCGACGACGAACGTGAACTTGCCGAACAAATCGTTGCTTGTGAAGCTGGTGCTGATAACATAGAAGGTCAGATGGCTGTTGCGCAATGCTTATACGATTCAGCCGTGATTGACGGGATTACGATTCAGGAAGTTTTCAAGAAGTACGGATACAGTTCCTTATATAATAGGAAGGTGACGGCAGAGAACGAGCTGGCTGTATCTATGGTGTTTGACTACGGCGCTAAAATTTCAGACAAACCAATACAATGGTTTGTGACCCCGGCGGCAGCTCCTGGCAGTTGGCACGAGCGAGGGGCAACGTTTGCTGGACAATTTGGCGCACACAGGTTCTATTATAACGCAAAGTTGGTTGTGGATGATGCTGAGTAAATGGTATCATCTAAAATTTTGATGAAACTGCACAACAAAAAGATGTGAAATATATTGACTAAAACAAAAGGCTGTGTATAATATATCTTGAAAGTTGTTTGCGTAAGTGGAAGGCGGTATTGTGATGAGTGAGAGAAAGGTTCTGAAGATTATACGGGTTGATGATTTTTTAAAGTACATAAGAAAAAAGCGAGTGTGGGTTTGCTTTATTTGCAATGGTGTGGATGTTCACATGGTCTGTAACAAAATGGCCGACATTAGCGCAGAGACGCATGGTGTTGTCAAAGGTGTTGGCTTTTTCGGGAACGAGAATCATGTTGAGCTGCAGCAAGAATGTCATGAAGTAAGAATGGTGGAGCTTAGACCTACCAGCAAAGAGAAAGCCTATGAGATGATCTTCGATGATGCCAGTGTTTTTGTGTCAGAGAATCCTGAGTTGTACGGGCACTAAAAATATTTTTAAAAACCTCTTGACTTCTGCGGAAGTATCCTGTATAATGTAGCTATGGAACGGAGCTACACCATCATAGAGGAGAAAGACTATGGATAACAATATTGACCCGAAGGTCGGAGAGGTTTGGTTGGTTGATCTATCCAATGCGACGGGTCATCAGCAGCGCGGTATTCGACCGTTTGTTGTGACAAGCAACAACAAGCGCAACTTCTTCAGTCCCACAATCAAAGGAAATCCGTTGTCTTCCAGAATATACAAGCGTTCTCCGGTTCATGTCCTGCTCTCAAAGGAAGATTGCGATTTTCTAGAAGTTGATAGTATCGTTCTCTGCGAAGAGACTGATACACTTAACAAAGGGCAGTTCATCAAAAAGCTTGGTGTCTTGTCTGAGCGTCATATGAATATGATCGCAATGGCCAGATGCAAGGATGAACCGTTTTTGCTCGCAGCATTCTTGAGCGGCGTACAACATACTATGGAATTTCAGAATTTTGCCGCATTTGCTTGATTTTTTATAAGGGTTAATGGTACACTACATATAATAAGAAGGAGTGTGCCATTATGCTTACTGAAGAAAAGATCAACGCTTTTGCTGAAAAGTATTCTGATAGAAGCGGCGAGTTTGTTATATCGACACTTAACCATGTTATGGACTACGAAGCGGAGTGCGGGTATGAGCTATTCGACTTCACAAAAGATGACTTTGTAAAGATGTTTGCCAAATACAATTGGGTAAACTCAAGTCGTTCGTTTAAAAATGTGAAGTCGATAATCACTGGCTACATCAAGAGCGAAAATCGTACAAGCGTGTATGATTTGGCTGAATTTTCAGAGAGTGATGTGAGCTCAGACAATATGTACGAGGACAAGTATTTTGCATCGGTTGATGAGTTTGTTGACTTCTTAAACAAGTATGAAGAAGCGTATCAGGTTCGTATGAATGTGATTGCTGTTTTGTACTGGATTGGGCTCACCTCTGAGGAAGTTTCTAATCTAACAATTAACGATGTGGATTTTAAATCTCGTACTGTTCTTGATAAGACTGATGTTGATGGAAGGCTGATGGATATCATTAAACAGTGTTATGAGATGAAACAATATGATGCGCCCAATATGGGAGGATACAGAACATTTTATGTCATAAACGGTGATTACATCCTTCGCAAAACAGAGGATAGGACTGGGGCAGACAGTGATCCGAAGATGTCCACAAATACAATTCATAGTTATCTTATGCGTCTGAACGATATCCTAGAAAGAAAGTGCTACAAAAAGACTTTGGATCGAAGACATCTGGTCAGAAATGGTGAGTATATAAAGGTATTTAACTATTGCAAGAATCATCCCGAATTTAATTTCACAAAACTTGGTTTTAACAGAGGTGGTGATTCTCTTGCGGATGTTATTGGGCGAGAGTGTAGTAAGGTTGCTTATGTTAGTTTCCGGCAAGGATACAAGGGCTGGATCGAATACTTCCACAAAAATTAAAAACAGGGGGCTTCGGCCCCTTGATTTTAACACGATAACTATATAACACAGGATACTAAGCTAAAATAGACATTTTATGAAGAATTGGAAATGAATAAATAACGATAATACGTTAACCAAAAGGAGAGAAAACGATGAGAACTTTGCTTCTTTTCCGTGGAGCACCAGGATGCGGGAAGTCCACCTATATTAAAGAGCATGATCTGGAAAAGTATACGCTTAGTGCCGATACGATTCGCCTTATGTGTCAGGGTGGTCAGGAAACCCCGGCTGGCACAATGGAAATCTCTCCCCAGAACGATGATGTTGTCTGGGATATGCTCTTTAAACTGTTGGAGGTTCGGATGTCTCACGGTGAATTTACCGTGATTGATGCAACGAACTCTAAAACTGTCGAAATCAATCGCTATAAGAATCTTGCCAAGCAGTACAGGTACAGAATGTACATCATCGACATGACTGATTTGCCAATTAGTGAGTGTAAACGGCGTAATTCGCTTCGCACTCCTCTGAAGAGAGTCCCGGATGCTGCCATTGATAAGATGTATGCACGATTCGCAACGCAGAAGATTCCGTCTGGTGTGACTGTACTCTCGTCAGATGTAAATGTCCTTGAGAAATTGAACTATGTTCCGCAGGACTTTAACAACTGGAGCAAAATTCATATCATCGGTGATGTGCATGGGTGTTACAGTTGCTTGAAAGAGTATCTTGGCGACCTGAAGGATGATGAACTGTACATTTTTGTTGGCGATTATCTGGATCGTGGAATTGAAAATGTAGAGATGTTCAAGTTCCTTTGTGATGTTGTAGACAATAATCGGAAGAATGTGATTCTCCTTGAAGGAAATCACGAGCGTTGGCTGAACAAGTGGGGGCATGATGAACCGGTTCAGAGTGAAGAATTTGCAAACTACACTCGTCCGCAGCTCTTTAAAGCCGGTATTGACAAGAACACTGCTCGTAAGATCTATTCCAGAGTCGGCCAATGTGCCTACTTTGAGTATGATGGGAAACGGTATTTTGTGAGCCACGGTGGTTTGAGTTATCTGCCTTATTTTCTTCCTTTTGTATCTGCTGATCAGATGATTAAAGGCGTAGGTCGCTATCCTGATATGCTAACCGTGGCTGAGTCTTGGGAAAAATCGATGCCGGATAGCTACATTCAGATCTTCGGTCATCGAAATGTGCAGGATGTTCCCATTGATATGGGGCATCGGTGCTACAACCTCGAAGGAAAAATCGAGTTTGGTGGATATCTCCGTTGCGTTGAACTTGAACACGGTCAGTCAATCAAATGTGTAGAAACAAAGAATGATGTGTTCCGAAAAGAGGAGCCAAAGACTGAAACTGCCGTTGAAACGAAAACTGAGTTCGATAACGCAGAACTTGTCAGTAAGATGCGTCAAAGCAAATATGTGTTTGAGAAGCGATTCGGGGATATTTCTTCTTTCAACTTCTCTCGTGAAGCATTTTATAAGAAGCACTGGGATGAGGTTTCTACCAAAGCAAGGGGGTTGTTCATTAACACAAAGACGAATAAGATTGTAGCTCGAAGCTATGATAAGTTCTTTGCGGTTGATGAGCGGAATGAAACGAGAATTGGAAACCTACAGAACACTTTGAAGTTCCCGGTGACTGCATATCTAAAAGAGAATGGATTTCTTGGTATCATTTCGTATGATGCAGAACAGGATGGTCTGTTCATTGCAAGTAAATCCACTCCTGAAGGGCCTTTTGCAGATATGTTCCGAAAGATTCTCATGGATACGACTTCTGATGAAGACCGTAAGAATCTGAAGGAAGTTGCAAAAGAGAATGGTTCAGTCATTTTTGAAGTGATTGATCCTGTAAATGATCCGCATATCATCGAATACAAGACACCACATATTGTTTTGCTGGATATTATTGCGAATGATATGAACTTCAGTGTGATGGATTACGATGATCTGAAGCGTGTTGCTGAAAAGTGTCATTTGCAGATTAAGGAGAAGGTTAAGATCTTTGAGAGCTGGAGTGAATTCTATCCTTGGTATGAAGAAGTCATGAATGAGAATTATCTGTACCATGGCATCGAGCATATTGAAGGTTTTGTTTTGAGAGATAACAACAATTTTATGTTTAAGCTGAAGCTTCCTTATTATAAGCACTGGAAGTTCTTGCGTGGTGTTATGCAGAGCGTACAGAAGCGTGGCTATTACGAAAACACTGCCAAGCTGTTTACTGCTGAAGATAATTTATTCTATGGTTGGATGCGTGAACAACGAGAGAAAGAAAAAGAGTCTTTCTGCAAGAAGGGTATTATTCAGTTACGGAATGAATTCTATGAGAATCGGCACGAATAACTAAGATATTTTCTTCCTCCGAAAATGCCCTGCGCGGGGCTGACAGCCGGGAAAGACCGGCAATATGGCCCTATGGCGGAACGAGGCATACGCAACAAGCTCAAACCTTGTAAAATTCTCAGTTCAAATCTGAGTAGGGCTACCAACCCATTTGCAGATGGGTAAGTGCTAGAATATTGGCAAATCGGAAAGACGGTTGACTGCTGGACAGACAGCTTTGATATGTCACTATGGCGAAATTGGCGAGACGCATCGGACTTAAGTTCCGACGGTAGCGATACCATCTGGGTTCGACTCCCAGTAGTGACACTGATATCCGGGTGTAGCTCAGTTGGAAGAGCGCGTGCTTTGGGAGCATGAGGCCGCAGGATCGTGACCTGTCACTCGGACCAGCCCGAAAGGGCATGTAGAATTTTTCATTCACATTATTCCTAGCTCTCTGGAAACAGAGCAGTGTGGCGTAGCAAGCTAGGTAGATTACGAGGATTAGCCAAGCGGATAAGGCAGTGGAATTTGACTCCACGACCGCAGGTTCGATTCCTGCACCCTCGATTTATATGCGGGTATGGTGTAACTGGCAGCCACGCGGATTTTAGGTGTCCGTGCCGAAAGGCGTGAGGGATCGTGCCCCTCTACCCGTACCACGGTCATAGAATGGTTGCGTACCGTTTGTTGATCTCCTTTGGCCACTATTATTCCCAGCTCGCTCGTAAGAGTGCAGTAGTGCTTTGTAAGCTGGGTGATTGTGCAGTTATTGTGTAGTTGGTAAGCACGCTTGCTGATGAAGTAAGAGGATGAGTTCAAAACTCATTGACTGCAAAATATGAAATCAGTTGTTCTAGCTCGTTCGTGGATTGGCCGTACATTGGCGACCGGAAAGACGTCATACCGGTAAAGGACGTCAAGCCAGACAAGAAGAGAAATAAGGTGTAAGCCGACTAGCTATCGGATAAATACTCTTCGGTTCGCCAGAAAACTAGAATGTAAAACGAATGGTTGGCTGTTTCTGATTTCATTTATATGCGACTGTAGTTCAATTGGCAGAGCGTCAGATTTCCAATCTGAATGTTGCGGGATCGTGCCCCGTCAGTCGCTCCACACGCAGCCCCTTACGCTGCACCGGTTGCTCAGAGCCGAAAGAAACCTATATGTTACGACATGGTTTCCAAGAGTGATCATATTGGAACGCGACGTAGCTTGGATAGTGAGAATTAAATTCTGAGGTATACTGCTGGATAGCTTAATGGTAAAAGCGCTCGGAAACGCCGAGAGATAAGGTTCGATTCCTTCACTGGCATCACGTCGATGAAAGTCGGCGTTTGCATGGGATAGTAGCTCAGTTGGTCAGAGCTGGCGGCTCATAACCGCTTGGTCGCGAGTTCAAATCTTGCCTGTCCCACCAGCCCGATAGGGCATACATAAAATCTGCTAGAACTTTTGTTTTATAGGCGAATGAATAATATGACGTTAATACGTCTATTATTTTTCGCTCATTTTTAAAGTTTTAGCTATATAATACAGGATACGAAAAGGAGGGATGAACTCTGAAGCACTACGGAGATATTACGCAACTCCATGGCAATAAAATCGAGCCAGTTTCATGTATTACAGGAGGCTCTCCTTGCCAAGATTTGAGTCAGGCCGGAAAACGTGAAGGTTTGGCTGGTGAACGCTCTGGATTGTTCCTTGAAATGATTCGTGTGATTACAGAAATGAGGGAGGCCACCAATGGAGAATATCCAAAGTTTGCAATCTGGGAAAATGTCAGAGGAGCTTTTAGCTCAAGCAAAGGTGAAGACTTCAGATGTGTGTTGGAAAGATTTGCACGCATTGTCGAGCCAGACGTTTCAATTCCTCGACCTTCAGGAAAGAACGGAAAGTGGGCAAAATCTGGAGCGATTTCCGGTAATGGATGGTCTCTTGCATGGAGATTGTTCGACGCTAAATACTGGGGAGTCGCCCAGCGCCGCCAGAGAATCGCGCTTGTCATGGATTTTGGAGGACAACGTGCCTCAGAAATTCTATTTGAGCGCACGAGCATGTCAGGGGATTCTTGTGAGAGCATCCCGGCGTGGAAAACCTTTGCCCGAACTTCTGAAGCAAGCGTTGCTGGATATGATCGAATGGTGGAATCCAGGAACTCTGTCACAGGTGGTGCAGAAAGTGAAGGAACAAGAAGGTCTGGAAGAGAAGGAATTGGACGAGTATTGGAGTCAAACCATCGAGAGACTTCGACTCGATGCACAGAACCTGCAGCCTACACTCTAAAAATCCGTTCTGGATGTGAAGGTGGCGGTAAAGGCGCTCTGGTTCAAACTGAATTGAGCGCAACGATTTCTACGTTGCAAGACCAGACGCTAATTTGCTTGGTAGAAAATCCCTCCTTACATAATTTAAAACAAAAGATTTCGCCGGTAGTATTTGAGAGTCACAGCCAGGACGCTCGATACACTCAACAGGGCGACACAAGTCCGACTTGTACTGCTCAGTGGGGAACGGGCGGTAATAATATGCCGCTGGTCGTTGAAAAGAAAGCCTTTGCAATGCAGCGCATTGGTGAGTACAAGGAAAGCGAACACGCCAGCACGATGAAATCTCGTGACTACAAAGATGCAACTGACCTGATTACAGAGAAAGAAACGAAGAATCTACGATGGATTGTTCGCCGTTTGACTCCTTTGGAGGATGAACGGCTTCAGGGCTTCCCTGATGGATGGACCGATATCGGGGACTGGATTGATGAGAATGGGAAGAAGCACAAAACTTCTGACGCAGCTCGTTATAAGGCACTCGGTAATTCAATCGCTTTGCCTCAGTGGTATTGGATTTTTCAGAAAATGAAGCCGTATATCGGTGAAAATCCTACGCTTGGCAGTCTTTTCGATGGAATTGGTGGCTTTCCGCTTGTCTTTGAAAGTACGTATGGTGATGGTACTGCTATCTGGGGATCTGAAATCGATAGCTTTTGCGTTGCAGTAACTAAGAAGCATTTTCCAGAAAAGCAAAGAGGATAAAAATGGGAGCTTTTATTGCAAGACAGCCTAACGGTTTGCTGTGTCGGTTTTCTTCGGTAGTCGATTGTGTCACCGATTACAACATGACCGAAGAAGAATATATCGAGATGTGTGCTGAAAAGGCACGAAAGGAAGCACGAGATGTTCTTGACCATTATATTAAGCCGTTTGAAATGGTTGACAGGTGTTTCTTCCCGAACAACATGACAATCGAAGAACACAAGCGGATTATGAAGGAAATGGAAAAGCCCGTTGACAAAGCAACTCATATTCCGTAATAAGAAAATCTCATAAAAGGCTAATTCAAGTAAGAGGTGACACAATGAACAGCAAAATTCCTATCAATGTAACCATTGCTTCCGGTTCCTTGAGCCTTCCGGCAAGTCCTATCTTCCAAAAGGAAAAGAGCACATATCTCTGTCCGTTCTGTGTGACGAAGCTGGAAAAGCCTGAACTGAAATGTCCAGAGTGTCAACATAAGATGGATTGGGGCGCGTGGACGGATAAGAACAAAAAGCACAATTATGCATTTGCTAAAAGTGGTGTGTTATGAAAGATTGGCTCTATGCAAGAAAAAAAGAAATTGAGAACATGACTTTCGACCAAGCACGAGAGATTGTAGAAAAACAAATCCGTCTTGGCAAAGAAGGCGGAAAGTGGTGCCCTCGTGAACATTTAACGAAGGCTCTCGAAATAATTCTTTCAAAAGCAGAACTTTATGAGTTTAGGATGGATTACAAAGAGCCTCTTCATGATGACAGTTATGGGCGTTATGAGTGTCCGGTTTGTTATTGCATACTATCAAATTTTGATAACTTCTGCCCACGATGCGGTCAATCACTTGATTGGCGATTTGTAAGGCGTTGGGAAAGAACGATTCGTCCAATGCTTGAAAAACTACAGAAGGAGGAGATACAAGGTTGAATATAGATTTCTTCCAACGGCGCAAAACCCAGCTTGAAGATGCACTTCTTTTAAAAAATCAGGCAGTCGATATGCTTGATTATCTAAAGACGCACTACATCAGCAGTGACCAGTATTGTGCAATTCGAGATTATATTGAAGAAGCTGCGAAGATTCTGGAGAGCGATCTCGAATATGCAAACAACAAGTTGCAATCCACATTCAGACCTAAGTATGGTCGGAACAACAGACTGACTCGTGTTCAATCTAAGATGTTCCGTGATAGAGAGTATTAAAAATGGGGTGATGTCGCTATGGTGATAAGTAAACATATTTGTAACTGGTGTGGCAAGGAATATTCCAAGAATCCTTGTGGAGATACAATCTCTATGTATCACGAATTTGGTTATGAAAGCCCGACATGGGATGGGGCGAAGCTACAGTTCTCTTTGTGTCAGGAGTGCTCCGATAAGTTTGCAGGAGTGCTCCGAGCGATGTTTACATACGATCCTATTGAAGATCCTCGGTGTTAACGACCCGGAGGGTTGTTAAATATAAGCCATCAATAAGCCAGACGGAGGACAATATATAGAATGAATAGTGCATGAATTGATTTAAGACAGAAGAAAGAAACATAAGTGATTGCCAATGAAACAAAATTACATAAAGGAGACTTGATATGGCAGATAGAATTTTTAATCTTCCTCAGACCCGTGGTTCCTTTGAGATGGCTGGTAAGGTCACCGGCACTCAGCGTAGCAACTTCTATAATGAGAAGGAGACCAAGAGTGGTGCTATGCGCCGTGTCCTGAGCTTTGGTGTTCAGACCTCTAACGAGAACACTTTCTATATTGATCTGGCTGGTATGCCTCGTGACAAGGTTTACTTCTTCCGCCGTGCCGATAAGGATAAGGGCATTGAGAAGGACAAGAAGGAAGTCGCTTGGAAGGATCGCATGACCTATGTTGCACCGGAAGGCTATGATATGATTGGCGTTAAGGTCGGTGTTACCAAGAAGACGAATGAGTCCGGTAAGGTTATCAATGATAACAAGACTCTGACCGACTTCGATGCAACCAAGGAGATTTCTGAGAACCTGCATGATGGCGATAATGTGTATGTTCGTGGTAACATCGAGTACAGCACTTACAATGGTAAGCACCAGATTCGTTTTGTTCCTACTCAGGTGTCTCTGAGTTCCAAGGAAATTGACTTCGATGCAGAGGGTTTCGAGGAGCTGGCTCTGTTCACTCAGACCATTGTGTACACTGGTTGCCGCAAGAGTGATGATGGTGATGAAGTAGTTGTCGATGCAAAGATTGTGAACTACAACACCATCGAAGATGCCGAATTCTTCATTGACTACAAAGTAAACACTCAGAATAAGGTTCTGGCAGACTCTATTCGTAAGCGTCTGAAGCCCTATACCAGTTTTGAGTGCTTTGGCCCTATCGTTAATCAGCAGAAGGTTGAGGAGGTTGAGACCGAAAATATCTGGGGTGGCCCCAACAAGATGAAGCGCCAGAGCACTCCGGCGGTTCGCAAGCTGTATATTGAGGGTGTTAACCCTGATTCCTTTGATCCGAATCCCGGCGAGAAGGATGCAGAGCCTACTTACACCGAGGACAATATCTCTGAGGCACGTGCAAAGATTGCCGCTAATGCTCAGGCCAAGAAGGACTTTGACGGTAAGGCTGCTGAGAATGATACCTCTTGGTGGGGTGGTTCCAATAAGTCTACTGCAACTCCTGCGAATGAGGAAGAGGATGACTGGGTCTAATTTATTTTAGCCGTCAGCTATATTAAACAGGATACATAAAGAGGGCTTGTTATGCAAAATACTCTTGAATATACTGCCTATAATGGCATGAAGTTTTACATTGTTTATATTGAGACGCTTGAAAAAGAGCCAGAAGAAGATTCTCCCATGATGTCTATTTTGTTTACTACGCATCCTGAGATTATTGAAGAAGCTATAGCTTATGCGGAATGTAATGATAATGCTATTCCGGTAGGGTGTAAGGACCTTCTGGCTGATAGTGTGGATAGCATTACCCGCCAGTTGGATTATATTGCTCATGCAGTTGAGACTGGTGATCCATGGTATGAGTGTCTGAAAGTTTAATAAAAGAAAAGATTTAGAGAGGAATTTACATATATGGCTATGATTCGTAAGGCATCTGCTGTTCGTAAGAAGCTTCATATGCTGATTTATGGCGAACAGGGAACTGGTAAGTCTCGTACTGCTATGCAGCTGTGCTATTTGAAGAATGCAGACGGTAAGCCGTTCCGTGTTCTGTATTTGGATACCGAGAATGGTTCTATTGATAATTACACCGAAGAGCTGGAAGCCAATGGTGTGAATCCTGATAATCTGCTGATTGTTTACACACAGTCTCTAGCAGAGGTTCAGGATTATATCAAGATGGTTACCAACGATGAGGATATTGAGGATGAGAATGGAGATGTTTATCTGGATGCAGATGGCAAGCCGTTCCGTGCAGACGCTCTGGTTGTTGACTCCGCTTCCATCCTCAAGATGACTGCCACTCAGGGGCTCACCGCCTTCTCGCAGAAGCGTGCTAAGGTTAAGGCTGCATCTCAGGGTTTAACCGGTGATGAAAAGGCAGTTAAGATTGAGGGTGCTGGCATGGAGCTCAAGGATTTTAATACCCTGAACTTCAAGGGTCAGTCTCTGATTTTGGATCTGAATGCATCTGGTGTGAACTATATCGTTATCTGCCGTGAGAAGGATGAGAAACATACCAAGGTTGTGAATGGTTCTATTGTAAGTGAGCCGACTGGTCGTAAGATTCCTGATGGTTTTGCTGGTCAGGAGTACAACGTTGATACTGAGTTCCGTCTGTATTTCCAGGATGGTCAGCAGCTCGCTTTCTTCGATAAGGATCGTACTGGTATGCATAAGGGTGGTGAGGTCGTTGAGGATTTGACCCTGCTTGAGTATCAGGACATTATCTCTAGTAGCGCAAAGAATCGGGAGAACGTCATCAAGAACGGCCTGAACGATGCCGTTAAGACTGAGGTTAAGCTGAGTATGCGTGACCTTGGTATCGAAAACGATGAGCCGGATGATGTTCCGGCAGATAAGAGTTCCGAATCCAAGGAGCCCTCTCTGGACGACATAAAGGCAAAGCTGAATGACCTGATTGCTTCCGCTTCTCCTATGAAGAAGAGCGCCGCGCAGAAGGCTGTTAAGGCGGCTGGCCTGTCTACCGCATTCCGTTCCATGACTGATGTTGAGGAACTGAAGAAGGTCGCCGCAATCATGGAGAAGGAACTGGCTTAATGGAACTTACCCGTAAATGTATGATTTGCGGGAAGAATATTTTCATCGAGCGAGACCGTAGCACGTTTTTCTACGACAAGACGGGCTTTTGCCATAAAGATTGTTTTGTAGAAAAAAAGAAAAATCAAAAACGCCCTTGGACAGATGACCTGCTAAGGGCATTTTTTGACAAAATGAAACCTGCTACGGATAAAAAGGTCGATGATCTTCTTTCCAAAAAGAGAGAACAAGACCACAATCGTGAGCTTGCACAGATCAAACAGGAAGAAAAAAAGATTCTTTTCGACCATATTCGAGATACATACGCCCCGGCGGTTGTTCCGGGTGGTTTCTACTCGAAACTGACGCAGTTGATTTCCGGTAATTATTACAAATTTAGAGGTTCGATTCCTCCGCTAGAACTTTACGATATGTGGGTTCTAGCGAAACCCCGACTAGATAAGATAATTGCCGAGAAAGAAGCAAAAGGTTTTGATATGAGTCAGCGATGGAATTATGACTTGGCTGTTTTGTTGGCACAATATCCGAGTTATCTCGAACAAAAAGAGAGACAAGCTTCGATTCGTAGTGAATGCGAAGGTAAAACGAAGGAAAACATGACGGAAACGGTACTGAAACGGATGAAAACAGTACCAAAACAAAGCAAAAACGAGAATGAAATTGATATAAATGCAATTCTCGATGAGATATAAAAGTACGAGGGAGGTGGATGAGTGGAACTCATTTCAAATATCCCGAACGAAATTTTATTTGTTGGCGCAATTTACAAGCATCCTGACTATTTGGTCGAGTATGGGCATTATGTCATGAGTAAATTTGACTTCTTTGACGAAGGAACCAAGTTTTTTTATGACGCGGCTGTAGTCCTATATGAGACTCGCACGCAGGATTTTAACAAAACATCTGTTTTGACATTTATGGCCGAAGATGAGTCCAGATTGTCTCAATATAAGCGGTTAAAGGGCTGGTCAACCATTGAATACTATATAAGTCTCGCTAATATTGATGATATTAAAGGATATTTTGATATTTTAAAAAAATATTCCTTGCTTCGTGAGTATCAGCGTAATGGGTTTAATATTGAAGGCATTGTAAAACATAAAAAGTTTGAATTGTTTACAGCGAATGATATTTACAAAATGATTCGTGGTAAGGCCGACAAGATCAATACCGTCATTATGACGAATAGTGATGCTGAGATTTTGAATAACGGTCTGCTGCCAATGGTCAATGAACGTCTGAGCGTTCCTGATATGGGCTTGCCGTTCCAGTATCCCATTATGAATGATTTATTCCGAGGATTAAAGCTTGGCACTGTGATGTTCAATGGTATGCCATCTAACGCTGGCAAGACTAGATACATGATGGCGATTGTTGCATACGTCACATTGGTTCAGAAGCAAAAAGCACTTCTGCTGCTAAACGAAATGGATCTCGAATCCGTCCGGTACTGCTTACTGGTTACTGCAATCAATAATCCTGAGTTTCAAGAGCTGCATGGTCATCGTTTTCATAAGGATGAACGAGAAATCACCCTTGGAATGTACCGTGATGCAAACGGGAACTTCATCTTCCGAAAACAAAATGAGGATGGAGAGTACATAGAAAGCATTGATGAATTCACCGCTCGTGTCTACGAGGAGAGCGAAGAGTATCGTAATGTACTTGATGTTTGCCAGTGGATTGAGAATGAATCACAGGGCTTGATTATCGCAAAGGATGTCTCCGCTGATTATAGTGATAAGTCTCTGCGATTCGAGATCCAAAAGGCAGCTCTCACTCAGGGAGTTAAGTATGTGTTCTACGATACTCTAAAGAACGACATTGCATCTATTGGTGAATGGGCAGCGTTCAAGGTTACGGCCACCGAGCTTGAAGAGATTGCGAAAAATCTGAAGATTTTTATCTACGGTAGCATCCAGTTGGCTGAAAATGCCCATGAGTATCTTCCTGATGAGCTAAATTCAAACAACATTGCTGAGTCAAAAATGATTAAGCATGTTGCTTGGACGATGGTTCTATTCAAGGAGATTCCAAAAGATAAGTTCGTGAAGTATCAATACATTTCTCATGACCCTGAGTGGGGCGGTGACTGTGCCCATCGGCTGAATCCAGATAAGCGGTATTACGTTGGAAACATCGACAAGAACCGTTTTGGCGAGAAGAAGAAAATCATGTTTGAAGTGAATTTGAACCAGAATGTCTGGAAAGAGGTCGGTGTCTGCACCAGAAAGTAAGGAACTACAATGGTAAATATCGCAGATCTGAAAAATTACATTCTTGAAGAACAGCAGATTGAGCCGATTCTGGAGGAACTTGGTTGTCATCATATTAGTCACAAGACTGGTTATTACCAGTGTGCAAATCCAGATGGTGACAATAGAACGGCACTCTGTATTTACGAGAATGAAAATCTTACTGCGGTAGATTACACACGAGATATTGCCAATGGAAAGACCAGTTATGATTTGATTTCTGTCGTCCAGTTCTTTCTGGAACTGTCTTTCCCAAAAGCTATTAAGCAAATCTGCGAATGGGTTGGACTTGACTACTATCACAACTTCGAGGAAGATCTTCCTAAAAGTATGTTGATCTTAAAAGAGCTCATCGCAATGCAAAATGAAGGTGAAGAACACGAGGATGACCGTCCGATAGTCCCCATCTCTGAAGATATCCTCGGTTATTATAAACCTCATGTTAACCGGATTTTTGCTGACGATGGGATATCTTACGAGACACAGCAAGAGTTCGAGATTGGCTTTGATGAGCTGACAAATAGAATCACGATTCCAATCAGAGACGAAATTGGTACTCTGGTTGGTGTAAAAGGAAGATATTTCGGTAAGCCGCCCGAAGGTGAATTGAAGTATCTGTATCTTGAGCCGTGTGCCAGAAACCGTATTCTGTATGGCCTGTACAAAACAGAGCCTTATATCAAGAATAAAGGTCTGGTATATGTTGGTGAGGCTGAAAAGTCTGTTATGCAGATGTGGAATATGGATGTCTTCAACTGTGTGGCGACTGGCGGTAAGAAGGTTTCACAAAATCAAATTGAAATTTTAACACGTCTTTGCGTTGATATTTGTTTTGTCTTTGATAAAGACGTTCAGATTAGTGAGCTTATGGTTCTCGCCAATCGATTTGTCGATGGCGTAAGTGTGTATGCTGTAGTAGATGATAAGGGGATTCTGGATGAAAAGGAAGCCCCGACTGACAATCCTGAAAAATTTAAGGCATTGATTGAGAATTGTGTTAGGAGAATTAAATGAATGTAAAACTCTGGAAGGGGAGTAGGAACGACCTATCAGATCCAATTGGAACGATTATGGAGAATAGAGGAGTCAAGGATTATAAGACCTACATGGATCTGGATGATTCTTGCTTGAATTCTCCGTGGGAACTGGACAACATGGAAGATGCTGTCAGGCTGTTGAACAAACATATCTGGAATAAGTCTATTATCTCTATCCTTGTAGACTGTGATGTGGATGGATTCACAAGTGCTGCAATGATGTTTCAGTATTTGAAGACGATTGGTTATTTTGGAAAAATCAATGTTCTGTATCATAGTGGCAAGGAACATGGACTCTCTAAAGAAATTGAGGTTCCACCTGAAACTACCTTGCTGATTATTCCTGATGCTGGCAGCAACGACGTTGAGCAGTGTAAGGAACTCCGTGAAAAGGGCATTGATATTTTAATTCTTGACCATCATATCTGTGATAGAGAAAACCCTTACGCAGTAATTGTCAACAACCAGAACGGTACATATCCTAATAAGGAATTATCTGGCGCTGGCGTGGTGTATAAGTTTCTTCAGGCTGTTGATGAATATAATTGGACTGATGTTGCAGACCGATATCTTGATCTGGTTGCTGTCGGAAACATTGGTGATGTCATGGATATGCACTCACACGAGACAAAACGTCTTTGCACGAAAGGTCTTGCACGAATTGTAAATCCGATGATTTGCGCTCTGATTGAGGCAAATAGTTTCAATATCAAGGGCGACCCGACTATCAATGATGTTCAGTTCTACATTGTTCCAATGATGAACGCATTGATTCGTGTTGGCGCATCTGAGCAAAAAAAGCGGATGTTCCGTGCGATGGTCGGTGAAGAACAGACATTCCAGTATACTCCGACTCGTGGTAAGAATGCTGGTGTCACGATTGATGAAACTCTGGCGCAGCATGTGGCTCGTGAGTGTTCCTCTTGCAAGTATCAGCAGAATAAAATGAGGGACAAAGCAATCCCGGAACTTCAAGAGGCCATCAAGAGAAACGGAGCAGACAAGAGCAAGGTCCTTTTTTGTGACTCTACAGGAGTATTGGATAGCCGATTGACTGGCGTGGTGGCTATTAAGTTGGCAGAAATGTATAGTCGCCCGTGTGTGTTACTTCGAGATTTTGCTGATGAGCCTGATGTTTATGGCGGTTCAATGCGAAATCCAGATGGATCTCCGATTGAGGATTTCAAAAAATTTCTAACAAATACCGGAGATTTTGAATCCGTTTCTGGGCATGAAAATGCAGCTGGCGTAAGAATCAAAAAAGAAAATATCTTTAAAGCTATTACAGATTGTGATGAATTGCTAAAGGATACTGTGATGGATAATGCCACGGTATGTGATTTTGTATTTGATTACGACCAGCTTGGTATTGTACTTATTAAGAAAATGCATGAAATGCAGAAGGTTTGGGCACCAGGTATTCCTGAACCACTGTTTCTTATTCAGAAGATTCCGCTTACTCATGATAATTGTAAGCCGATGGGAAAGAACGGAAATATGTGGCGTTTCAGCGACGAAGAAAAAGGCATTGATTTTGTGTGCTTTACAGATAATGACCGGATGATTGGCTGGATTAACAATGACTTCTATGGTGGTCAAGAAGAAAAATACATCAATGCTGTATGCCGGTTGTCTTTGAATCAGTATGGAAACAAGGTGACTCCGCAGGCACAGATTGTTGATTTTGAGGTGATTTGATGAGAGAAGCAATCTGCGTACATTTATACGGAGACGGTTCAAGAAATAATAGACTTAGAGCAGAGTACATCTATTGCGACAGGGCAAATGAATGCTCTGCATATAAGCAGGGAAGATGTCTTTGTGTTACATATCCATTTTCCAGTCGTTGCCCAGTTGGGAATGTTGAAAGTGTTGATGGTGGAACGAAACGCTCAAAGATGTTTACAAGGGTAAAAGACTGTGCAAAGTCAGCCCCTTATTACGGAGCGCTTCGGTACTCAAGTAATTTGAAAATTGTTCGCATCGGAGACGATGCGGTTCTATCATTAAGCTATGTGAGCTTAAAAATCGAAAATGGCGATTTGAAAGTTAATGGGCCTTGGGAAAGTGGCAGCAAAATACTTTTTATCCCGAAGGAAATTCTTACGGCTGATAATATTTTGAAAGTTTGCGAGTGTAAGCCGATGGCTCTTATGGGTGGAGAAATTGAGTCGTACCAAAAGGACGAAGTTCCAATGTTTTTGAGACAACTTCGGAAATTATTCCCAGAAATCTATACAGAGCTTATAGTAAAGTCTCCGGTTCAAGAGAACAAAATGCCATATTTTGTTGGAAAGCGAGCAAAATTGCTTACGCTTAAACCGAATTGCAAATATAAAACGAGATATGGTAGTTTCTTCTTTGATGGAAAGTACGCATATTTCGATAATTACGATACTGCTTTTAAGCCGTTCTTGAAATGTGGGAACATGAGCGCGAAGGTAGAGATCACAAACGATACAGTGGTTACGGTATCCGACAATGAACAGGTATTGGAAATGACAGAGTTTGTATGAGGTGATTTGATATGGGAAATTGGAAACGTGCTATTGCCATCGACTTTGATGGTACGCTCTGCGAGAATGAATATCCTGATATTGGTGAGCCGAATTGGAATGTCATCTATCAGGCAATTCAGGAACAGAAGCATGGTGCTGGGTTGATTCTTTGGACTTGCCGGGAAGGAAAGCTCTTATATGACGCAATGGAAGCTTGCTTCGATTGGGGTCTTCAGTTCGATGTCATCAATGATAGCCTGCCAGAGTGGAAGGAACATTTTGGCACTTCTCCTCGCAAAATTGGTGCCGATGAGTATTGGGATGATAAGGCTAAGGTTGTGAAGAATGGAGAGTTGATTGATAATGACTAATGTTGGACAACTTGAAACAGCGATCCGTGATTTTATTGAAGAATGTAAAAAACAAAGTGATTCTGAGTGGCCGTGTTTACAGTGTCCCTATGGACATTTTTGCGACAGATTGAGGTTCCCGTTTGATATTCTTCCAAGCGAATGGGTAATTGACGATGCTAACTACTGAACAGTTTGAGGCAGACGTTAAAGAATTTATCGCAGAATGCCAAAGCCATCCAGTGATAGATTTATCAAAAGATGATCCATGCGAAGGATGTCGCTTTGAGGACTTTTGCGATAGGTTTTATCCGGGCGATGGTAGCACATGGCATTGGCGAGTTTATGAGAGTGGTGAATGAATGGTTTACATTACCGGCGATATTCATGGCGACTTTAATCGTCTCTTAAAGATAAATAAATTTTGCATTAAACATAGGCTTGGAAAGAACGATTGGATTATCTGTCTTGGTGATGTTGGTCTAAACTATTATGGTAAGGATAACATCAACGAATGGAGAGTTAAGACCATTGCTGCGGACATCCCTGCGAATTTATTCTGTATTCATGGAAATCACGAACGCCGCCCATCTCGTAAGGATGGCTATAAGACAAAGGAAATCAGTGGAGATATTTGCGGCAAAGTGTGGCATGACCCACATTATCCCAATCAGTATTTTGCTATTGATGGCGAAGTTTACCAGATTCTTGCTGATAGGGAAATTCTGAACTGTCTTGTTTGCGGCGGAGCCTATTCTGTAGATAAATATTATCGGTTGGAACGTGGATGGAGCTGGTGGCCGGATGAACAGCCTAATGAGAAGACTAAGAAAAAGATTTGGAATATTACACATGACCCTCAAATCGATGATATTGATGTTATGCTCACGCATACCTGTCCATTCCGGTTCATTCCAACTGAATTGTTTGTCGGTGGTATTGATCAAAGCACAGTAGACCAGTCAACTGAAATATTCTTTGATAATATATACGAATGCTATCCTAATGATTGTAAACCATTCTGGTACTTCGGTCACTTTCATGGTAACAAGTACACCGATGACTATGTGATGCTTTTTGACGATATTATTAAGTTTGGAGATAAGGTGAAGAGTGATGAGTGAATATCATGTGAGCTGTGGTATGTTTGGTATTTACGCAGGAACTATTAAAAAGAATGGAACTGAGTGGAAAGATAAAACTCGTGTCACAGATGAAGCTATCGAGGCAGTTCGTGATTGGCTTCTTTCTGAAGCTCAGTTCTATAATAAAACTTCTAGTGGGTACTCATGGACAACAAAGGACGGTAAGACTGTAACTTTGAGAATGATTATCGAAGATAAGGAACAGACAGAATGAATTCAAATAGTATGAAGGGTGGTGTTGCCTGATGAGTAGCAGTTTGCATATGCACTCATACTTTTAGCTTACTCGATGGATTCTCTTCTCCTGAAGAAAATCTAAAAAGAGCATCAGAACTTGGTTTAAAAGCCATTGCCATTACGGAACATGGTGAGGTAACAAGCTGGCCGTACTACTCAGAACTGAAAGACAAGTATCCGAATGTAAAACTTCTTTATGGTATTGAGGCATATGAGTGTGAGGACAGGGAAGTTAAGGATAAGAACAGTAAATACTGGCACTTGATTATCATTGCAAAAAACGAAGCTGGTCGTCAGGCAGTCAATCGCTTATCTACACTCGGTCATCTTCATGGCTTTTACAGCCGTCCTCGTATCACAAAAGAGGATATCGCTAAGGAAGATACGAATAATTTGATTATCCTGTCTGCTTGTTTGGCGAGTAGGCTGTCCAGAACGGATGACTACAACACTTGTATCAAGCTGGTTCAAGAGTATAAGAGCTTATTTCCTCATTATTATCTTGAGGTTCAGGCTCATGCAAACAGTGAACAGGCAAAATACAATCAGAAAATCATGCGGTTGGCAAACGATACTCACACAAAAGTAGTTGTCACAAACGATGTTCATGCTGCTACCAAAGAGGATCTTTATTATCAAGATTACTTCCTTCGTATCGCACATGATACGGAAACTGCCGCAGAGATCTATGAAGGATGTTATTTCATGTCTCGTGAAGAGCAACACGAAATCCTTGATAGCCAGATTGGATATGATGCAGCAGAATGGTGTATCAATAATACTGACGAGGTTGCCGACCTGTGTGATGATGTGGATATGCCTTGGCATGAACCGGAACTTCCCAAAATTGAGATTCCGCCACAGTATTCTAATTCGGCAGCTTACCTGAAAGACCTTGTAAAAGAGGGATGGAAGAAACGCGGTATTGACAAGTTTGATGTAGAAAAGCAGAAGATCTATCGTAAGCGTGTTGATGACGAGCTGTTTGTCATTGAGAAGAAAGACTTCTGTGACTACTTTTTGATCCTAGTTGATTACATCAACTGGTGTAAGAAAAATGATGTCATTGTTGGCCCTGGTCGTGGTTCTGCTGCTGGTTCTCTTGCATGTTACCTGATTGGCATTACGCAGCTTGATTCCATCAAGTATGAACTTGACTTCGGACGATTCCTTACCATTGAGCGAAAAGACCTTCCTGACGTTGATGTTGATGTCAGTGACCGTGCCAAGGTTGTCGAGTATCTGACACAGAAGTATGGAGAAGATCGAGTAGTTCAGGTTATGAACATCGTGTACACTACTCCGGTCACTTCGATTCAGGACATTGGTAAAGTTCTCGGTTTTCCGTATGCCGAAATAAGAAAAATCAGCGAGAAGTTTGTTCAAAAGACATGGAAGGATTGCCTTGAGGCTAACCCGGAAGTGGCTGAAAATCCGAAGTATAAGGAACTACTTGATATCGCAAGCCATATCAATGGTCGCCCACGAGGATATGGTATCCATGCTGGCGGTGTTATTGTCTGCCGACATCCTTATTATGAGTATATCGGCATTCGGCACGGCACTGACGGAGAACATGTTATTTCTGTTGATAAAGTGATGGACGAGAAGATTGGACTCGTCAAGTTTGATATTCTTGGTGTTGCGTCGCTGGTTGCTATCGACGAGGCAAAACGTGAAGACAATATTCCAGACTGGGAGATTGATATTAACAATCCAGAGTTTGAAAACGATAAGGCAACTTACGATTTGATTTGTTCCGGGCGGACAGACAATCTATTTCAGATTGAGTCTTCAGGCATGAAGGATCTAGTTGCACAGCTTCAGCCGAGGTCGATTGAAGAACTATCCGCTTTGATTGCACTTTATCGTCCTGATGCGATGCCGTCCATTCCTACATACGTTGATTGCAAGTACCACCCTGAACACATTCACTACTTCCATCCTGACATGGAACCAATTTTTCGCAGCACCTATGGTGTGAATATCTATCAGGAACAGAGTATGAAACTCACGAAGGTCTTTGGCGGTCGAAACGATGCCGGAGCTGATAGAATGCGTAAATGCTTGGCAAAGAAAAAGCCTGAGAAAGTCAAGGAAGAGGTCGAGCTTCTTTACGATGAGATTCTTGCAAACGGATACGATAAAGCAACCGCCGAATATATTTGCGATGAACTGTCAACGAAGGGCGGCTACGGATTTAACAAGTCACATTCTCAGGCATACGCTGTCATCTGTCTTCAAACTGCATATCTGAAAACCCATCATCCGCTTGCGTTTTTTAAGGCAATGCTAAACCTGAATAAAGCAAAGGTTGGTAAGGTCAACAAGATTATGGTGGATGCACGGTGTTTTGGCATTCAGGTTCTTCCTCCGAGTATCAATCGTTCCGGCATGGACTTTACTGTATCAAATGGGAAAATTCTATTTGGTCTGTCTGCGATTGGTGGTGTTGGTAGTACGCTTGCCGATGCTATTATTGCCGAAAGAGATAAAAATGGAAAGTTCAAGGGCCTTGATGATTTCACGAATCGTGTTCGTGCAACAAAGGCACAGATTATTGCACTGGTAAAGTCTGGTGCCATTCCTACAAAGAATAAACGAGCGTTCTTGGAAAAGTACATTGCGAGTGGCTTGGAGCAATCTGAGTTCAAGCCAGTAAGCACGCTTCCAACAAAAGCTGTCTTGCTGAGTAAGTGGGATATTGATACGGAGCACTATAAGGTGGGTAAGAAGGTTGATAAAGAAACTGTCTTACGAATCTATAATGAAAAGCGCCGTGTTGCATATGAAACTGAAAAGCTCAAGAAAAAAGAAGCATACATGACTGAGCAGTCAGAGAAGTATTTGAAGGACGAGCAATTCTGGGAGTTCCAGACATTACAGACGTTCATCATCGATAAGAATCCGTTTGAAAAGGCATACGAGTACATTCAGGATTTCTCAGAGATTGAGAGTGGTGACTCTTGTGTGTTGGTTGGTATTATCGCAAAGATTCAGAAGAAGAAAACAAAGACTGGTATGCAGTTTGCGTTTGTGAATCTATACTCTGGTGATGGTATCATTGAGCTGACTGTATGGCCGAGAGTCCTATCAAATTATCAGGATTTGATTGTAAAAGGAAGTCAGGTGGCTGTGCTTGGCAAGAAGGAAGATGAGTCTCATATCATTGCAAATGACTTCAAGCCATACAAACGGTGGCTGCATGATAGAGAGATAGCATAATGAATGGTGTTTTATATACTATTGACGGAGAGGTTCTTTGTGAGTTTCCTATGTTTGAAATTGGAAATAATTGGCACAAAGATAAAACTATAATCAAGATACATTGTACGAATTGTTGCGTCGTTAGAAAAGTTCAGAAATGGAAGTTTGATTGTGCAGAAAAATGCGAGAGTACCACAAAATGGTTTTATTGCAGAGTGTGCAGAGGACTGACAGAATTTAGATTAGGTGCATAATAAGAGGATTATAAAGTGGCAGATAAGAAATTTAATGAAAATATGATCCGTTGTTACATCAGGATAAAACGAGTCTTTTATCCGAAAGATGGGAAGGAGGTGGAGCCCGGCGGCTTCGCCACTTTCTCTGCCGAGGTGGTAAAAGTCAAGCAGGGGAACCCCATTATGAGCCGATACAGTGACCTTCGACTGAAAGGCAACGTCCCTAGCCTTGATATGGATAAGACTTATTCGTTCTGTGGTGAGTATGTTCACCATGAAAAGTTTGGGGACCAGTATAAAATCGTCTATATGAACGAGTTCCAAGAGATTACTGACCCAGAAGAACAGAAAAGCTTTCTTCATTTTATCTTGACAGAACATCAGTTTGAGATGCTTTACGAAGCATTTGATAATCCGTATGAGATTATCAAGAACGGTGACATCAAGTCTCTTTGCACTGTTAGTGGTATCACGGAAGGTCGCGCACAGAAAATTATCGATGCCTTTGAAAATAACATTGATAACAGCGAAGCATACACGAAGCTGATTGAATATGGTTTGACTCCCAGTGCTATCGGAAAACTTGTTCATCAATATCATGGTGCAGACACTCTGGTAAAAAAGATTGAAGAGAATCCTTATGTTTTGATTGACGATGTATATGGTATCGGTTGGAAGAAAGCTGACGCTCTTGCTTTGAATATGGGATTGAAGCCAAACTCTCAGTTCCGAATTGAAGCTTACGTTATGCATTTTCTTGCCGACCGTGCCGAAGAAGGCAATTCTATCATCCCGGCAAACCAGACAATCAATAGTTGCATTAAAGAGCTTGGATTGGACGAAGGTGACCAAGAGGTTATCAAGAGAGCACTTTTCCATCTGCACGATGTCCGCGAAACGCTTTGGTGGAGTGATGATCGTCAGGAATTTGCTTTAACAAGAGTGTGGAATCTGGAAGATAGTATTGCGAAGGAAATCAAGCGTCTGGCGGATGCTCCTGTTGAGCCGATTGGTCGAAATATGGATGCAGCAATCAATGAGGCCGAAAATGCGCTTGGCATCGAGTATACTGAGGAGCAGAGAGATGCTATTAAAAAGGTATGCTCTAGTAATGTCTGTATCTTGACAGGCTACGGAGGATGCCTCGATGCAGAGATGGAGTTCTTTAATGGTGTCCAATGGAAAAAAATAAAAGATTATGTTAAGGGCGACAAAGTTCTTCAATATAATGAAAATGGGACTACAACGCTTGTTGAGCCTGAGAAATATGTAAAATTCAAATGTGAATATCTATATCACATGAAAAACAAGTCGGGTAGTATCAATCAACTATTGAGTGCAGAGCATAATGTTGTTTACTTGACCAGTAAAAACAATTTAGCTAAAATCCCAATGTGGGAGTTGTATCAAAGAAATGTTAAACGAAAGTCTGGGTTTAACGGACATTTTATAACAACGTTTAATTATGATGGCCCAGGAATCGATTTGAGCGATGCTGATATTAGACTAATGTGTGCTGTTATTTGCGACGGATCGTTTTTGAAGGATCATAAATCAGCTTGGTGTAGAGTAAACGTAAAAAAAGAGCGAAAGAAACTTCGCATGAGAAGACTTCTTTCGGAAAGTGGTAGATACTTTGATGAGCATCAGTGGAATCCAAAAGACTTGGAATATTCGAACTTTGTCTTTTACGCTCCAAGAAAAGAAAAAAGATTTACTTCGTATTGGTATAACTGTAATCATCATCAGCTAGAGGTGATTTGCGATGAGATTCTAAATTGGGACGGTCATGTGAAAGAGGGGAGACGGAAAGATTTTAGTACACTGATTAAAGAAACGGCAGATTTTATTCAGTTCGCATTTTCTTCTTGTGGTTATCGTTCTGTTGTATATGAATCAAATATTGAACGACACGGTAGAATGGTCAAAGAGTATAATGTTCATATTGTGCAACACTCGAATGGAAAAGTTTCTCTTATGACAAAAGGCAGTAAAAGCGATATTGATATTATTCGTTCAAGCGATGGATATAAGTATTGTTTTACTGTTCCGTCTCATATGTTTCTGACAAGATATAATGGAAGAATTTGTGTCACAGGCAACACTGGTAAAAGTACCGTTGTCGCCGGTGTGCTAAAGGTTCTTCATGGTAAGTCTTTTGCCCAGACTGCACTCTCTGGTCGTGCTGCCGCTCGTATGCAGGAGATTACTGGTCAGGACGGCAAGACGATTCATCGCCTCCTTGGTTACGACATTGAGAATGGGGGTTTTATCCATAATAAGAACAATTCTTTAGAGGAGGATATCATCATTCTGGATGAGACCTCTATGGTTGGTGCTCAACTGTTCTACGATTTGATTCAAGCAATCGAAACTGGTAAGCGATTTATCATGATTGGTGATGACGGCCAGCTTGAGAGTATTGGTATGTGCAATATCTTCAAGGATATGCTTGCCTCCAAGGTTGTTCCGGTAGCTCGTTTGACTAAGATTCACCGTCAGGCTGCTAAGTCCGCAATTATCACAGAAAGCATCAAGGTTCGTAATGCCACGCAGTTGGTTCCTTATGGCTGGGCTGGCAATGAGATTCGTGGTGAGCTGCATGATTTGGAACTAGATATCTACAAGGATGCAGGCGAGTCGTTTAGCCACATCATCAATCAGTACCGTACCTTATATAATAAGGTAGGGAATGACAGTGCAAAGATTCAGATTGTACTTCCGCAGAAGCTCCGTGGTAGCATCTGCACCTACGAGGTGAATAACGCTATTCAGGAGATTGTGAATCCGAGTCGTGGTCAGACCGAAGCGAAGATCTCCATCTATGGTGATGGGAAGGACAGAGTGTACACTCTGCGCGAGGGCGATCAGGTCATTATCAACAAGAATAACTATGAACTTCATACATACAATCTCAAGACAAAGAAAAAGGAAGAAAAGTGTCCGGTGTTTAACGGCAACCGTGGCATCATTCGAAAGATTGAAGGCAGTTTTATTCTGGTTGATTTTGACCAGTGGGGCACGATCTTTATTCCTCATTATTTTGGTGGGAACAACATCTGGGCAACACTTGAACTCGCTTATGCTTTGAGTTGTCATAAACTGCAAGGTAGCGAAGCTCCGTATGTGATTGTCGGCATGGATAACTCTGCATATTTGATGTTGACGAGAGAATGGCTTTACACGGCCATCACTCGTGCTAAGAAGTATTGTGTGATTTGCGCTGAAACCCATGCTCTTGATCGGGCGGTAAAGACTTCGAGAGTTCCATACAAGCGGACGTTCCTGAAGGAATTTTTACGGAAAGAATTTTCGGAAAAGCATTGACAATTATATGAGTATCCTGTATAATATAGCTATAAAAAGTCTCCATCTCGGAGGCTTAAAATTCTCTCTTTAGCTATATAATACAGGATACGAGAAAGAAATGGCTTGCTCGTAATGGCAAGCCTTTCTTTATTCATTATAACCATATAACACAGGATGCTCAAGGAGGTTTTATGACAGATAGGGAGCTCATAGGTAAGCTCGATGCGATGGTAAAGGCATTGCAGAGCACGAAGAAAAAGACAGACAAGACCAGAATTTTGCTGGATGCACGAAAGAATTTTGGGGCTGAAGCTGACGAGTTGATGGCCTTCTTCCGATTCTTGCTTGATCCGGCAATCGTAACTGGACTGTCGGATGCAAAAATCAATAAGCAGGTGAGTGCCAAACCTGAAATTGATATCCAGTATCTCAGTTGTGGATACCTTTATATTATGGGTGCTGGTCACAACACTGGTTCTGACGCATCCATCGCAACAATCCAGAACTATTTACATAAAAATCCTGAGCACGAAGAGTTTCTAAAGCGGCTGTTTACCAAGAATCTTCCGATTGGCGTTGAGGCAGCTACCATCAACAAGGTATACGGCGAGGAAATTATTCCTGTCTGGGAAGTCCAGCAGGGATATCCGATTGATAAGGTAAAGCTGAAGGATGGCATTTGGTTCAGTTTGAGCCAGAAGATGAATGGAAATAGGGGCACCATGTATAAAGGCGAGCTCATCTCTCGGCAGGCTCAGAAGTTTAAAGGACTCGACCATATAAAGAATGACCTGCTTTCTCTATACGATGGAGACGCCTCAAGGCGAGATGCGTGGGTGTTTGATGGTGAGCTGATCTACAAGAACCCAGAAAGAATGTCGGACGGAGAGGCTTTTCGTTATGGCACTGGCCTACTTAATTCTGACAACAAGGACAAGACTGGAATCAAATTTGTGATTTTTGATGTGATCCCTGTTGTAGAGTTCGACCGTGGAAAGTGTACTATCCCATATAAAATTCGCCGTATTGGGTTAAATTGTCTTCGCGCAGAGATTACTCGCAAGCACCTTGAAAATATTGAGATTGTGCCGATGGTCTATGAGGGCACTGACCAGAGTGTGATTTCGAAGTGGCTTGATTATGCGGTTGAGAACGATTGGGAAGGTCTTATGTTAAACACGGACGTCCCTTATCGTCGGACTCGTCATAATGGTTGTCTGAAAGTTAAACGATTCTACACTGTTGATCTACGAATCGCCGCCATCGAGGAAGGTCAGAACCGTCTGGCTGGTACGATGGGCGCTCTTGTTGTGAATTATAAGGGTAACGAACTTCGTGTTGGTTCCGGTTTTGATGATTCCACGAGAGCTGCTGTGTGGGCAAATCCTGATAATTACATCGGCAAGATTGTGGAATGTAAGTACAAAGAGGTCACAATGGACAAAAAGACCGGTCTTGAGTCTCTGCAATTCCCGACATTTGTGCGATTCCGAAACGATAAGAATGAAGTGAGTTACGGCTAAGGAGAAGTTATGAATCTTTCCAAGAAGTCAATTAAACACATTCTTCGGATTCTGGATAACAAATGTGTCGAAATTTCTACAAAGGCATCTGCTTATAGTAGTGGTGGACGTAAAATTTTGACTCGTGATTTTGAGCCAAAGAAGTCACATGGAATGAATGGCTGGCAACGAATCATCTATGTACCGTCCGAAGGATATTTCTACGGAATTTATAATGGAAAATCGGAAGAAGATTGGGATATTCCAGATATCTGGTCTCCCGCACAGCTTGCTGATTTGTGAGGTATTTAAAATGCTACTTTTAACGCAAGGCGGAGAAATTATAAATCTTGATCGCATGGCAATCATTGATACCGCAAGCCTTAATGTTTATGCAAGGCAGGGCATGGGTGAGCGTGGAATTGTTCTTGGCAGCTATAACTCTGAGAGTAAATGCTACGATATTATCGCACGTATTTTTGATTGCTATCGAAAAAATGAGAAAGCATACATAATGCCAAAATGAACGACTTCAGAGAGCTAACCGTCTCGAAGAAAGCAAAACAAGAAGGAATCATATGAGAAACATGTCAAAGAAAACTCGTAAAAAGGTTATGCAGATCATTAAGGCAAACTGCCATTTTGATAGTAAAGGGTATTGGTGGGGACCATATAAAAGTAGCCGTTTGTGGAAACCATATAAAAGTAGCCGAATGTCCGCAATTTGGGAGTACATTATAACGGAAGATCGCTTTGGTTTTAGCGAGTTTGCGGCAGTATATGAGGATTTGGAGGAGAAATTTTCTCCATATTTCTATATTAACATTGTGTCTCCTGCACAGCTAACAAATCCACGTCTTCCAATCAATGTAAACAAACAGATTGTAAAGAAATTGGAAGAAGGCGGTTTTATTTGAATGACTTCCGAAAACTAGCCATCCCAAAGAAAGAACGACTTGAAGTTCAACTTACGGATGGCACAGAAGAACACAATATACTCTACATAATTACATCTCTAGCCACTATTAAAGGTGCTGAGATTTTTAAAAATTTTCGTTTGTATTCTGTAGGCTCCGCCGGGGAGCTCAACTTATTAGAGAAGCAAGACGGCGATCCCTACTTTGATAAGCTGAAAGGAACAGAATATGAGTAATTCAATGAACCGAGAAGACCGGCGCAGAGAGCAGCGTAAAGCACGAATCCTTGCCCGGCGAATCAAGAAGGCTGGTGGCCCTGACTTTCTGGCTGGAATGCCAGTAGAGGAATGGGAACCCAAGATTGGTGATGAGGTCACCATTAAGGTAAAGAGGATTCAGGGCAAGAAGGATTTCTTTAAGATGAGTCCTCAGTATCAGGACTTTATCAATAGCCTTGAAGACGGAAAACCTTACAAGATTACCAGTACCGGCATGAAGGGTCAGGTTTACGGCATTGACGCACATCCTTATTTCCAGATTTGGAAGGGTGATATGGAACCCTACAAGGAGTCCTAATGAGAATGTACTTCAGGACGGACTATTATGCAGATGTTGGCATAGATGAAGTCGTTCGGCTTCAAAGAGGAACTACATGCGAAGTAGTTTCAGAAACTGAATTTTTTTATTTTATCGTAACTGATAATGAATCATTCAGGAAAATGTTAAACATTGTCATGATTCCCAAAGAAAACCTTGAAGATGATGTATATGTCGTGACTGGTAAGAGCGAAAAACTTGAGGAAGGGGGTGGGGTGATATGATTGGTATTGACCATCGTGAGCAGGGTCGTAAGGAACGAGCCCTTGCAGAGTATTATAGGACCTTAGCTCGATATCCTGTCGAGTGTGGAGAGCCGATTACATATCAGTTGTCAGAAGAGCAGCTTAAACAGGTTCTTTGCGGAGAGGTTACTGTTGATGAGTTGATTGGAAGAGGTGAGGTAAATGAGAGACAGGATTAAGATGTGGATCGCTTTCATTAAGATTTTTAAGGATTATCTTATTGCGGTCGGAATCATGATTGTGTTGTGGTTGCTGTCTTGCCTTATCAAATATGGGATTTCAGTATCCAACTTCCCAGATTGGTTTAAGTTTGCACTTCTAAAATAAAGGAGGATTAAATGGTAACCGATATTCTTAATAGAGAGATTCATGTTGGCGACACAGTTCTTAGAGCTAGAACTCGAAATGGTCGCGGAGTTCTTTGGAGCATTCGTAAAGTTGTCTCAATTATGAACGTAATGATTAAAGTTCAAGACGGAAAGTACACAACGAATGTTGTACCCAGGAATTGTATCGTAATTGACGAGAGTGACATTCCTGAAAACTGGTGCGATGAATAAGGAGGATTTCAAAAATGGAAGTTGAGTTGATTTCATACTCACAGCCAGTCAATTCAGATGGAGATAAAAATCCGTTGTCGATTGCAGAGCTGGCAGCGAGTGTCTGTTATGATTCTGAACCGACAGATACATATCGAATCGTAAAGGGATGCAAAGCGACGGGGCATCGGAGCGTGCTTGAACATATTTCATTTACGTTCTGTGTAACCGGTGTGAGCCGTGCGCTTCTGGCCCAGTTAAGTCGGCATCGTCACATTAGCTTGAGCGTGCAGTCACAAAGATATGTAGCTATGAACAACTTTGATTATGTAAATCCGTTCAGCGGTGAAGATGCAGATGTTTTTAAAGATATGATGGCAAGTATCGCAGCTGATTATTATATCCTAAAAAAATATCATAATGCCGCCAACGAGGATGCTCGCGCTGTTCTGCCGAATGCGTGCTGTACTAAGTTCTATGTCACAATCAATGCGCGGTCACTAATTGAAATGAGCCATTTGCGTCTTTGCACTCGAGCCCAAAGTGAAATCCGGTCGATGTTTCAGTTAATCAAGAGTCAAGTCGCCACAGTTTGCCCTGAACTTGCCGCATGGATGGTTCCTTCCTGTGAAGCTAATCCGAAGTATCCGTTCTGCCCAGAAGGTCGTGGCTGCTGTGGCCGTCATCCTCGGTTGGCAGATGTTTATAAGCCTATTGAAAAAAAACAAGGAGGTTATTGATGCAAACACTTGATGAAATTAAGAAGAACGTAGACCATCCAGTCCATTACGGCGGCGCAGACAATCCCTACGAAGCCATTAAAGTGTTGCGAGAGTGGCAGCTGGATAAAGATGCTTATCTTTGGAATGTTGGTAAGTATCTGAGCCGGGCAGGTCACAAAGATGGCAATTCTCAACTTCAAGATTTGACGAAGGCACGTTGGTATTTGGACTATAAAATCCGGCTTTTAGAGGAACAGCAAAAGATTGCTGAAAGTGTAGTAGATACGCTCAAGAAAGTTCCTAATGAGGTCACTGATAAGTTGACTACGATGCCGGATTGCGGAGACGTCTATATTCCTACTATTGGAAAGACAGTAAAAGAATGCGTTCAGTATGTTCCTCGTCATGCGAAACACGACTATACTGATGATTTGGTTTTCCGTCCAGAAATCCATACTCCAAACATTGAGACTGCCGTGGTTCCGAGTGTTCATAATGATGCTATGTCTCCGAATAACAAAGGAGTTAATAAAGTTGACCATTCAATGCTGAATTCTAAGGTTTACGCCGATGAAGTCAAGTTTTAAGAGGTTTACATAAATGAGATACAACTGGGAATATCCACTGGTGGCAGTGATGCTCCTAGTGATGATAATGACATTTTGGTTTTCTAAGGTCGTCCTTAGAATTTAAAGGAGTGATTGCATGGAATATGTGATTAAACGCGATGGAACGAAAGTTCCTTTTGATAAGAGTAAGATTGTAAATGCGATTGAGAAGGCGATGACCTGCACGCCGGGTGGTATCGACGCTCGTGTATCCAATGCAATCGCTGATTACATTGCTGATATGCCAGACATCCTATCGGTTGAGCAGATTCAGGATATCGTGGTTGACAGTCTGAAAAATAGTCCTTTTTCAGATGTAGCAGAAGCGTATAGTCAGTGGCGTAAATATCGTCAGGAAATCCGAGAAAAGGAAAAGACTAATGCAAGCATTTTGGATATCATCGATATTCGGAACGATGCAATCAATCAGGAAAATAGTAATAAGAACCCTACTGTAAACAGCGTCCAGCGCGATTATATGGCTGGCGAGGTATCCAAAGAATTGACAGAGCGACTGTTGCTTCCGAAGGATATTCTGGATGCGCATAAGGCTGGTATCATTCATGTACATGATACAGATTATTTCGTTCAACATATGCACAACTGCGATCTGGTCAACCTGGAGGATATGCTGCAGAACGGTACTGTAATCTCTGGTACTGGAATTGACAGACCGCACAGTTTCTCCACTGCCTGTAATATCGCTACGCAGATCGTTGCTCAGGTGGCTTCTAACCAATACGGTGGACAAAGCATTACTTTATCTCATCTGGCTCCGTTCGTAGATGTCTCTCGTAAGAAAATCGAGAAGGAAGTCCATCAGGAGTTCTACGATATGGTCCAAAACAATGAGATTGATAAGATGCCAGCAAAGGAGACCATCAATCGCATTGTTGAAGAACGTTTACATAAAGAAATCGCTCGTGGTGTTCAAACTATCCAGTATCAGGTGATTACGTTGATGACAACCAATGGTCAGGCTCCTTTCATTACCGTATTCATGTATCTGGATGAAGTTCCTGAAGGACAGACTCGTGATGACTTGGCTGTTATCATTGAAGAAATGCTAAAACAGCGTATTCAGGGTGTTAAAAATGAAACCGGAGCGTGGATTACTCCTGCGTTCCCGAAGCTGATTTACGTTCTCGATGAGGATAATATTCATCCTGATTCTAAATACTATTACCTGACGGAGTTGGCCGCTAAGTGTACTGCAAAGCGTATGGTTCCAGATTACATTTCCGCAAAAGTTATGAAGGAACTCAAGGGTGGCGTGTGGGTCAGCATGGGGTGTAGATCATTCCTAACGCCTGACCGAACTACTGAGAATGTGGCTAACGCAAAGAATTGGGTAAAGGGTCAGAAATATTATGGTCGCTTCAATCAGGGTGTGGTCACCATCAATCTGGTGGACGTGGCTTGTAGCTCTGAAAAAGACAAAGATAAATTCTGGAAGATTTTTGATGAGCGTCTTGAATTGTGCCATCGAGCACTTCAGATTCGACATAAGCGTTTACTCGGAACTGTTTCTGACATGAGTCCTATTCATTGGCAGTATGGAGCACTGGCTCGTCTAAAGAAGGGCGAAAAGATTGACAAGCTACTCTTTGGCGGCTACTCCACCATCAGCCTGGGTTACGCCGGTCTGTATGAGTGCGTGAAGTATATGACTGGCAAGAGCCACACCGATTCTGAAGTAAAACCGTTCGCTCTTGAAATTATGCAGCACATGAATGATAAGTGCGCAGAGTGGAAAAAGGCCGAGAACATGGACTACTCCCTCTACGGCACTCCGCTGGAATCCACCACCTACAAGTTTGCCAAGTGCCTGCAGAAGCGCTTTGGCATTATTCCTGAAGTAACTGATCATGAGTATATTACCAATTCTTACCATGTCAATGTTCGTGAACATATTGATGCATTCACAAAGCTGAAGTTTGAGAGTGAGTTCCAGAAGCTTTCTCCGGGCGGTGCCATTAGCTATGTTGAAGTTCCTAATATGCAGCAGAATATTCCTGCCGTAATTAGCGTTATGAAGTTCATCTACGACAACATCATGTACGCCGAGTTAAACACCAAGTCCGACTACTGTCAGGTGTGCGGCTATGACGGCGAGATCAAGATCGTGGAGGATAACGGCAAGCTGGTGTGGGAGTGCCCGAATTGTGGCAACCGCGATCAGAATAAAATGAATGTCGCACGGCGTACTTGTGGGTACGTAGGAAGCCATTTTTGGAATCAGGGACGTACTCAGGAGATTCGTGACCGGGTGGTTCATTTGAGCGATAACTAAACAAAGGATAAGATATGGATACTACACAACAGATTTTAAAGCGAGATTGGGATAATGGTTTTGTTAAAAAGATGCAGAATCGTATTTTGGTATCTCATTATAAATACGGTTGGATGAATCAAACATATCCAGACTTGGCTCAAGCTGTAAAGGAAATTTATCCAAGAGTCAAAAAGTATTTAGAGACAGGAAATACAGAATGGCTCATTGATGTTGCTAATTTTGCAATGATTGAATATTTGCATCCTAGTGTTGTTGGAGCGCATTTCAAAGGAACGGATAGTGAAGAGTCTCCGGGACTGACGAGTGGAATTAGCTACAAAGAACTCGAAGAGAGTATGAAATAAAATTTGAATATAAGTGGTGGGTTGGTGGGATTACATATGAAAGAAATTATTGTTTTCTTTATGATTGTATGGGTTATCGCCTATTACATTTTAAAAGATAACTACAAAGATTAAGGAGATACTTATGAAAAAATTTATGGCAATTTTTGTTGCATTTCTCGTTGCAGTTGGCGCAGTGCTTTGTACCGAGCGAGTACACACTGGTTATGTTGGTGTTGTTTATTCTGCGAAGGGAGTCGAGCAGCAGACTATTTCTCAGGGCTGGCACTTTATGAGCCCATTAAAGCATGTGTCTGAGTTCCCGATTACTCAGCAGCGTGTGGTATTCTCTAATGCAGCATCTGATTACGGTGCAAAGGAACACGCAGATTGGCACATCGATGCCCCTGCTAATGGCGGTACGATTGCAATTAACTTGACTGTTAATTATAACTTCCTGCCGGAGCATGTTGTTGAACTGTACACCAAGTTTGGTGGCATGGATGGTGAGAGCCTGATGGAGAGCAAAATCCAGAATGACATTATTGCTTATGTTAAGGAAGTCACTCCTCAGTTCAGTGTTATGCAGATTTATTCTGATGACCGTGCAGGTGTTAATACTGCAATCACCAACTATCTGAATGAGAAGTTGACCGCAGAATATGGTATCAATGTTTCTTCCGCACTGATTGTTGACGCACAGCCTGATGATACCCTGATGCAGAAGATTCGTGCTAAGGAGCAGGCAAAGCAGGACGCAGAGATTGCTGAGCTGAATAAGCAGACCGCTCTGGCTCAGGCAGAGACTGATAAAGTTAAGGCACAGACGGAAGCTGACGTTAAGATGATTGAAGCACAGGCCGAGGCTGATGCAAATAAGGTGCTTTCCGAATCTATCACTCCTGAACTGATTCAGATGAAGGAAGCAGAAGCTCGCCTGAAGCATGGTTGGGTTACCGTACAGGGTGCCGATACAGTCGTTACCAAGGGTGAGTAAACGAGGCTTTATAAAATGAAAATTTTTGAAAGAAGGTGATTGGAATAGAAGTGTGGAAGAATTTCTTTAAGGCACTTGGTTCTTTTCTTGGAACCATTTTATTTCTTGCCTTAATTTATTTTACTTCGTGGATTACCACGATTGGTGCTGTCTGGCTTATTTTTAAACTATTAAATATCACGTTTACGGTCAAGGTTGCGACAGGTATTTGGTTGGCTCTTATTTTGCTTGAAGGATTCTTGAAAGGAAGTCGAAAGTAATGGGGTGGTATCGTAAGAAACCTGTTGTCGTCGAAGCATTTCAGCTTGGAATTGATTATATTCCAGACTGGTTTATGAATAAGGTGACAGACAGAACGGTTACTTTGCATGGGTTGAGTAGCGGATTTATTCACGTTCCAGACACTAACGCAGACATCGAAACGTTGGAAGGTGTGATGCACGCAAACTACGGAGACTATATTATCCGTGGCGTGAACGGAGAGATTTACTCTTGCAAGCCCGATATCTTTGAAAAGACATACGAGGAAGTAAACTAACAAGCAGGGTGGGTGTGGTGGCATGAAGGGAGCTATATGAATTATTGGTCAGTAGAAGTCCTGTTTTATGAAGATGGAATTCAGGCAACTAATACATATTATGTCCGAGCATACGATCAGAATGAAGCTATGAATAAGGCACGGCATCGTTTTGAAAAATCTCATCCCGGTATGAGCTGCATGGTTCAGAATGTAGAAAAGGCAGGTGGCTGAGATGGACTTCAAATGTAAGTGTGGCAGTAAATCTCTCTTTATCCAGAACAAAGGTAGCCAGATTGGTCTGTATTGCTCTGTTTGTGGTAAGTGGCAGAAATGGCTCACCAAGGACGAAGTGAGACAGTTTGAGTACGAGACGAATACGTTGGACTCAAAAGGAAACAATCCTGATGATGATTTTTATGAAAAATTCGCCTTAACTCCATGGGGCTGCCTACACTGTGCTTTTAGAGATTTTGGACTAGATCTTCCTGAAATACCTGGTAAGATGGCCGATACTCTTATGGAAGATTTCTTCGAGATTATGAAAAAGCACGGATTGTGGAGAAAGAGTAAGAATGATTGCTAAAATCTTGAAACGTCTACTCCGTTGGTTTCTTCCAGAATGCAGCCGATGTGGTGGTGTGATGCTCTACGATGCAAAACATAGTTGGTATGATAAATGGCACTTCGTCTGTGACACTTGCGGTAGAGAGAAATGGGGGACTTTATGAAACTATGGGGGCGTTTTTACAAACTTTTATGACGGCATCACGATTGACGGTAGAGAAGTTCTTGTGTCTGAACATGATACGAAAGATGATGCATTAAAAGAGGCAATTAGATACGGACTTCAAATTCTGAATCATTTCAAAACAGATGACTTTATGAATGAACGTCTGTATGGAAAACAAGAACCTGACGATAAGTATAAACTGACTGTTGCGTACGAACCTGCTTCCGTTACTCTTTACGAAAAACGAGAGACCGATATGGTTCCAGTTCGTAAATGGCCTTGTAAAGAAGTTTACGATATGGATTCGGAAGATTTATTTATGTTCTCTATCGAGGGGAATGCGGGGTTGTTTACAACTTTATAAAAGTGCCGTTTTAGGAGGTGCCAATATGAAAAAGTGGACTAAAGACATTCTTGAAGCTAATGGATATGAGCTGAGAAACGCATACATTAAAAATGTATCTTTTGGAATAAAAGATTACGGATTTCTTTCTCTTGCACTCACTTTAGAAGGTGATGGATGGGGAGTAAATTACATAGGCCCTTCTATCGGTAGAAGATTCTACATCAATGGAGAGTTTATTAAAGATGGGAATGCCGCAAATTTTGAAGGTTATGAAGGCGGAGCTGAAGCTATCGTAAGAATTTTAGATGTTGTTGATTGTTCTGAACTTGAATCACTAAAAGGAAAATATATCCGTGCAGCTATCAAAAGAGGAGAGTCTGTGAAAATCATCGGTAACATCATCAAAGATCAGTGGTTTGATTTACGGTTCATTCTTTGATGATATGGTAAACGACGCTGACGATAATAAGGGTACTGAGGTAGAGTGATGACAGATGAAGAAAAACTCAATTTATACCATAGACTTTTCAAAAGAATGAAAGCAAGAGCTTTATTGATGTCTACGGCAGAAAAGCATACCTATATGAGAGCCGTTGGCACGAACGAATTAAAATGGATTCTTAAAAAGGAACTTGAATTATCAGATGAGGATTTAAAACATGATTAACAATCCTTTTGTAGAAGATGGTATCATTTCCTGCCAGTGCTGTGGCAGTGGTGAATATCTCTTTAATGAAGATGGTAACCGTAATGGTTACTGTGGTAACTGCGGGGCTAGAATCGACTGGCCGGAGGACAACGATGAAGAAAGTAACACTTGAACTTTTGGTTGATGAAAACGGAGACGAAGATATCAACCCAATTAAGAGTGAGATCGAGAGTGCTTTTCAACATTGTTATCATAATATAAAGTTGGTTTCATACGAAGAAGAAAGCATCGATGCACGATGGTTTTGCGCGAAAGACGTAACTCCTCCAGTCCCAGAGTACGGAATGTGTTCAGAGGATGTCATCATAAAATACAAGGACGGAACAGAAAGCGTTGCGTGCATCACATTTAATGGTGAGTGGTATGATACTGATTATTATGAGGTTGCCGATACGGTAGTGTATTGGCGATACATGACAGATGATGAGAAAAATTCCTGATTTTTTGCTAAAATTATTTAACGCATTATCGCAATAAATTCTTGACAAATTTTGATAGAATTCCGCTTTTAACAGAAAGGAAAGGTATGTTTAAAACCTTCAAAAATACTGCCGTATGCGTACTTCTAGCAGCTATTATACTGACTGGATGCAGTACAAGCGTGAAAGACTCAGTAGGAAATGTAGCTGTAGAGAATGGCTGGTTCTATCGTATCAGTGATACCCATATGGTATACGATAAGGATACACACATTATGTATTACTTATTCTGTGGAAGTACAGGCAATCAAGGCTACGGCTATATGTCTCCTTATTATAATGAGCACGGTCAGATGTGCTACTACGTTAATGGTCAGGTTGTTCCAATCGAGGAGGTGTTAATCGATGCTGACTGAGATTGTTTGGCTTATGGTCAAGGCTTATATCATTTTGATTTTCACCGCTGCGGTAATTCGCTCTGAGCAGATTCTATATGACACCTCTACATATATTTTCCGAGGTGATAGGAAGAACGGAATGTATGGCTGTGTTGCACTGAATGTTTTTATCATCGTATGTGCAAGTATGTGGATGAGGTTTGTTTAAGATGAACTACGCTAAAATCGTTCCATGTGATATAGCGAATGGTGAAGGGGTGCGTGTCACACTTTTCGTGCAGGGTTGTACGCATCATTGCCCCAGCTGTCAGAACCCTACTACATGGGACCCGAATGGTGGTCAGCCATTCACAGATGAAACGCTTGATAAAATTGTAGATTTACTTCGACCTGATTATATTCAGGGGCTTACGCTTACTGGTGGAGACCCACTGTATCCAGAGAACAGGGAGATAATTTGCAAAATTCTAATAAGAATCAGACACGAGTTTGAAGGAAGCAAAGACATTTGGATGTGGACTGGATATACATGGGAAGAATTGATTCAACAGGCGGCAGAAGAATTGAAATATCAAACTATTCCGACAACGGTAACAATTATTCGAAATATAAACGTGCTAGTCGATGGCCCATATATCGAATCTAAACGAGATATCTCTTTGCCGTACATGGGGAGCTCCAATCAACGTGTAATCGGCTGTAATAAGAGTTTTGCTTTACGAAGACCAGTCCTTTGGTGGACTCCAGAAGAGAAAGGAAAATAATATGGATTTGGGAAATGCAACTACTAATCTTGGCTATGGCATGAGTCGGATGCCGTATCGCCCTAACATTAAAATCAATAAACTTCACGAAGATGCTCATCTGCCGACTTATGGTTCTAAAAATGCTGCTTGTGCAGACCTATACGCCTATATCGGTTTTGATGACGCAACGATGGTAAACAAGAATGGTGATCGCTGCATTATGATTCAGCCGCATGAGACCGTTAAGGTACATACTGGTTTACGGATGGCTCCGCCGGAAGGTTGGTACATTCAAGGGTTCGCTCGCAGCGGTCTTTCCACTAAGCAGGGTCTTGCACCTGTGAACGCCGTACCAATCATCGACCAGGACTATCGTGGAGAGATTATTATTCCTCTCCACAACTATTCTAATATCCCTCAAATGATTACTCATGGCGACCGCATTGCTCAGATGGCAGTTGTTCCGTTCTGGCAGGCTGATTTTGAAGAAGTTTCCGAATTGGACGAAACTGAGCGTGGTGCTGGAGGATTTGGATCTACTGGAAAACAGTAAGAAAAATAAAAGGAGAAATAATTATGGCTAAGTATTTTTATGTGTACAATATTGCTGGCGTTGAGGATTCCATTGTAAAGATGTTCAACACTGATACTGGTACAATGGGCGAGAAGAGTGTCAAGAAGGATCACATGGATGGTTTTATTGATGGTATCAAGACGAGCGGCTTTGTTTTGAACAAGGAGCTGGCAGAGGCTGACGTTGCAGAGGCCGAAGCAAAGCGTGTTCTTGCAGAGAAGATGACCGCTTATCAGGCAGCTCGCGATGACTATCACAATAAGAGTGAGACTCTGAAGAAGATCAAAGCTAAGTACGGTATTAAGTAAGGATAATACATAAATGAAGTATTACGCTATTGAATCTCATTATGAGAAAGAAGCTCCATTTGGAATTGCATGGCAAATAAAGCTGTTTGATGGACATACACTTTTGGAAGAGTACGACCACATCTTCTATAACGAGATTGCTGGTTACTGCAAATGCCTTGAAGATATGGGGTTTATCGAGAATGTTGAAGCCAAAGTTGATATTAAAAGCGAATTGAAGAAACTACAGGACTTCCAGAAGAGTATCGCTGAGATTACGGCGAAGGCCGCGATGTTGGAAAATCCTGCAAAAAGTGTAGAAACACCTTCAGTTAGAACGAAATATTCATTCTGGTAAAAGGTAAATTTTATGGGCGGGCGGGAGGAATAAATATATGAAAGCACATATTCGAGAAGAAAAGAAAACAACTCCATTAAAACTTGGTGAGGGAATGCTACTTCAGGACAAAGACGGCAAAATGTATAAGGTTTGCGACACAGTAGAATATGACGAGACACATACAGACGATGATGTTATCGATGAAGTTATCAAGTTCGCTCTGTCTGAAGAAAACTTACTCTCGGAAAGAGAATTATGGTTCATCTACGGAGCTAATAACGTGTATGTAAATTGAGGCGTAAATATGCATAAGACTGATAGTTTGAAAAATCCAGTAATCATATTTCCGTGCAAGAATTGTGGCTGTGTAACTAAGATTCGAGTGGCTTCTTTTGAAAATCCTGATTTGGATATTCCTGAGAATAATGTGATTGCGTGCTATAGATGTAGAGCGGAAGTTGCTGGGGCTGAGTTTATTTCTTGGAAAGAAGCAACCAAAAATATCTTTACCGTGGAGGTGCCAGATGGCAATTAAGATTATTCAGCATAAGCAGACTCCAAAAGAACTTGCATATCATTTTAAATGTGGTTGTGGTTGTGAATTTTGGTCTGATTCGGAAGGTGTTTTGGTTGCGAAGTCATTGGATGTGATTTTGTTTTATCAAACACAATGTCCAGAATGCGGCAGTCGTGTAGAAAGCCACGATGAGCCTGTTTTGCGAGAAGAAGTTTTTGACGATTAAAATGTATGTTTTAGAAAGAGGTGAGAACAATAGAAATTTGGGAGTTGAATCTTCTACATGATGGTGATATAGAACGAATATGTGTGTGCTCTGACGAGCAACCACTATTCGAAATGGCGGTCGATAGGGCAGTTAGTTTATTTGAAAAAATAAATGAATGGCCGCTTGAACAAGAACATTGCTATACTTCTGTAAATGTAAACGCATATCTTCGTTCTATTTTTGTGAAAATCAGTACACAAGATAATAGTACAGTTGAACTCTGGGAGTATAAATGGGAATGTATTTATAAAGAACCTTATGAAGACAAAACTAGTAACACCTTACTTCAGGAAGTTGTTTCTTGTGTACGAGACATTCCAAAACTATTTTATGATTGGGCAGAGAATTTCTGTTGGAAAGCGAGAAAAAATGGCTATTTGCAGTAAATGTTTACATAAAGAAGTATGCGCTTATAGAAAGCAAACAAGAGATAGTTGCGCAGAATCTTGCGAAAACTTCCTCGGTTGGGTTAAGGTCATGGATGAACGTCCAGTCCTTTTAAAAGACAACGTTGTAATAAGCGATTACGGTCTGTCGTTTATTGGATATTACGATTACAATAAGAGAGATCGAGAATACTTTTGCGATGCAAACACGCTTGAAAAAATTTACGAATGCCCATCTTACTGGTTGAAAGGACTTGAATTGCATGAGCAAGAACGAATCGCAAACAAAGAATATGAACAACGATTGGTGGCTCGCAAAGAAGCGGAGAGCGTACTTCAAATTGTTTCTAATGCAGACGAGAGTTGACTTTTTTGACGCAATTTGTAGAGTATGTGAGAAAATCGAAGGATGGTGCAAGAGATGAAAGCTCATATTAGTGATTGTCAATACGGAAAGCCGACCGACGCAAAAGAGAATAAAAGAATGAGTATGAGTCATGGTATGTTTGGATATATTCCTGATCTCATTGGATTCAATCCATATGAGTGCAGCCCTCTGGATATTCTTATCAAAATGATTCCGTGGCATAATGCAGAGTATGATATGCCAGACTTATTTGGAGTATACGGTTACACAACATGTGGTATTGTTGAGGTTTGGAGATGGCTTCATAATGATTCTATTTCAGACAAAGCAAGAAAAGATGGATGTAAGCCCATTGAGGAAGCGTCCGAGCTCGAATTATGGAAAATGATCGCGCTTATGTCTATTTTCGATGACAGAATGCGAATCAAAGAACTTATGGAACATAAAAAGTAAAATAAATAACGTATTATCGTTACAAAAACAAGTAAAAAATACGGTAAAACTAGACTTTTATGAGGTAGATTGAATGGACGATAGATTTTCAATCGAAAAGAATCACTGGGAAATACAAAATCCAGAATGGGAAGGCTATTCTCATTTCATCTGCACTAAAGACCATTATTGGACTGGTGTATACGGTATCAGCAACTATTTTCTTCAATATAAGAATTTTAGCAGAAGTAAACCAGTCGAACGATTTTCTGTAGAATGGCCGAACTTCGTAGAGCACATGTGGTTTATCCATTGGCGTGACCCATGGGATTATATTTTTGCTTCATATAAATTATCCGAGATCAAACGATTTTTAGAACTTGATATTGAAACCATTAAAAAGAACCATTGGCCGGATGGCCGTTGCACTTGCTACAGTATTTATGACTACGTGACGAAAAAATGGTACTATTTTAAAATCGAAAATTTGGGAACATTTTATGGATGCATGTGGCCGTTGGGTGATGATACGTGGGAGGTGATTAGTTGTGACTAAACAAATAGGCTATTATAAATCCGACTGGTACATTATGGGCATTGATGGAAAATATAACAATGCCTGTATCTCGCATACAGAATCGCAGCTTCGATATACAGTTCCAAGGTCGCCAGAATGGACCATCAACGGATTGGGTTTTGCTTACCTTAGAGAACATGGATTTGAAGATTATCCTGAACTCTATGGTATTGTATTATATGATATGGAGTGGTGGAGACGAAAACGCTATCCGGGTGACTTTTATGTAGAGATACCAATTTGCGATTCGTGTGCGGATACCTTTCATTTAAAATGGCGTTGTAAGGAATTTCGTGTACATCAGTGGTCTAACTTGAGAAAAGAAACAAAGTGGGTGAAAGGCAGAAGCAACTACACTATTTGTGAGCTCGCCCATAAATTACCACATGAAGAGTTTATTGAGTATTTGAAAGACAACGGCATCTATATTGTAAACGAAAGTGGTGTTGAACTTGGATGATAAAATTTGTTTTGTGAACTACCGACCATACCTTACAATAGTAGATTACGGAGATTGGACTCCAAGATGGAAAATCGCATATTGGATTGATATAGATGGATTTAAGCCTGGATTTAGAATCTCAAGGAACTTCATTCATCCATATCTAAATAACGTCACGCGCCCATGTTTAAACGTAGTAGCCTATGTCGATATGTATGATCCATTCGTTAAAACACTTTTGTTGAGTTGTATGACAACAGATAAGTCAAATCTAATTCCGGGTGATTTATATCTTGTGTGGAGATGCCCCGGTAATTTTTCATGGCCGGACTGCGAGCCACATTTTACATTAAGAAAGTTCAATCAGAAATATTTATTCAAAGATGGCGACGTGAAATGTTGGGTGAACATGAAAAATATCGATTGGAGCAAACAATGGCTCCTTCATCGTATTTGAGGTAATAAATGAGTAAAAATAATAGCGATAATGCGTTAAATAAAAGCGACAAATTTACAGTAGAATTAGGGTTTTATAAAGACCAAACAGAATATTATAAAAGATCAATCGAAGATCTACTGCATCATTATACTGATAGCTGTGGCGTGTGTACGGTTAATTTAGATTGCAGTGAATGCGTTGTGGATGATTTTATCAATCAGCTACGAAATGTTCTGTATAGTAGTAGTGAGTATAAAGGAGAAAACATATGAAGCTGCTTTTACAGTCTAATGGAGGATTTTCTGGATTCTATAGTAGATTTATTTTGATTGATACAGACCTACACAAAATGGTAAAAACAGATGGCCTCATGAAAGATGGTCTAACTGGAATAAAATATATTTGGGACTATATCGATAATGAGAAGATTCCAGATATTGATGATTTTGGTAAATCTCTTTGTCAGGATTTCAATTATGATATTTCATTACTTGAATGTTTTTTACCGACCGCCAAAGTTGTCACTAATGAATCCTTCATAATGGACGATATTAATTATGATGTTTATCTATCATCTGAAAACGTCCCGTACAGAAAGTTCAGATTGAATTCTTCATCATATCTTGAAAATGACGCTCTCAGCGCAAAACTTAGGAAACTATTTCAGACATTTTTATAAAGGAGGTTCACAATGATTATTGATTGCAAATCTATTGCACAAGATATCAAAAATAAAATCAAGAATATTATCGCAGAAGATGACTATGCTCCTGTTTTACATATTTATCAAGTAGGGGATAACCCTGCATCCAATGCTTATATCCGTGGCAAGATGCGCGACTGCGAAGAAGTGGGAATCGAAGCAAATCTTATCAAGCTACCAGAAGATATTACGGAGGATGAATTAAATAACAAGATACTAGAAGATTATAATTGGGAAGATGTGGACGGTATTATTGTTCAGCTCCCGCTGCCAAAACATATCAATCCCCAAAATATCTACATCCCAGACGCAGTTGATGTTGATGGTTTTAATACTATATCTCCATTTCAGCCCTGCACTCCACTGGGCGTTATGAAGATTTTTAACTCCATCGGTTACGATCTGGATGGCAAGAATGTGCTTGTATGCGGTCAATCTGATATTGTTGGTCGTCCGCTGGTTGATATGCTGATTAAGCGCCACTGTAATGTGATCTCTGTGAACAGCAGCGGAAGTTTTATGAAATGCACGGCTCTTGCAATGGATATGGTCGATGTGATCATCTCTGCAGTCGGAAAACGTAATTTCATCACACCGCTTGGTCTTGATCGAGTAGAGGTCTGCATCGATGTTGGCATCAACTATGACGAAGACGGAAAGCAGCACGGTGATTGCGCTGACGCTGTTTATGAGATGGAGAATATCAAAGTTACACCCCGTATCGGCGGTGTTGGGCTTATGACACGTGCCATGCTACTTTATAATGTATGTGTGGCAAAGTATGGAGATCACAAGCTGGAGGAGGTGATTGGATGAAGGAAGTCCCAATTTGGGAAAAGACGACTCTGACGTTAGATGAAGCGGCTGCTTACACGGGGATTGGGGTCTGCCGACTAAGAGCGATTACTGATGATGAAAACTGTCCATTGGTACTTTGGGTGGGGAATAAACGTCTTATCAAACGTAAGGCTCTCGAAAAATATATAGATCAAACGTATTCTGTTTGAAATATAGGCTCTGATGTGGTATACTCATGGTGTCACACCAGAGCTTCTTATATAACGTAAGGAGTTCCGCATCATGATAAGACGTAAAGATAATAATGGCAAAGTTTTAAAAGACGGCGAGAGCCAGAGAAAGGATGGGAGATACCAATATAGATGGACAAACAAACTTGGAAAACGCTCAATAATATACGCCACTTCACTTAAAGAATTGAGAGAAAAAGAAGCTGAAATCCAAGAAAAACTTAATTTGGGTACAACGTCTACTTCAAAAATCACAGTGTACCAATTAGCAAAAAGACATCTCGAAGAAACAAAACTTACTATTAGGCCAAGCAGCTATAAAACAAAATCGCAGAATTTGAAAATCTTTCAGAATCACCTAATTGGGGAAATGAATGCAACTGATATTTTAGTGCGCGATGTAAAACAATTTGCACGAGAATTGGATAACGAAGGATATTGTTATACAACAATCAGAGATGTCATGTCTTTAGCTAGACCGGCATTTCAAGAAATGTTTGATGAGAATATAATTCCTAGAAATCCATTCGTTTTTAAATTAAATACAGTTGTCAAATGTGACTCAAAAGAAAAAGAAATATTAACAGAAGAGCAGTATCAAAATCTGATCAAGTTCATGAAATCTAGTCGAGTATATAAAAGGCATGTTGGCATGGTGATGCTTTTACACGAGACAGGACTTCGAGCAGGAGAATTATGCGGGCTAACAAAAAAGTCATTTGATTTTGATAACAACACTGTTACTATATCTCATCAGATGGTGTACGATGGAAAGAGCGGCGGGCTGTATTTAGCACCTACAAAAACAGAAAGTGGGATAAGGACTATCCCATTATCTAAAGACGCCATCATTGCTTTTGAAGAAGCGGTAAAACAACGTCCGATTGTAAAAGCAGAGAGAATAATAGATGGGCAAGCCGACTTCTTGTTTATAGCAAAAACTGGAAGGCCCTATACGAATAAAAACCTTGTTAGAATTTTTGAAGGACTAATCAAAGCCTATAATAGTTGCCATGATGAACTATTGCCTGAAGTCACTGCCCATAGTATGCGCCACGAATATTGTACACGGCTTGTCAAAGCCAAGATGGATGTTAAATCGGTTCAATACCTTATGGGACATTCGTCGCCCGATATAACCTTGAAAGTGTATACTCATATCTTAAAAGAAGAGACCGAAGCAGAGGCAATCAAACAGTTTAATAGGATTGTTTCCTAA